CCATGAACATTATGTGTAATTTGAGGCACTCCATTTTTTACTCCTGATACAAAACCTACATGTGTATTATGAGTTTTAGAATTTAAGACATCTCCGTGATGACTTGAATTTGGCCAAAAGATACCTACAATATCTCCTGTCTTATACATGTCAGCTGTGGTACTACTTTTAGCTTTTACTTGACGAGTAGTTTTAACCAACTGACTTCCACTCTTTACATTATCAAATGCTGGATTATCATATATATTATAGACTTCAGTACTGTTTTTCTTTTTGTCCATATTTTCTTTTATATCCCAAGCATTGCGATATTTTACACCCAGAGCTTCTGTTAGGATATCATTTTGTTCTAAGATTTGACACATACCTTTAGCACATTGTAATTCTTCTAACTTTGTTGGAATATTAGTAAAGAACATAGCATTAGGATCTTTTGACTTATTTGATTTTTCAAATGCAGCTTTAGTAATAGGGCCAAATTTACCATCTACTTGTGATGATTTTAGAAAACCTTCTTCAACTAATTTATTTTGTATATCAACAACTTGTTGTGTAGTCTGAGGACTTTTGTCTGATTTGTATTTATTATAATATTTATCTACTGCAGAAAGATCTAAACTTTCATTAGCCAGCTTTTGCTCTAATGCTTTTTTAGTATTTTTACCAAAGATACCGTCTGCTCCAGAAGCTCCTATATTAAATCCTTTTTCCTGCAATTGTCTTTGAAGAACTTTTACTTCGTCTCTACTAGCATTCTTATAACTATCTATAAGATCATTTTTTGCCTTGTTCTTTTGTTCAGCTTCATACTTAGTAAGATTATCCATGTAGTTGGTTACATTATCTATCTTTTCATATGTTGAATTTTCTAAGAATGCATTTTTTGCAAGTTCTAAATTTTCTTCAGAAGTTAACAGTCTTTCAGGCATACTACCAATTGGCCTTGTGTATTCAGGTGCCGTATCTGTACTTTCAGAATCAACAGCGTCAACTACTGAAAAATCAAAATCTTGTTTAATAACTGGATTAAATTTATCAGGATTTGAAATTTTATCACGCAAACTTCTATTAAAAAAATCTTCGGTAAAGGATCTTGTAGTATTAACAGGCTCTTGTTTAACAGGCTCTGGCGATTGTTTAATAGCATCACCTACCATATCTAGTTTTGGAACAGTGTTAGATGCAGGAAATGGTGTTCCAGAGTTCCATGAACCACCTGGTTGCATTTCTACTATGTAACCATTCTTTGCATATTCAAGCGCTTCATTCTCATCTAAATTAAGGATAAAACCTCCTTTATTATGTACTCCACCATGATTAAACTTTTTATTTAGAAGTCTTTCAAAATCACTTCCACTAACTACGTTAACTGCATCTCTTAGTTTATCTCCTTTTCTTCCTATAATAGGAGTAATTTGATTTGCATCAAAACTTAAAACTTTATCCTCAAATAAAGCTCCAGAAGGAACTTTATCTGGATGAAATCCTGGATATTGTCTTACATAGTTTGTATTACTTTTAGAACCTTTGAGTAACTGATTAACTTGTTCTACTCTTCCTTTAGGTGCTTGATCTGCAAACATTTTTACATAAAAAGGATTTTTTCCCCCATATCTTGGACCTATCCATGATGGATCAGGTGAAGTATATAATATATCTGAATTAGTTCCTTCTAACAGTTCGTCATGACCTCCGCTTCTTCTTCCTCTATTTATAACATTTTTTGGTGCAAGACTAGTACCATAAGTTTCTGCTTGAGCATACTGTTGCTCTAATGGTAAATTTGGATCTACATCCACAACCCTATATATAGGTTTATTATTATATTTAGAACTTAACCATGCTTCAAATTGCTGAGGATTATCTGGAACTCCTTTAATTAAACCTTGGTTTTGCATATCTATAGCATAGTTATAATCTCTAATTAAATCATCTGTAACAGTAGCCGTAGATTTTGAAAATCTATTACCTATACCTTGTACTGCATTTCTAGCATCTTGGTATGCATTAACTATCATGTTAGGATTAACTCCAGAATTTAAAGTCATCTGTGCTCTAGGTGCATTCATTAAAACATTATCAGCATATTTTAAAAAAGGTTTAGCAAATTTAAATGCTGTCTTAGCACCTTTTGCAGCAGGAATAACTGAGAAAGCATCAAATGTTTCACCAACAGCACCCGTATCAACAACGTTATCAAACTCAAAGTTACCATCACCAAAATTGTAATCATAAAGCTCTTTACCTCCTTTAATCATAAGACTGGCTGGTGAAAGATCCATAAATGCCGTACTAATATTCTTAGCAAGACCTATAGGATCAGTAGTTACTCTATCATACGTTCTTTTTATAGGATTTATAGTAAGTTCTTTAGCGAAATCTACTACATCTTTTTCCGTAATTTCGTTAGCTATTTCAGGTGTAATTTCCAAAGGTTTTGTTCCAGCATCTTTATGCGCTTTAGCAACTTTTTTTACATGCTCCTTGGTATTATTTTTAACAAATTGAGCAGCCTGACTATTAGCAACTGGTTCTTTTTTTACAGCAGTCGTAGTAGTAGGTTTTTTTAAAGTCTTTTGAAATTCCATTAAACCTGATATACCATTTTGAGCTTTAGGTAATTCTTCAAGAACATAACCATCAGCAACATACTTAGCCACATCATTCTCATCTAAGTCAAGGATAAAACCTCCCTCTTTCATATACTGTTGAGAAGCTAGCATTCTTTGTTGTACATCAGTATATAAAGGAGTACCCATAGCAGCCATAGCTTGACTATAAATAGGAAATGGATCTTCTATAGCTTGAATACCTATTGGTGTCGGAGTAACTTCTTCTTTCTCTTCTACAGCTACATCATCTTCTTCAACTAAATCAAGAAGGTCTCTAAAAGATCTTTTTTCTTCAGCAGGTTCTGCTACTTCAGGAACTACTGCAACTTGATCACTTGGTATAGGATCAGCATTGTAAATACTTTTACCATCATCACCTTTGATAGATGGTGGATTAATTTTACCTCCACCTAAAACTCGTGCTACACCAGCACCAGTACCCCATGTCTTAAGCTCATCTGTATTAGAAGCAATGTTAGAAGCTCCTACATCATTTTGTAAACCACTTACAATATTTTTATAGTAGGGTAATTGCAATGTTTTAATGGTTGCTGCAATACCATGTTCAGGAGTAGAATAATTTTTAACACCTACTGAATTATAATCTGTTTTATCTTCATCTATATCTAACTTATAAGTTGTGTTAAAAGGATTATTTGCTGCTGTACCTCCTTCTGCTTGCCTCCAAGCTTTTAAGAACTTTAAATTTTCATCGGTAACAGGTGCACCTATACCATCTAATATTGTTGAATATATTGCAACATCATCAGACTCACCACCATCTTTTTTCTTAGGTAGTTTTTTTTGATCTGGAAACAATCTTTCTTTTGTTTTAGGGTCATAATACATTCTTCCATAAATTTCAAATGGGTTTCCTATAACAGAATCCATACCAGGTATTTTATCTAAGTCATATTTATCATAATAAGAAATATAAGGTAGCTTTCTTTTTTTATCATAACCTTTAGATAGTGTGTAATGCCCTAGTGTAGAACCTCCTGCAAGTGATTCTAACTGAAAATTACCATTAGTCTTAAGACCATCTATAATATTATAGTTTATTACATCATCCCAAACATCATCGTCATTTGCAAAACTTTTATATTCACTGTCTGGATTTTTACTTGATGTAGGTTTAAAATTAGATTTTGTAAATATTTCAGTTCCGCATTTTTCTGGATATAGGTAACATAAAAAACCTTCATCAGCAGCCTTCTTTACATAACGACCACGTTCAGGATTTAGCCCAAACATTCTTGCATTTTCAAAATTATCCCAACTTATAGTTTTATTCCCAGACATATCCTCATAAGGCATTGGAGCATTCTCACCTTGTAAAAATTCTCTTAATGCAAACCCAGCATCATAACCGTATGGAGTAACTGACTTAAGCATCCTTTGCTTTATTTGATCGACTGTATCACTCTGTTTTATTTGTTCAATAGTGCTAGGCGTTTTACCTTGAGCTATATAAGTTGTTTGTTGTTCTTTAAACCCTGGTTCTCCGTATACAAGTTTTCTATCTGACTTAGTTATTTCAGGAGTTTTAAAACCTTGTTGAAATTCCATCAGACTTTTTATACCATTAACCTGACCAGCATCTTGAGCTTTAGGTAGCTCTTCTACTATATAACCATTAGCAGCATAAGCCATTGCTTCATCTTCAGTTAATGGAATCTCATAAACACTATTGCCTGGAAATTGGTACTCACCACCAGGTTGCATTACAGCTGAATTACCTTCATCATCAATACCAAGTAAAGGATATCCGACACCCTTCATTGTAATGCGCCCATTAGCATTAGGTATAAGAGTATTTTTACCTGGATGCGCCCACTGGCCCCTTTTATCTTTAATAAACTTTTTCATTATCTAGGTGAATATAAACCTTTCATTTCTACAAACTTAATGATCATATTAACATCTTGAGGGTTGTCTTTAATTAACTTTACAAAGTTATTATAATGTCTAAACTTTTTTCTTTGTAATTGATCTTTATTATAATTAAGATTTACTGGATTTAAAGTTTGCACATAACCATTTGCTTGTGTATTCCATATTTGATTTTCTTCGTAATTGCCCAACAACCTAGTTGTATTAGGTATTAACTGGCCTGTAGGAGGGTAACCTGATCCATCAGGAAACTCCCCTCTGTCTTTAGTAATATCCCAAAATTGATTAAATCTATACTTTTGTTCTTCTTTAGATACTAAAATATCTATAGAACCTAAATTTACATTAGGATAATTTTGAGCAAGGGCTACATTGTTTTTAGGATATATGTTCAAATTTAAATATCCAGAAACCTGTTCTGAATTAAATATTACAGCTTGGTCAAAATTATAATCTAAAACATGAAATTGATCTACACAAAACTTACTGTCTCTTTTATAACACTCTAAATAATATTCTAAGCTTCTAACTGTAGAAACTTGCTTTCCTGTATTAAACGGAATACCAACTTCAAAAGGATATTGAACATTGTAAAAATTACAGTAATCATTACACCCAGCATTATGTTCCCATATTGATCCTATCTTTGTAGTATAATGTTTGTTTCTACCTGATAAATATAAATTAGGATGCCAGTCATGAAAAGATATCCATTGTTTAGATTTTGCATCATAGCTTATAGTCCAAGAAGCATCTTCAAAGAATCTTGAATCTCCTAGTGTTACTATAAATTTATTATCTCTATTATCAGACATGTAATATATAAACTTATCTTTCTCTAAATACTCAACCATACCTTTATACTCAGGTTTAAGCATATAGTCTTTTTTAGAAAAGTATATTATTCCATCTGTATTATCATAACCAGCAGAGCACCCTATACCTGCTACTGGATTATCTACATGAGGGAACTCAGGAAAGTCTTCAATAAGTTTATAAGGTAAGAACTCATTAAACCACCACTTCATATTTATCTGAGATATTTCTTGCAACCCTTGACCATAAGAAAATACCTTACCTTGCTGCTGACTAATAAAATATAATCCAGCAGGACTAGATATAATACCTAATCTATCTTGAGATGAGCCATACTCGTATTTTTTATCAGAAGCTGTGACACTTGTAGGAGTTGCAGCAAATAAACCACCATCACCTACAGTAGTAGCTACACCAACATAAGTTTCCCTCTCATCTACTCCTGCATAAACTAAAGGACTAGAATCTTCAAATGTTATAAAAAGACCAGTCTTACCATAGTTCTTTACAGAATTTATATCGCTTCTAAAAGTTACATTGTTCAATGGTAAATATGTTAACCATCCATCTGTAGTATCTTCTTTTACTTGTGGTAGAGAGTAATTAATCCTATTAGGATAAGATGTAAAACATAAATCTGCCACAGTAGGATCATAAGTTTTATTTTGTAATACACCTTGAGTAAAGTATTGATTGAATACAAATCTAGAAGAGCTTAAAGAATAATCATAAATATACTTATTACCTTTTTCAATCATTGCAGGATCCATATCAAACAAAAATTCTAAATCTGTAAATTTATATTTACTATAGAACTCTTCATAATCAAACGTTCCTCTTGATCTAAAATCTACAAGTACTTCCGACTCTACAAAGAAATCTCTAATACCATTATTAGATAAATAAAAATAGTCATTCTTAACACCCAAAAAGTTAATACCCTTTCCGTCTAAGTTATAATAACTACTTGGTGTTAATCCTGATCCAAAGTTATTATCTGTTATTGCATCAAGTATATTAGATACATTGTAAAGATCTGAAAAATCCCAAGGTTCACTATTAGCCCAATATCTTGGATAAGGAACTAAAGGACTCATAAAATAATTATAAGGCGTATTTTCAGAAACATCAAACAACCAGTTATAAAAGAAAGGCATTATATTCTTTTCTGTAAATCTATTTACATAAGTATCTCCTCCAAAAAATACAGGGGTCTTACCTATCTTATTATGTATTAGTGGGTTAGTACAGTCAGCTACCGTATTGCCAAAATTAGTAATTGATAAATTATCAAAATTAATATCTTGTTCACAGGGAGTTGCAACAATCTGTTGTATATTTTCTAATTGTCCATATTGATTTCTTATACTAAATTTTAATCCAGCGTAGTTGCTAGCAATTTTATTTGTAAAAGGAATTACTTTACCATTAGTACTAAAGCTAACACCCGCATCTCCATGTACACTATTTTTTTGTGCAACACCTAAAGTCATTAAGGATTTATCAACACTTGTGGTATTAGGATCTAAAGTATTACCGCTGTCATAAATAAATCTAGGTCCTATATTTAATCCATTTCCTGACTCTGTTCTTAATACAGTTAACCTAGGTCTTTTTCTATTATTAATTCTATACCTTACTGAATCTCCCGCATTATTTTGAAATTCAGGAAAATCTTGTACATCATCAAAAACATAAATACCATCAGCCATTTGAAATCTACTTGGCCAGCTTGTTGGTGGAACTACCCACTTTTTATAATCACCATGACTGATTTGTTCTAAAGCATATTGCTGTGCTCTAACTATTTCAGTCATTAATCTTATAGTAACTTGAGCACCTTCTAGAAAGTAAAAAATAACTTGTCCAAGTCCTACGCCTGCTGGTAGAAGTTGTGCACCAGAATAAGATTTAGAATACCCAGGAGTAGTATAAACTTTTGATAAATTAGCTACTGCAAGATTTTTAGCATTAGCTGCGGTAGCAAGAGAATCGCCACCTGCTAAATCTAGAAAAGCTCCTCCATTTCTATAAGCAGCAATAGCTGCATTATAACCTGGTATAATTCCAGGTATAAATGGTGGAAAACCAGTTATATAACCCAATTGTTGTCCAGCTGCATGGGTTTGCCCTGCAAAATCAATTCCAGTTGTTACAGATCCTACTGCAGGAGCTACAGCTGGAATCAATTGAGCATGCCTAGGTACAGTATATTGAGTTTCGGGATAATTAATATTTATCTCACCTACTGATTGCAAGAGAGCATTAATAGCACCGCCTATTGCTCCAACTATAATTAAACCATCATCTAGTAACTTAAACTTAGGATGCCCATTGGGTTCAATAAATCTTTGTTCCGCAGTACCCTCTAAGTGCCCGTATACTTTTAATTCAGACATGGATAAGAAAGGTCTTTTGAAACTTGTGTCAGGGGAGTGAAAGCTTATTAAATCTTGTGGTAGAGTTTGATTAACAAACTCTTTATCAATAGGATTTATTGTTTGGTTTTCTGGGTATCTACTTAATATGTAAGGATCATTAAAACCATAATTTTCATTATTTGGATTATCGCTATTCTTTCTAGGTCTAATACAGTTAAAAGGATAGTTTGCATATAAACCTACAGTAGAATCAGATACAGTACGTCCTTGCAATTCATAATCTCTAAAGTTATTTACCATGCCTTTAGCTACTATAGATCTATTACCATGTCTTGAGCTTCTTAATATTTCGTAGCCAACTATTCCAGGAATATCATTGCCGTCATTATCCTTTGGTAAAATTATATCTTCAAATGAAACCCCCATAAGTCTAATAAAATACTGCCCATTTCTTTCATCAAAATGATAAGCATTTTCATTTACAGAATTATCAGGAAATTTGTGATGTCTTATATGTTTACCACACAAATCAAAATCCGTACCGTTAACTTTTGTCCAACAATAATATGAAGAGTTCCATATTTCAGGTTGATTATCTGGATATAGTTCAGTTGATTGCCAATAACTCATATCACCTTCTGCAATAATTTTACCACCAAAACTATCTATAGGTTCTGAATTTCCACCATCTCCAGTATAAACTGCCGTGTTTAAGGTTTCAAATAAATATTCTTCACCAGGTAAAGTATTTTGATCTGAGTAATCATCTATTTCATTAATTCCATTATAATCTCTGCTTACTCTACCAGGAATATGATATGATGCTGATTTGTCACCCGTATCATAAACCCATCTGATAAAAAATGCATATACTTCATCTCGCATATACCCTGCATTATTACCACCTTTTATATAATAATCTTCTGGATATTCAACAGATACCCATTTTGTTTTTATTTGATTAGCCAAAGGTTGATAGTTAAAATCAAACTTAGAAATTGGACCAATTCTAAGCAAGTATCTACTTCCTTCTGCTATTTGCTTAGATGTTTCAAATACAGGATTTTGCTGCAATACACTTGATTCAGAAACATTAGGAAGTGTCTCAGAAATTTGATCAAGTGTGATGCTTGTATTTTTTGTAGAAAAATATCCTATTTGTTTTAAACTAGACCCTTGGTTTATAAATCTAGCAACTACCAATACAAATTCATCAAAGTGTTCTGTATCGGCTTTAATAGTTAAATCAAAAGCACCTCTTTCATTTACATCATTAAATATAGGTTGTATATATGATAGTGAAAAAAAGTTTGTAACAATCTGTCTATCTATAACATAAGCCATAGCAAATGCATAAGAACCATTTTCAATTGTACCCTGCTGAGAACTAGGAGTTACCTCTATACATGGTGTGTTAACTAGACTTGCCAATCTTATTGCATCACAATCTAACTTATTAGTTAATGTGCATACCACACAACTATCTACTTCATCACACTCTTCTATCCAGGATACACCTGGCCAAAGTATTTGATCAGTGCCGTTAGAGTAATAATTTATTGTGGTACTGCTATCTAGTCCACCCAACCAATCATAAAATTTAAAGTTAGGCCAAAGTCTAGGATCTCCTATATTAATGTATCTATCTGGATTAAGACCATCAGCCCAATATATCTGCCAAGAACAATCTTCCTTTTCTCTAGAGGCTCCTGAAATTAAATTGAACTTATTAAAGTTTAAGCACTTATCTCTAACAATAGGTCTGTATAAACAACCTTCTTCTTCAAATAAACCTATTTCAGAGGTAATAACATTATCATTTTGACCATCATAAATAGCTGAGTATATTATCCATTTACCTGCAAATAAAGGAATGCATCCAACTATTATAGAATTGTGAGGGATTGTAATATCTTCACCAATTGCTACACATAAAAAATTAGATTCTTCATTTGACAAGGTTCCTAAATCACCTTCCTTAGTATTATTTACAGCATTACGGGCATATGTCCACATGCCATCTTGAATAAAAGACGGATCTGTATCTCTAGTTAAACCCTTTAAAAAAGTCCTAGATTTATTTACATCAGTTTTACTTAACCCTCTCTTCTTTGCCATAACTTTAAACTACTCTAAGCTTATCAAACTCTCTATAAAATCCACTATTAGGAGAGTGCGATTTAAACATGTTATAATACTTCCCATACATTGCTTTTCTGTTAGCTGACCAGATTTGTTTTAGCTCTGCAAAGTTAGGTGTATTCACTACACTTAATGCATTATTTCTAGCAGCTTTTAATCTTTGTTCGATCAGCTGCATTCTTTGTGCAACGTTCTCCCCATTTATATATAAATTCTCAAGTATTCTGGCTTTAAGAGCGTACTCATAGTATTCATTTAAAAGATCGTGATCTGGAACTAAAAGGTTACCATCATCATCTTCCATCTGACCTTGATAGTTTAAATATACTTTCCCAGTTTTAAAAGTTGTAAAAAGAAAACCATGCTTTATCCATCCTTCATTAGAAGTATTATAATATAAATTAGGACAATGACATTCTATATTTTGACTAGGTTTCATCCTCAAAGGCAGAAGTTCTTTATATGTAAATGCTTCACCTGAATTAATAACTTGTATTAACTCATAGGATTCTCCTTTACAATTCATAAAAACTCTTGGCTTAACTAAGGCATCACCATAAGGTTGAGAAGGGTTATGTACAAGACATGTTCCTTCATTACCTTTATCATCACAGCAAGGTGTAGCTTCTGTGGTATCACAAGGATCAGGAACTTGTGCTGGAAAGTCTGAATATGTTTCAGGTATTTTCCCATCAGTAATTTTTACTTCATGCATTGTAGTACCACCAGCAAAACCATCATAACCTTGAGATCTAGCAGAGGTTCTATCTCCACAGATATAAGCAAAGTTAAATGTATAAAAATCATCTGGTAATTTTACCTTACCATGAGTTACATCTAAAATAATTTCTTTTTGTTGATTGATTCTAAGGCCTAAATCATAATTGAGTTTTTTAGCAAGTTTAATCAATTGTTGAGGCTCAATCATATTTTCTAGAGCAAATGTATTTAAATCTATAGTTACATCTTCTAAGAGTTGATCAAAGGTTCTGTATTTTAAAGTATAGTTATAATCCATTATCTAAGTGTATTTTGCCCGTCATCAGGACCATCTGTTGGAACTTGAATAGACATTGTTAATTCTTTTACTACATACTGTTCTATTTCTGAAAATAGATAGTCTGGTATGTTTAATGACTGTTCTTGTTTTATAAGACATTTATCTGAATCACAGGTTTCCGTGTCATTTTCAAAAATAGCTTCAATCTTCACAGCATCCCACATAAGGTTTGGAAAGTATAAATACCCATCTAGGTACCAAAAGTAATGTCTTTTGTTATACTTAAAAGTTGTACTTTTAGTCATAGAAACAAAAGTACCAGGATCAGTTCTAAATAATTCTATAGAACCATCAACTGAAGATACTGTTCTAAATATGGGCCCTTGAATACCTGTTAAAAGATCTGGAATTCTTTCTTTAGTTCTTTTAAAATAACATCCTGAATACACACCTACACATGCTGCATCTACCTTATCTACTTCAATAAGTTCTACATAAGGCATTACTTTAAATATGTTACTAATTTTCATTAGCCTAAGCTGGTTATCTTCTCTTTTCATCAAAGATTGGCCATACTTAATTATAGAATAATAGATTGTTCTATCTGTTAGAAATGGATCTTCCTTAACAGCTTTAAGTGTATTTCTTACTCTTGATATTGATTCGCCAACAGTTGTGCTCATAGGTCAAATTCATTATAGTCTTTTAAAGCATGTTCCTGCTTTTTTAGTCTTATTTCATTAGCTACTTTTTTAGAGTGGGCTAACTTTAATTTTTGTTGTGGGTCAACTACTATGTAGTTATTCCAATTTTCAGGATATGTTTTAGCAACAGCTCTTTTAAATTCTCTACATGCTGTAAAACCCCAAAACTCTCTATTTTTAATTTTATGTTTTAAAGTTCCATTAGTAAAAAATATTTTAGCCAGCTTGCCATCACTGTCCCAATTTTTATTTGACACCTTAACACCGTACTTTATAGATTTAGCAAAATCAATGTTTTTCTTTTTGCTTGCTTGACAAGTTCCAATAAATAAACGTCCCAGTGATTCTGGAAGCTCCACTCCATTTCGTTTGTCAATTACAGTTTCATAAACTCTTTTGTTAAAAGATTTTATGATTGATCTTAATTCTTTATCCTTTAAGTTTTTATACTTAGGATACTTTTCTCTAAATCTGTCAAAGAACTCTTTGTTTAGAACTTGATATGTTTCTGCTCTAAATCTTGGAGCCTGTAAGTTAGGTGTATTAAATGCTTCCATACTACTTAAATAATATACTAAAAATTAATGAGATTAACAAGTTAAACAAATATACTGAAAAAAGAAAACCCCCACTAGTGTGAGGGCTTTCCCGTTGTTAGCCACAGAAACCAACAAACTGCGACAATGTTTATTATCCTAGGATTACTAAATCTGTAATGTTATGTGAGGAATTAGCTATTGTAAACTGTGCTTTATTTACAAGCGTTATTGTTGTAGTAGGTGTTACATCTACCAAGCTGTTAAATGCTTTTACTGCAACATAAGTCTCTCCTACACCATGTGTAATAGTAGCAGCAGAAGCACCAGCAGAATAACCTACACCAGTTTTTCTTTCTGTTGTTACTACTTTATTGTCGCAAATATAATTTGCTAATTTAGTAATTACAGTATCTAAATAATCATTTCTAGAAATTACAGTATCTGTACCGCATAGAATATCTACTCCTGTGTAAACAATACATTGAGCATTGAATACTTCCGAGCAAGTAGGTGGACATGTTGCAGATACTACATAAGTACCAGAACACCCACAGTTTGAAGTTTTACAAGTTGAACAAGCCATTTTATTTTATTTTATTTTTAATTTTTAATTTTATATAAATGCGGTTAAACCATCCATAAAGAAGTAGAACCCACCTAAATTACTTCTGTCACCCGCATCACATGTAAATGGATAAGTAATTGCTGTTACATCTGCCTTTAAATCATCTGTATAAGGACTCCATACACTTGGTGTTGCACTAGGTGTTGGATTGGATCCACCTCCTGATGCAGCAACATTAACATATGCTTGATATAATGCACCACTATAACTTACTACATCTCCCACACTAAATGCATCACTAGCATTCCAAGCAGTATGAGCAGGAAAAGAAGTTATCTTAGATTTAGCTGCAGTAAAGTCAGGTATTAACTCACCCGCTGTTACATTAGATGTAATAAGTCTTCCAGTTCCAGAACCTTCTAAAATTGTAGATCCAGTAGCTGTTGACTCAAAATTACTAGCTGTTTCTACAACTAGTTTACCATCACTTTTTAAACCAATTCTTGATAGCCCCAGCAATCTGCTAGAGCGGCTAGAAACAGTAAAAGGTCTTTCTAATATTGTAGCAGAATCTAAATAATAACCTTCATCTATTGATTCTCCTGTATTTAAAATTCCAGCTGGAATTACAGAAGTATTTCCATTAAATGTTATTTGATTTGCTGGAGTTAATGTAACACCTCCACTTCCAACATAAGGTGCAATCCCTGTTAAAGGTTCATATGCACTTGCAGATGTAAGAGGAATTAAATTTCCAGACCCATCAGCAAGAGGAATAAAAGCTTGACCTCTAAAGTGAATTACATTACCTATTCTTCTACAAGCAGGTTTAGTAACTCCAGTCATGTGACTAAATCCGTTTAAAGAAATCCAGCCAGTATCTGTAACTGCAGCACTAAGAACATTTGTTGAACTTAAAGTTAAATCTACTGTAGGTGTATCTAAAACAGTAATTACAGGATTATTTTTTGTATACTCCCAAACCTCACACAATACAACCCATAAATTATTGATAGCATCTGCAACAGTAGAATAGCTTGCATCATCTATCCAATTAACGTTTGTTGAAAATGCAGCTGGTTTTGTTAATTGTATTGTTGTATCATTTATACATTTTTGATTAACTGCAGCATTTAATTCTGCAGTTGTTCCTGTTTCAGCATAATAACCACACCATACATTATTAATAAATTCAATAAGGACCGTATCAATAGATTGTGTAGTACCTTTTGATAAGGAACCTATGGTACAACCTAGCGTAAAAGTAGGAAGTGTAAATGAAGGTGTTGGTGAATTTTCAAGATTAGATACTCTAATGAGTATATCTGTAATCTGAGCATTTATTAAACTAATTTCTTCTGTAATGCTACATATTCTTTCTCCTATTAGCTGAACATAATCAACTAATTGCATAGTAGTTTGCGTACCTGTTTGAAAACATTTTGCAACACTAACTACACAGTCAGGACAACCGCTTTCTGTAATTGCAGAAGTATTGTTTTGTATACCTTCTAGCTCACAGATTCTTTTTATTAAGAATTCAATAAGCTCTTTAAAGTTCTCTGGACCACAAGCTTGTAAATTAAAACAAGTTAAATCATAGTTAGAAACTTTAAGTGTATCTAGTATATTACATAACTCAGTTGCCAATGCAGATACAACATCTGATACCGTATCTCCTGTACATAAATGTATGCATGGAATATCAGGTCCTTGCCAAACTACACAGTTTGAGGATATGGGACTACAAGGCTTATTATCTAAGTTTAAAGGTTTCATTCTTTCTGTTATTTATAATATACAAATTTTTATTAAGAATTGCAAGAGCTAGAGTTATCAGACGTATTGCAACAATCCGTTGATGGATCACAGGTATAGTCTGGATCTGTTAGTGCTTGTAATTCAATTAGTTCTTTTTTAATAATCCATTTTTCATTTTCTTCAGGACAACAGTCTGATATACCATACCTTAATTCTAATACATTTTTGTAAGCTATATCTGCAAAATTGCATGTAATTTTATCATACTTATCAGCACTACATATTGGAGTATTATAACCAGGTTTTACTTTTCTATCATTCGGAAAGTATTGAGGGCAGAATCCTGTTTTATTTTTATTTTCATCTTCAAAAACACTGCAGTCTCCATAGTAATTAAAGATACCACCTTGCGTATTATCTTCAACCCACCTTTGCACACAATACCTTAATGAAGATTGCCCTGATTTAATTGCTACTGTTTTTTCTTTATCACCATTAGCATTTATAAAAGTATAAATTTGCTCTTCTGTACTACTATTAAATACTGTAGAACATCTAGGTGTAATTGATGTGCAAGAAGAACAATCTTGAAAACTACTAGTAACTGAAACTTCTTGTGATGCAGCAGGTTCTTCAAGATCATCATATACACTTACTGTATAACATCCAGCACAACCATCTATCTGAATTACAGAATCAACATATCCAGCTAAATTTGTAGAAGTAATAATTGAAGGTGTTTCGCTTGTTAAATCACAATCATCTAATTGATAATATTTTGTAAGACATGATGTGCAGTCTGTATATAATATAGGATCTACAATTGTAGTTTGGCTTGGTGGTTGATAGTCTATTTTTTCAACACTCCAGCAATTACAATCATCTTTTATTACTTTACCAACAAAAGCGGAAAAATCTTGAACTGTATATACAACTTCATTTATTTTTTCACAATTTGTAAGCTTATATGCTACTGTTCCAATACAATCTTGACAACTTACATGAGATCTAATTACTGTTACATCTATTGGACAATCGCAAGGAGTTGTTTCTTCTACACTCCAGCAACCTTCATATCCAACTAATTCAACTACTGTACTTACACCAGCATATGCTGATAGAGTTTGTAAAGTTGAAGTTAGGGTTGCATCTTGTGTAGGATATGAAGTAGGATCACAATTAGTAAGTAAATAACACTTTTGAACACACTCACCCTCTATACAGTCTGTACCTGTTATAAGAGTATAATCCACACCTTCTACACCCTTAACTATAGGAGGAGCCTGAGCACAAAATTTTGCTGGTCCGTAAGTATATTGGCTTTTACCATCACAATCAATGTAACTAATGCCACCTGAAGCACCTATTATTTCATAACATTTACAAGGACAAGCATCTAAATTAAATCCGTTAATTTTTAAAGTTAATGTAGGATTCTGACAAATGCCTGTATTAATTTGCACTAACCAAACTTGACCAGGATAACCGACTAAGCTAATGTATGTTCCTACATAAGCTTCTAAATTTATTCTAGTATTTATAATAACACCTTCACAACTTGTTAATGTGTAACATGTGTTATTGCAATCTGGACAATATCCTTCATTTGTTAAAGGGTTTAACTCATTACATTTAATTGCAGATACATATTCAAACTGAGATATGTAACCTGGATAAGGTAAATTATTGTATTCAGCTAAAGTAATTTCAGAACTTGGATCACTTACACTATTGAATGAAAATGTATAACACTGACCTACTTGTAAACCTGTTGCTATATTGGTAGGAGTTTGTGAAGTAAAACCATTAAATAAATGCACCCCTTCAAAATCTAATATGCTAAACTGTGGAGCTGATGCACTGTCTCCTTGCCAACCTTCACCTTTAAAGTAAATAGGATTTTCTGTGTCACAACATGGTACAGCTTTAATATAATAATTACCTGCAGCTGGACTACAATCTGGACATTCTACTAAAATCTGAGGATCAACACATCTAGAATTTTCATAGTAACCTACCCAACTAGATGCAGGTATATCTGTTACATCACCTACATTTGTTAATCTAGCAACTGTATAACAAGCTTGTGGAAAAAGAGTAACATCTGTACCAGGTATAGTTATCTGAGAACCGATGTATGTATAAACTCCTGTGTCACCATTTGAAAGTATTCCACTAATATTTATAATAGCTTCTGTACCATTTTCAGGACAACAAGGAATTATTTTAAATTGAAATTGACCAGTGGCACTCATATTATTTTATAACTTTAGTTTACTTACTTTCTTTTAGTTTTGCTTCATAAGCATTTATACATGAACTGCATACTTGTCTTCCATCAGAAGCTGTTCTTTTTTGACAGCCGCATGAAAGAGTTGCACCGCAGTTTGAGCATTGTGAGCCTGATGCCATAATTTGTTGGTTTTATTGGGTTTAACAATTTCTACAATCTAATTTATTTAAAAGCTTTAAAGCATAGTTATATAATGTCATTCCTTGTTGTTGTTCGTGACAAGTTTCTACCTTTGCTTTAGCAGCATCTAGATACATTTTAATAAGTCTAAGGTCATTGAGCTTATCTTTGACCTTAGCAGGAGGATCACAGTCTGCTACATCTATATCGCATAGGATTTTTTGATATAGGTTCATGGCATGTGTCATCCTTAGATGATTGTATTCTACATAGACCACATGATTTTGATCTACTATATATTTAATTACATATATTCCATCTGGTAAATTAACATATGATTGACCGCAATTGCTTGTTTGCAATCCTAAATCACAACCTGTTAAAGTGTAAGATGTTTCAGGCTGAAAATGAACTTCAGCAGACGTTGTATACCCAGGAACTGTGATGTAGAGTTTTGGATCAAAAACAGCAACTTGTGGAGAATATACACTTGTGTCAAATATTTTAAACACACATGTATTTCCAACAGCAGGTATTTCTAAACTTAGTACATGATTAGCCATATTGATAAAATAAAAAAGGGGAGGAGAAACTATATCTCACTCCCCCTTTATGAGTAATTAATTTAACTATTATACTACTGAAATTGATGCAGTAGGACAATCATCATCTTCTTGATCAGCTAATAAAATACACTGGTCATTACCTGCTTTTGTCAAAACATCATTGATGTCTGTTAACAAGTTGGTGATGTGAGCTCCACCTGTAGGAGAAACAATATCAATAAGATATTGATCATTATCAAATGTTCCTGATGGATTGTTAAATCTTGGAATACTATGTAAGATGCTTAATCTATCATAACGAGCTGTTCTATCAACTTGTCCAGCACCAGTACCTAACATATCATTTCCTTGAGTAATCTCACGGATTCTTAAGTCAGTTGCAAAAGGAATTTGTCTGTAAGATTCTGACAAGATAAATTCTCTTGCTACAGTTTCACCAAGACCTTCCGCCTTTTTACCAGGACACTCTTCTACAACACATACTCCAGAAAACTCACATGGATCACCATTTAAGTCAACTTCAGAAGCATAAAGTCTTACAGGATCTACTCCGTAAAAATCTGAAGGTTGGAAAGTGCAATCTCCAAACTTAGTATCTTGATAAGCACCAACCAATGACATACCAGCACACTGATCGCTATAAGCAGCAGGAGTGTATGCAGATACAGTTGTATTAGTAATTGTACCAGCAGCAATACTAAGTTTAGTCGCTACTTTAGCTCTACCAGCTGTTTGTACTGCAGCAGCTGTTCCGTCAGGCCAGATAATTGTCATACCAGCAGCATAAGCTCCAGCATCACCAGCTTCAGTAACATATACTACAGGAATCATAAATGGAGCAGCATTAGCAGTACCATTTGGTCCTGCACCAGTAAGAATAACACTTTCTGAAATTTGCTTAGACCATTCTAGATATACTGTTACTGGATTAACCTGAGTTGGAGTAATTGTTCCATCAGGACAACATCCTGTATAAGCTGAAAGCTCTTGATAAGCATTGTGATTTAATGCTCTTAAAGGAGCACTTCCTTTAACATCAACTCTCAAGTGGTAATTTTCACCACAAAGAAATTTTGGACAACAATCAGCTGTTCCAGCAACTTGAGTGTAAGGAGTTTTACCAACATGCAAAATTGCACTTTCTGCAGCATGCGATGTGGTTTTCCACATTTTGCTAATATACTTTGGGTTAATACCTTTTGATTTGATTGATTCTTTGTACCCTCCGTGGAAAGGTCCAATTTTATCATTTACGTATGGAGCACCAGCTGCAATGATAAACTCACAACCTGTAACCTTATTTGCAGCAGCAGCTCCACCTGAAGCATCTACTGGAAGAGGTTTCCATGTTTTTGAGTTATACAATGATAATTGTCCTGCTGTAAGAGCTCCAGACAAAGCTGTAGGAGTTGCAGGCACTGGCGCAACGTAAGAAGACATAATAATTGTCTTTCTAAATGCGTGTGAAAAATAAGCCATTTTTTTGTTTTTTAAATTTTATAAATAAATAATATACTATAATATACTAAAAGTTTTTTAATTAATCAACTGTAGATTTAATTATTTCTTTCAGCAGTCTCTGTACCTCTACTAAATTGATTTCCAGATTCTATATCTCCAGCTAATACACTAACTGCTTCATCAATAATTAACTCTATAATATCATCTTTAAATTCTGATAGTACTTCTGCCGTAGACTCAATATTAGTATAAGGATCAACGCAACCTAATATTTGAATCTGTCTAGGTTGTCTGTAATAAATTATTTCGGCATCAGTTACCTCAAATTTATTATTTGTGTAAATATGTACTTTATTATTAATTAAAGTTGCAAAAGTTTCAGCCCACTCAAAGCTAGGTTGTTTTGCTTTATCTCTAAGAAGTTGATTTAAATTACCTTCTTCTGCAAGATATACAGTCATTCGTCTATCCTCACAACAGTCATGACAAGCTAGTACATCTACTCGTTTCCACTGTAGATAATCTGAAGGAACTGGTCCTGAAAAATAAAGTTCTTTATTTGTTACAACTAATTTATCTGTACTTAGTAATACTTGAAGGTCATCTTTTCTTCTCGTAGATTGTTCATCACCTTCTTTAACAACATTAATACCATGCAATTGTCTTCTGCACCACTCTACCTGAGCTTTGTTAAAAGCCTCAACAGCTTGCCAAGATTCTATATTATCATAGTCTTGACTATCTAACTTATTAAGCCTTTGCTTTAACTTTATAACAATTGTACTATTTAACATTATTGACCTCTTTTTCTTTGAGCGCGTCTACCACCCCTTCCACCTCTTACACAATTTTCTGTATTACCACCACTAGGGTTACAAATTGCTGGTTTATTTTGCGGATTTTTTTTTAATTTTCTAAAGAACATATTAATATCATGACCTCTAAAAGATTTATTACCTTGTTGCTCTATTTTTCTTTGTGCTTTTTCAGCAGCCTTTTTTTGTGCATATGATAAAGGAGCATAATCATCTGAGCTTACCATAGCAGCACCTTTAACTGAACCTCTAACAGGAAATGAAGTAAGAAAATCAGCAGCTCCCACGCTAGGTATTACTGGATAAGAATCTACTACTCTACCCATTCTTGCTTCATTTCGTTTTCTAAATGTAGTAAGTGGATTTTCTTTTATTACTTTTCTTTTCATTTCTTTTTCTTTCTTTTAGCAGCAATTTTCTTAAAAGTCTTAGCAAGTGTTTTAGCTTTACCTGTACAGGTCTTCTTTGTAATAGGTGTACATTTACCTTTAGTACCACGTCTTTTGATTGACTTGGTAACCTTTTGCATCCACTTTTTATCTTTCTTTTTTGCCATCTTTAATAATCCCAGTAGATAAAGATTTGATCATTCTGTTCTTCTGGTTCCTTAAAAGTTTTACTCATATAGTAATATACAAAAAAATCATCAGCATTTCCATCTTCTTCTTGCTTTTCTCAAACGGCTGTTTGGATCTTTAGCAGCTTTAGGAAACTTTTTCATCTGACCAGCAGATCTTGCACAATAACTTTTCTTTCTAGCTCCACCACCTGGTTGAGGTGCTTTAAGTTTAGAACCAGTTTTACGGTTAATCATTTTACGACCCTTAGCAGTAAGACCACCTTTCTTAGACTTACAACCATTCTTGATTGTACAGCCTTTCATAGCTCCTTTCTTCTTACTCTTCTTAGCAGCCATTACTTTTTCTTTTTAGCTTTAGGTTTAGTATGTGTATAACCAAGTTTCTTTAAACGTAAATGATCTGCCATTTTCTTAGCCATAACCATTTTACCAGACTTACTATACATAGGATGAGCTTTAAATGCTTTCTTAGCACCACCTTTTTTATATAAACTACTAGGCATATTTCCCATTACTTCTTCTTTTTAGTTTTTCCTTTTCTTATAGCACTGGTTCTTCTACCCATACCAACTCTTTTCTTTTCTGCAACAGCTTTTCTTTTTTGAGATTTAGATAAAGATCCCCATGTTCTAGGTGTCTTTTTAGAAACCTTTTTACTAGGTCTGCACTTCTTAGTTTTTTTATTCTTAGAAGAACCGCAGGCATTACCCTTCTCATCCTTCCACTTTTCTTTAAACCACCTTTTCAGTGCAAGACCCTTAGCTGTTTTTCTTACTGCCATTACTTTATCTTACCTCTACGTTTTCTACATTTAGCAATGTATCCACTTGCATAGGCAGATGGAAATACTCTATACTTAGCCTTAGCTTTATGATAGCAAGCATCCTTCTTAGACTTCTTTTTAGATCCTCCTTTTCTAAAGAATTCTAAAACTTCCGTAGGATTAGTAGTATTTGGCATTTTATCTTCTTTTAAGAGTTTTCTTTCTAGGTAAAGTTTTCTTAGGTGCAGGAGCTGATTTACCAGCTATAGTCTGTAGTTTCTTAACTTCAGCCATAGCAGCTTTTTTAACATCAGCCATTAACTTAGCGTCCTTTTGAATTTCTTGAGCTCTTTGTAAAGTACTCATTGCTGAAGCTACTTCAAACTCTCTCATTTCTTTCTTGTTCATGTTAGTAAGTTTAATCATTTAAAAGGATATTGTTTCATGTTCATAGTTGCCCCACCATTTCTAAGCTTTCTTCCTTGAATAGTTCTAGGATTATTAGAATACTTAGGCATTCCAACCATACCTCCAGATTTAAAAACACCTCTACCTTTTAATATATCAGCTTGAGTTACTTTACCATCACCAGTTAAGTCTGGGAATGATGATCCACCATTTTTCATTTTTCTTTTTCTATGACTTCCGCCACATTTCATGCATTTTTTCATAGTCGTATAATTTTACAGTGCTCTTCTACTACCCTTACCATTTCTAGTCCATTGTGCAGGACCGCAAGAACCACCATGTTTCAGTTTTTTAACCCCATCTTTTATCATCTTAATATAATCAGTTTTAATATTAGGATTCCAATTAGGACCTCGCATAGGACTAGTTTTTATACTATCTGATGATCCTTTCGTTTTTGGCATTGGCATTGGTATTCCTGTATCACTCATAGTACCTGGTATTGTAGGTCTAGGTGCATTAGAGATTACAGTTTTAAGCATATCACTTGCTCTATTAACTATACTGTTTTTAGTTCCTTGATACTTTACTAACTTTTTTTTCTTTTTTTTCATTGTATGTATTTTTTAACTTTTCCAATAATTTTCACACTGCTTGGTTAAATCATCTAAGATATCTTCATTAAGAGGATTCTTTAAAAATTCAACTACATCAGAAACATTTCTGCCCATCATAACATTCTTCTTATTGTGATAAATATGTCCATCACTCTTAGTAATAATATACTTAAAAAAGCTGGAATCTTTAACAATACTTCTAATTTTTAATGTTTCCATATCAGACTCAACTACATCTAAAAATTGAGTGACCGCTCTTTCCATATTACTTTCAGCTCCTTCTCCGTGGATATGTGTATCCATATTTTCATATAGAATATCTAATGGAGTAGACTTTTTATACTGTGTACTATTTGCATCTACAACTTTTACTACATAGAATAGTTTAGTACTATTCTTATCAAATAGTTTTTGAAGCTGTGATAGAGCTTTATTTCTAAGTTTTTTATACTCAGTTCTAGTAGATACGGTTTCTTCTTCCTTATCTAAATAAAACTTTGGTGGTTTTGGTTTAGATTTAGCATCTTCATAACTTTTAGCTACTAATGAAAATCCACCTGCTTCAATTGCAGCTAGTTTAATTCTATCATAAGGATCTTTAATATCTATATGTAATGGTTCATTACCTACAGTTATTTCTATCTTATTCCAAAAGTCTGCATTATCAGGCTTTAATAGTTTAACTTTATTCCAAAAATCTTTATCTTCTGGATCAAGTATGTTAGATGCTAACTCTGCTTCTAAGTCAGCTACAGTAGCTCTAATTTGTTTTACTCTAGCTTCTCTAGCTTCTTTAGAAAGTTTTTTAATTTCTGGAGCAAACTCATTTAGACCAGTTAGATATCTATTAATTCCATTAATCTCTAGACATGCTAATTGCTCTTGGTGTTTTACACCATCAAATAAACTTAATCCATAATTTTCTAATCCCATATTTTCTGATCTTGCATCAAAATAAGGTCTGATTACAATTTTTGTTTCTGCTGCTTTTGGTGTTTCCACCATTGTAAAATCTGTTTTTGCCATTGGTTTTGTTTTTGGTTTCTGTTATTGGTTATTTATTAAAAAAAAAGGGAGAGGAATAGCCCTCCCCCTTTTAAGAATTTATTGTTTAGATTAGAATGATCCTCCAGTAACTGGGTTTCTCATAACAATCTTCAATACCTTAGTTGGGTCTTTTACCCAGATTGCAGGCATTGTTTGAGACATCATGACTCTGTATCCGTTGAATTGACCAGAAGACTGGAATCCTTGGCTACGTCCCATGTAGTCCATTGTACCATTTTGATACCACCACTTAAGTTGATTATCCCAAGACAACTTCAATAAGAAGATGTTGTCATTGTTGTTATCAGTGATGTCAAAGATAATGAATGAATAAGAAGATAATGGGAATCCATCAATGATTGGGTTCTCAATATCATTAGTATTTACATTATCAAATGCTGGGTTAAGTACAAACTTAACATTAGCAAGGAAAGGAATCACATAGCTAGTGTAAGCAAAACCAAAGTTCAAGTCCATTCCTTGACCAGTGATTGCACCTATATCAGCAGCTTGAATTACAAGTCCTGATGCTACAGCATCACGCTTAATAGCTTCATTAACCATTCTCATTCCACCCATACCAGTTTGGACGATCAATTGTCTTTTTGGATCTGGACCTTGGAATTCAACTTTACCATTAAAGAAGTTATAAATCTCAGAACGGAATAAGTCAAGGTTAAAGTTATTCTTATTGTATACTCTTTTGAATGAGTTATCTAGTTGAGACCAAAGACCTACAGATAATCTTAAATCATCTGGACCGTCTTGTCTAACTCTACCACCTTTACCCCACATAAGGTAAGACTCAATATCATTTGCTACTTTAGTTAAGTGAGCAGCTTCCATTTGAGTAAGGAAAGAACGAGAAAGATCACCATTATCAAATGCTCTCTTTACTTTATCTTTACCCATTACTTTTACCATATCTTCTAATGAAGCTACAGAAGGATCCACGTTATCTCCTGATGTTCTCCAGATCTCAGTTACTGGTACAGTACCATCAGCATTCATTCCACCTTTGATCATAAGATCAGCTCTAGAAGAAACTGAATAGTGAACGTGAGCTTCTGCTCCACCTACATAGTTGTAGAATTCACGGAAACCTGTTCCTGTAGTAATGTCAGAAAATCTTTCACCATACTCACCTCTAGCAGAACCTTTTCTAAAGTACTTAGTTCCTTTATCTAAATACTTAGATGCAAAAGTTGCTGAGTTATTGTTATTAACCATTTGTACGGTGTAGATGTAACCATCACCTGTAGGAAGAATATCCTCATCAGTAATGTAAAGTTCAACACCATTGTACTTGTCATATGTGATGATATCACCATGTCCAAATTCTCTAGCGCTTAACTTAATACGGAAAGTTGTACCATCAGCACCTCTTGTTTCACCAAGACTGTTATCAATATCCTCAGTTATATAAGGAAGATCTCTAGATACAGGTGTTTGCCACTTATACTCTCCGCGAGCATTATCTACTTCAATTACATTCTTTCCACCAAAGCTAGACATTTGATAAAGAGGCATTTCAACTTTCTGAGACATTGCCCATAAGTCCACTGGACCTAAATCCATTGGTTCTGCATCTTTCAACATGTTAACCAAGTGGTAAGAGTCTACGTGTGAACTTGCGTTGTACGCTGTATCCCGTAGAAAGATACCATTGTTTAAAACTGGAGTTGCCATTTATTTATTTGTTATTTATTGTTTACTAATTAAAATCTTTTGAACATATTGTTCTTTCTTTGTACTGTTGTTTTTTTAGCAGTTCTTCTTGCGTTATTGTTTTCATTTGAAGCTCTAGAAGAACTTGTATTTTTTTGTGACTGTGCAGTTTTAAGTTTTCTTACTGTATCTGCAACAGCCGCTTGACCACCAAGACTTTTAACTTTACTTTTGTATCCATCTGGATCAGAAAGTAACCATAATGCTTCTGCAATTAGATCATGTCTTGGTTCTACAAACTGATACTTTTCAAGAAGGTGACCTAATAAGTTCGTAGGTTTACCTGATATAGAAGGATAGTTAGGTTGAACTAAACCACCATATAAATGATTTTGTGTTTTTCTATCTAATTTAAGATCTCCCAATTGACCTGTAGAAAGAGTGTTATATACATTATCCATATATTGTGCAGCAGCATGTTCTTGTTGGGCTTTTTTCTGCTCTTGTTCTGCAAGTTGATGAGCCACAATTTGCTCTTGCATTTTATCCAACTTAGGTTTAAACTGCTTTGCTTTCTTTTCAAGCTTTTCAATGTCAGCCCAAGTTTCAATTTCTTCTTGAATTTCTTCAGGTGTACCAAAATTAGTAGCTGTAAGATATTGTCTTGCAATCTCCGCCTGATGGTTTTCATTTTCAGGGTCTAATTGAACTATTTCCTCTACATGAGAAAGGGTTCTAAATAAACCTTTCATATCAGTACCACCATCTGCAACATATTTAGCAGCTACCTGAAGTTCTTGAGGAAGTGAATTAAAAAACTCTTTGGGAGTATCTTGTCTAATTTTAGTTTCTCTTTCTTGAAAGTTAGCTTCAAATAGTTCTCTAAAATCTTTAGTAGTATAATCTTCTAAATCTTTATCATCGTCAAATCCGAAAAGAGTTCCTTCTTCAATCATCTTAGCAGCTAACTCTTGTAAACCACTTTTATCAGTTTTACGTCTACCAGGTTTAGATCCTGCCGTTTCCTCTTCAGTAATTGCATCATCTAGTTCAGCTAATGCATCATCTACCACAGAGTCTGGAGTAGAATCAATTTTTTCCTGTGGGGTTAAATCCTTGTCAGGAGTTTCAGTTGTAGTGTTAGTCTTGTCAATGAACGTTGTATCAACTTCTTCTGGTCTAGAGAAGAGGTTTGATTTTTTTTCTTCTGGTTCTGGTTCAACTTCTTCTGCTGGTAACATTACACTCTCAGCTCCTGGTTGACCAAATACTTCGTCTAAATTTACATCTACAGTCTCTACCGTTGTAGAGTCTTGTATTTGAGTTTCCTCATTTAATTCTTCTGCCATGTGTCAGTTTTTGTTGGTTATTACTTTAATATACTAAATTAAATCTTAAAAATTTAAAATTATGCAAAAAAAATTATCAAAAAATTTGCATTATATAGCTAAACTATTTTTTTTTATCATCCTTTGATGATTTAACATCATACTTATTTTTATTTTCTTTGGCAATTTGCAACTGTTTATCTGCTATTTGTGTCTGAGCATTAATTCTTTTTTGCTCAATATCCATTTTCTGCTGATGTTTCAACATATCATTGCTTTGCTTTTGTCTTTGTATTTGAGTCTGCTGTTGATATTGATCTGTTTTTCTAATGTCTTCCATTGCATCTTGATAATCTGACTGCATGTTTTTATCAAGATCTGCCATAGATCCATAACCAGCTGCTCTAATTTCAGCAATAAGAATATCTTTACGATCTCTTTTTTCAGCTTCTGCAACTTTAAAATCTCTTTCAGCTTGTTTTTCTTGTTGTTCAGCTTGAATTTGTTGTTCTTGCATTTGCTGTTGCTGTTGCATCTCTTGTTGTTTCTGTTGCTGCTGTTTTTGTTCAGAATCTTTCATAGCTGCATTTAACTCTGCAATAGAATCAGATTGTACAATTTTACCAAGATCATAGATACTAGCACCTGTAGTATTATTTTGAGTTGCCATTTGCTTTAGCTGTTCTAAGACAGCTCTATGATTAGCTGTTGTTGATGCAAATATATTAAGATCTCTCATCAACATATCAGTACCATTAATTTCAAAGTTAACCTTTTCATCTGCAGAAGTTATATAAGTTAATCTTGCAGACGGTTTAGTAGAGTTATAGAACTGAGCTAAATCAGTTCTCATTTGATGAACTCTAGGCATTAGATAATCGCAATGTTGAATAAAGTATGTTTCTGTTTGAGCATAAGATGCATTAGCAGCTTGTTCAACACCAGTTGCTGTCATCTGAGAAATTTGCTGACCCATTCTTTGTGGGTTAACTCCAATTACTTCATAAGCCTGTTGTTTAAAATGGTTAGATAATTGAATTCTAGACATAAGTCTATTAGTCTGATCTAAATCAAGTTTCTGAAAGTGTTGAAAGTTTAATGCATTTTCTGTGTTTGTAATAGAAGTATCTAAGGGCAACATCTGAAAATCTTTCATAGCAACATATGCTTTAGCTAAATTACCTTTACCCCAATCTTCTCCTAGTGAATGTTTAGGTAATGTATTTTGATCTAGCATAATTATGGTACCCAGTTCATCTACTAAAATATCTGCTATTTGATTATTGACAATATTGTAACCTATTTGAAAAGGTTTCATTAAATCTATAAGAGCTGTAGATTTTGTATTCCTATCAGAGAACACGGCTCCCTCAACAGGTAGTTTACAACCATAAAGATTATTGTCACCTTTAAATTGAAACTTTATAGGGCCAGGTTTTTTCTTATCTATTCCTATGTAAATAGGAGTCATACCTGATGGATTATTCATACCCCAATAACTAGGAATATTAGGACCAATCTTGATTCCTCCCCAAACTTCGTTTATCCAAATCCATTCAATATGTTCTCCAAATATTAAATTATCTTTTGATTTGTTTTTAAATAAACGAGTATCATAAATAGGTTTATCTGTAATTTTATAATCCTCTGTTATAATTTCATTTGTTACCTCACCTTGTTCAGAAATTTTTGTAAGGTGACCTAATTTTCTTTGAGACTTCCAATATGTAGTTGTTACTCTAACTAAATATGCATTACCCTCTGTTTTATAATCTTCACTCTGTGCTAATATTTGATTTACTACATCCTCACCTTGTGTAATACCTTCACCGCCCATAAAGCTTGTATATTGACGCATAGCTAAAGATGGTCTTTGAGTATTCCACTCATGGGACTGAGTAGCATCATAAAAAGAACCATCATTTTGATAACCACCTATAGTATACCCAGCAGCTCTTACTGGATATATTGCCTCAAGAGATTCTAATTGTTCTTCAGACATTAAGTATCCGTATTTATCAATTGCATCTGAAACAGTAATCATATCTGTCTTACCAATCCAATTGGAATCTGAAATATATCTTGAATCAGGAGACTTATGGTAAAATGTAAGCAATGGATTCCACAACTCTACTTCATAATCATCCTCCATCATTCTCATATGCCAAAACTCTCTATCGGTAATAAGCATATCTCTAAAAGCTCTTTCCTCTAATTCATCTAAATGAAATCTTTGCTCATCTACTTTATGCTGATGAGAAGCCCATTCTTCCATCATAGATCTGTAACTTTTTTTGAAGAACATTTCTATTTCTGGTAATGATTTTAAATTATCTGGAGATAACTGTTGTTGTGCTTCTTCAGAATTAGGATCTAAACCTTGCTCTAAAAGAGCAGCTGTTATTTTAGTTTGAGCTTGTCCAAGAAGTGTTTCTTCAACCATTGCTCTTTTTTGCTCAAGCATTTCATTATAAGAAAATTCATCAACAGCTCTATATGTTAATTTGGTTGATCTTTTAGCAAATTCTGCAACAAGAACATTAACTACGTTTGGTATAATAGGATAAAACTTTAACTCTAGCGCAGAACCTTCATCTTGATTTTCGGTTAACATGCTTACAATATCCCTAGATTCATTGTCTTCTTCTACTATATAATCAGTTCTGTCAATATGACCTTTAGCTAACTTATAATTTTTAGAAAGTCTTCTTGCACTTCTTTGCAACTGTTTGATACCATTCCACTCTAACCAATCAATATTCCAAGCAGCCCATTCATCATCCTTTTTCTTTTTTGATAAAAATTGTAAAGGTTGTGTTACAGAACCTATTCTATTCTGCTCAACCTTTGCGCCTTTTTTTATCTGAAGTGCATTGTATACTTGCATAGTTATTATTTAATGTTTTTAAAGGCAGATCTTTTTCGACCATTGCTTTTTAATCTTTTGTTTTTCCTACCCATATGAGTAAACGGACTACTATTTAATTTAAACAAATTTTCTGACTTTTGCAACTTTTTAGCAGCGTCATCTCTTATGATTTGTTTAGTATAACCTCTATTAGATTCTTGTATTCTCATAAAAGACACAAGTGCTACAAATGATACTAATCTATCCACGTTAACTCCATCTGCATATTCTTGCATTTCTTTTATAAGCATTGGATCAGGAATTCTTTCTATTCCATAAGTTGTTCTAACAACAGTTCCATCCTCTTTTGTTTCTTGATCAAGTTCTTCCCTTACAAACTCTATCCCATAACTAAGAAGGTGTGATTTGAATAAAGTACCTGTATTTTTCCAACCATATTCTTGAAATACATTTTTGTTAGCACCTAAATCTTTTAAAAACATTATCTGACTTTTAGGAACTAGATACTTTTGTTTCTTTCTACTTATCATATAGTTAATAAATAAAGAAATGTTATTCTCTATAACAGTCCATGCATTATACCATTCTATTATAAGTTCTAGTCTTTGATGAGTTTGTTTTATATCATCAAACCTTCCGCACCATGCAGCTACAATTTTACTTTGTTCAATATAAGTTTCTGTTTCAGTACCTGTTACTTTAGTAACCTCTATAGAATTTTTTATTACATATATAGAACATAGTGAATCAGATGTAGTAGTCTTACCTTCAGCCACAGGGTCAATAGACGCATAATAAGTTCCAAAATCAGGCTTTTCCTTATTAGGTCTTTCCCATACTACAAGACAGCCTGTTTTATCTTCGGTCTTTTTGTTTACTGGAAACTCACGTATAGGTTGCTTATTGCTTTTTGTAACAGTTGGTTTACCATTAGCATCTGTTGTTATATCTAGAAACTCATAGGCATATTCTTTTTCCTCTATTCTTCTAGCTTGTGCAGAAAGAAGGTGTGTAGGAAAAACAGAAACAGATCTATTATCAAATGCTTCTTTTATATTTCTAGGATGCTGAGATATTCTCAATTGATAATCTTCTGGAGCTAGTTCTCTTTTCCAATCATCAAATTGTTTTTGTAAAGCTACAGTAGCTTCTTCTACTTTAGAGTTGCCATATTCATCTATGTGTGGAGGCATTGACCATTGCTCAGGAATAAATAAACCTGACATACCTTCAGTACCTTTATGATCTATCAAATTAGTTTCTACAGAATAAACATCTTTAGAAGTTGGATTAAGAATCATATCCTTGAGTGGATTGCATTGTGACAGGTCACCCACAGATCCTGCTGCTATAAATAATCCTGTAGTAGTTAGTCCTGATCTCATTGCTGGTCTCATATACTCGTATGTCTTATCCATCTTAGGCGCAATCCCAGCTTCCTCATGAAAGAAGTATTTTACTGGACCCCCTACACCATTTGTTGGATCTTTTTCAAATGACATACCTTGTATAGTTCCTTTAAGACCTACTTCAGTTTTTCTGTTACCTTTCCTAACCTCAATCTTCTGCTGCCACATCATTACCTTACTAGGGTTCATTGGTCTGTACCATGCAGTATGTTCATTTAAGAATGCTGCATACTCATCTAAGAACTTCCAGGATCCTTTCTCATTAATGTAATCTTTAAGACTAGCACCTATCTTTAGTGTTACCCCTGGCTCAAACCATTGCTGATTAATAAGCTTTGCCATATGATAATAGGAAGATGCTATCTGACGTTTCTTTAGTATAGCAACATGTTTATAGTTTAGTTCTGCTAGCATCTCATATAATGCCATATGATATTGAGCATCTCTAATATCAGCAAACCCAAACTTTTGTATTTCTTTATTGAATATAGGTAAGAAGTTTAACCACATGTAGTAGTCTCTTGCTATATACCAAACTTTATCTTTTGATTTAAATATTACTCCTTTCCTGCACTTCTTTTTTTCTCCTTCCCAATAATTAATAAAATCTCTTGATTTAAATGGAGCTGCACAATAGAATCCTTGTGTGTTAAATTTAGTAGCTTCTGCATTAAATTCTTTAGACACTTTATCAAATGCATACTGACCTGGTTCCTTAAACAGATCTCTTACATAAGTAGCAAAGTCTTCTCTAGTATCAAAGTCTGTACTAGTCCATTTACCATTATCCCATGTAGGAATATCTTGATATATCTCTGTATCATTGGTCATATCCCAGCCCTATTCCACCTCGTACATTACTTTGTTGTTCTTCTTGAAGATCTTTATAAGCTCCTTTAAATGATTCTCTAATTTGTTGATATTTAGCCGCTGCATTTACTAAGGAATTAATATTACCATCTCTACCATGTTCAATCGGTGTAGTCTGCATATATCTGCCTAATCTATCTAGCATAGCTGCAATACCCTTGTATGCTCTGGATGTTGGAGTCTGATACATTTTTTCACAAAACTTAAGTGCTGCCCATATATCGTCATCTTCTGTAGAAAATTCACCTTCTACTTCTTTCATTATAACTTCTTCTTTTTCATGCTCAGGAGTATGGAAGAAAGGATTCATATCGGGATTAGGACAAGTCATATAAAATAGGTACTGGTAAATCTTTAGATAATCCTCTGGATAATTATCCATTACATCTTTAAGTGACTTTAATGTGTAACAATGTTCTGTTGGAACTACTTTGCCGTTTTGTATATCAAATAGTTTTGCAATCATTTCTTTTTTAATTTTTTTCTATTATCATGCAGATAATGTATTAATGATATTACTTCATCTTTTAGATAAGGAACTGGAATTTGAACTAAATCTTTTAATACAGGATCACCATCTGGTGTATACTTTGTAATAGGATATCCATGTTCATCTTTACCTTCTTCTTTAAATTGAACGTGATGAATATACATTGGTCCAGGCCTTAACTTAGGATTATGCTTTATTATAATATACATATAAATACTCAGTTGTAAAGCATAATGATTAAAGTTACAATCATCCAAATGACTAACTGGAAATAACATTTTCTGAGAAACACCTTCCCAATCTACATAAGATTGCATTTTAATTTCCTTGTTAGTCTTATAATCTATAATTGATACTTTACCCTCAACTACTTCTACTAAATCTGACTGACCGCATATACCTGCAGATTTTAAATAAACCATGTGTTCTGGATATACTCCTGGTTCTAACTTTTGATTTGGTGAAATTTTAACACCGTTGGCTTTTAGTATTGGGCTAAAAATAGGTACAGTAACCCCACTTCTTTCTATTGAAGCTAAAGAGCATAAATCATCTTCTCTTTGATTATGGTAAAATGTTCCAAGAGCCATAGCTCTTTCAGATTCTTTTTTCCAAACTTCTTGAATTTTTTTTGGTGTCATTCCATACCACTTAGAGCTTTTTCTTTTAGAAACTTTCTGTGCTATCTTCTTAGCATCAAAAGGTTCTTTAAAGTGAGAGGTTAATGTTGTTACACTTATCCAATCAATTAAATCATCTTGATTAGATGATTTATAACTATGATCTTTTTCTGTAAATATTATACTCATAATTCTCCCAATTTATCTTCTTCACTTTCTGACATCAAAGCTGGCCACTCTCCTATTGGACATTCTGCAGATAAAGCTCTTGTTTTAAAAGCTAATGAACAACCACAATTGCCACAACAAGGTTGTGTTCCTGAAACCTCACATTTAGAACCTATTGAATCAAATTCAATACAGTCTTTACATAAAAGCATTCTTTTTGCAGAAACGTCTTCTACAAACTTATCTCTAATAACTGAATTCTTTATTCCCTCATAGATTTGTTTTCTATTTTTCCAAATCTTTTTTAGATTCATCTTTTAATTTTTTAAATTCTTCTTTTCTTTTCTTTTCAGAATCAATCTGTTTACTTATACATTGAAGAAATTCTATTTTTTCTTCTAGCTTTTTTAAATTATAATAAGCTGTATATGTAGATGTGTCGTGATTCTTTAGATATTTTTTAAATCTAGGAATAGCATTTTTTATTGCATTTTCTCTAGCTGTAAATAGACCAAGGCCTGTTATATTTATTCTTGGGTGATGTAACTCACTTAACAAGGTTCTAACGTTTTTATAGTAAAAATCAATTAAACTTTCTACAAGATCTTTTGACAGATCATTTTCCTCAGATATTTCTTGATATAGATGTCTAGCTTTTTTAGGTTTCATTTAGCAAGAAAGTTATAATCTAAAAATATAGATCCTACAGTCTCAATATTTAAACTAGGACTAATCCGAATAAGTTTTTTATTTTTAACATCTCTTTCTACAATTTTAAATTTTATACATTTATTAATGCAGTTTCTAACTGTTTGCTGAGACTTAAATATTTTTTGTTCATCAGCTGCATCATAACAAAAATGAGAAATTTCTAAGGGTCCTGTTGAACTAAGCAAAGTTAAACACTCAAGATCAGAATCACTCACCGTTATTTTATTAAGATAACAGTGAGTAATTAATTGAAACTTAATAACATCTTTTGTAGACATTATTACTTTTTTCTGAACTCGTTTAACAATAGCCATTATACGCTTTGTTTTTTCAGACTTCTCTTTTTTGGTTTAACCTCTGGTGGCATTGGTGCTCCGTCATCTTCAGGCGGTGCCATCATTTGAGCATATGCCATTTGAATCTGAGTTCTTTTAAGTCTCATCTCATCAATTTCCGATAACATTTTTTCATAGTCAAGTTGAGCTTCTAAATAAGGCATTGATTCTTTGTAGAACTGAAGCATTTCTTCTTTTTTTACTTTTAATTCTTCTGGTGATAGATTTTCTGGATTTTCCATTGGTTTAAATTTTTATTTACTCAAATATACAAATAAAGTTTAAACTTCTGTGGTTTAAATAAAAAAACCTGAGTTATTAAACCCAGGTTCTCTTTATTTAACTTACCTATGAAAAGTTAAATCTTACCCTCAGCCTCTATTTGTTGAATCATTTGAAAGTGAACTTTTGCTATTCTATCTCTACCTTCTTCAGATAAAAGATACTTGTGACAATTATCTGAGTTGGTCATAAAGAAGTTTTCAGAAAGTATTGCAGGCATAGAGGTATTAATAAGAACATAAAAATTAGATTCTTGATCTACATCTCCATCTCTGTATGTATCAGATCTCATATACTCACCTTTAAACTCTCTAGCTGCCTTTTCAAAAAGAACTGTTGCTATATCATCTGATTTAGTTTGCCCTTGAGAAGTGTATACACACCATCCATTTGCTGACTCGTCAGTATATCCATTAGCATGTACACTTACATATATACATCGTTTTTGAGAAGACTTGGCTAATCTATTAGCAGTATCTACTCTTTCTGTTAAACTAACATCTTTTGGAGTATCTACCAGGTTAATGGCATCTATACCATTAGCCTCACATTTTTTCATTAATCTATCTACTATAGCTCTATTAAATTCGCCTTCAAATAATTGTGTGCCATCTGGCCATACTGGAGATCTTTTACCAGGAGTTTGATAAACATCATCTATCATACCTCCATGACCATTATCAAGTATCCAAAGATATTTAGATTCAGTTTCATGTGGTGTAATAGACATATCAAATTCTGTCTTACAATGAGGGCATGTTATAATTTTTTCCATAGATATCTTATTACTGCGGGTATTGCATATATTAAAAAGAAAGTCAAATATACTAAAATTGCACTTACCCCATTATTATTTCTTATTTCTTATTCTAGTTAATTTATCTATAGATGTTAACCCTAGTGCGCCAAATGCAAATAAAGCTACAGCGTCTACAAGGTATTCTGCTGGTCTTATATCTCCATGAGTAAAGGTATTAGCCACTAGTGATACTACAAGTGCTAAAACGCAAAGTAAACCACCTAATCTTTTAGAAGAGTAAACTCCTGTTTCATCACTTAATAATTCTTTAAAAAATTTTTTCATAGTAATCTTTTTTTTAAAAATAAAAACAATCTGTAAACCCCGTAGAGTAATACAGCTACCATTAGCCAATTAAATATTCTTTTCCAAAGTGGAGTTTTTTCGTAGTATTTAACTGGTATTTTCCTTTCAACTATTTTTTCAACAGTTACAGTATCACACTCACCTTTTATATACACAGTTTTTTTAATAGTATCGTGAAATATCTTTATAGTAAGTCTTTCTTTTTGTAGAACTAAAGTATCTCTAGTTATTTGTGTAAAGAAATGCTGATTAATAATTGTATCATGTACTACTTTAGGTACTTCTACTTTAACTGTATCATGTATAGTTAAAGTATCTGTAGTAAGTAAATGAGGGTATTTATCTATTAGCCTAGTAAATCTTCGTTGAGGAGTACAGGCAAATAAACCTAATATTACTAATACAAAAAGGGTTCTTATCATCTACTTTTAATTGCATGAATAGCTTCAATGATTTCTATTTTCATTTTAGCCATGTCATCTCTTAAATCTGTAATAGATTTTTCTTGTTTTTCACGATTAGATTCTACTCTTTCTTTAAGACCATCTACTCTTTTATGAACCATATCTAAACTTTCTTTTAGGTTATCTAAAACCATTTGCTGTATAGCGACTTTATTTTTAAGTGTAAACCAAACAGTTAAAGCACCAACTAAAGCTGAAAGGATGGATAATAAAGCATCAAAACCTACTTGCATTTGTGAAATCTCCATTTTCTTTTGTATAAATAATAAACATATAGTTATAATATACAAAAAATATTTAAATATACCAGGAAATACGTAGGTTTAAATGGGAAATTTATAGGAGTCTATTCCTCTCTGAAAGTAGTCAGCACCTTCATCTCGGATTCTTTTATAATTTATTTCTAAAATTCTGCCACCCGTAGGTTTAATTGGCGCACCTCTTTCAACATGCCAACCTTTAGATCCATCTCCATATTCTTCTTTATATGTACCTGTAAGCATCAGATGGAGCTGCTTTTGTACTTGTCTATAACTTGATCTACCGTGAACTATTGAGTCTCTTACATCGTTCCTAGAAGCATTTTCATGGATATGCCCCATAGTAAACACATCAAAATCCTCATACATTTCTAAAGCTCTTGTTAAGTTTAGCGCTCCTTTAGTAACTACACCACCTCCACCTGATCCGTGAAAGTATCTTATTTTCATTGATGAAGAACCTTTAATAGGACCATTCTTTTTAACAATTTGATTTACTATCATCCATCCGCCATATCCACCTACCTGTACATTTGTACCATTCTTAATGTTAAGTAATTTTACAAATCTTGCAAGTATGTCTGTTTCTTGAAATTTAATAATAGCAGTCTCGTGATTACCATACCCTATAACTGTAAGTAAATGAGCATAGGGGCTAAACCATTCTACAGCTGTTTCTACAATGCTGTCTAAATACATAGCATTGTTATGTTCTGGTCTTATATCAGACTTATTCTTTCTATTATCACCTCTACCTTGCATTAAGCAGAACATATCCCCATTAATCATAATAGGAATAGATTCTTTTAAGCAATAATCTAAATCTTGTTTTAGTTGTTTCCAGTCACATTTAGGATTATCCCAATGTAAATCTGACATCATTGCAATCTTAGCTTGTGTACCCTCAAGCTTTAGCTCGTGGATATTGCTAGCATGTTTAATTAACTTCATAATTTTATTTTTCTGGAGAGAATTTCCCTAATATACAACTTATTTTTTAAAGTGGAGTATATTCAATATCAAAAGGATCTGGAGAACTCCAATCTTCACTAGTCATTAATTCTAAACCCTCTTTATAAGTATATAGACCATCAGGTATGACTGTACCATCTGCAATAAAGCTAGGTTCAGTATCCCATTTTAATACAAATTGAGTAGGTGGATTTAAAACATTTTTTCTAATAGTATCTGCAGAAGTTTCTCCTACTTGAGAAAAGTCCACTTTAGATAAATCCTCTATTCTTATTACACCGTATGTTTGAAAAACTTTTCTTAGTTTCATATTTTTTATTTAAGGTGTATTTGTACTAAAAGTGGCAGCATTTTCTAAGGTTCCTGCATTTGATCCAGATCCTGAATCAGCTACACTTGTTCCTGAACCTTCTTCAAATCTCCACCAACTTACTAAACTACTAAATTCAGATAAATCTGTAGGTATTCCACTATTGTATATGTTTGTTATATCTGTTGCAGATAATTCTGCATTAAAAATTGCTACTTCGTCTATTTCTCCGTTTGCAAATGAGGGAGTTGATCCATTAAATTTACCTATTAAAAGGGGTTCATTTGTATTATGCATTGCAGTATATGATCCACCACCAGATACACTACCATTATCTAAAGAACCATTTAAGTATATTTTTATACCAGTATTCAAACCATTTCCATTATAGGTCATTACAACATGACTCCATACATTTTCTGGTATAGTTGTATTTCCATTTCTTGTTAAACTTGCTGCGGTACCAGCATCGTAAAGTCCAGCTTGTAACTTTAACCCACCAGCTGTTTGAAAATAATATTCTCTTAAAGATGTAGTTACATTATATTTAAAAATAATTCTAAATTTATCATTATCATCAGGTCTTATCCAAGCAGAAATACTAAAAGCAGAATCGCTTGAGCCATCTCCAAAAGACAAGTTATTATTATCTGCTACATTTACATAAGCATCTATACCATCAAGTTCTACACTATGAGTATTAACAAAACTAGTCTGAGGAGCTATAATACTAGTTCCTGTAGATACTCCTAAAGTCTTATTTGTATTTATTGATACTCCCATAATTACATAAATATTATAAAATCATCATCAGATCCAGAAGATAAACCTGTTATTTCCGTAGGCATAAGTTTTTAATTAAATGCTACGCTACATATATCATCAATACATCTGCGCCAGTACCATTTACTACAAAATGAGATCCTGCAAATTTATGAGCATTACCACCTGCATCAAAGTTTACTGTTTCACCTGCAAGCAAGTTAACAGCGGATCCACCACCTATTGCTATAGTAGCAGTTGCACTAGCATGTGCATTATAAAATGATATTGATTTAACAGCATCTGTTACAGTTACAGAACCTGTAACTCTTTGCATACTAGCAACATTAGTTTGAACACCTGTATTAGTTTTAACTCTATCTACATCTAGTTCAATTTCAGTATTCTTTGCAAGAATAGCATCAGCTGTAGTTTCAATTTCAGTGTTTTTAGCTAATATAGCATCGGCTGTTACTTCTATTTCTGTATTTTTAGCCAGAATAGCAGTTGTATCAACCTCTATAGCAGTATTCTTAGCTAAGATATTTAAAAGAGTTGCTTCTGTTGCGTCACCTTGTTCTAAATAAGTTTTAGTACAAGCTGAATAATTGGTAGTATCTTCTGTTAATGATCCTGGAGGATATAATTCAATATCTGTAAAAGCTCCTGTACTTGTATTAAAGATTCTTACTTCTAATCTAATGATTGCAGGATCTGATCCACAAACAATGCTAATTAAATCTGCTTCATAATCTTTACCCGCAGTTACAATACTAGCTGCAATTTTATCCAAACCAAGCAACATTCTATATTGCCAAGTCCAGTTAGTTCCTTTTTGCCCTTGTGTTTTTAAGTTTCCTACTGACATGTTTTATGTTTTTATTATTCAAATACCCCATGCTCTACTAAGCATCCTGTTGCTCCTGAAGCATATACTCTAATATCACTAGTATCTGCTGCCCAAGGAAATAGTGCCCAGGAACCTGCATCTAAAAACATATCATATACAGCACCTGACGCTGTTGCTTCAATTTTAACATAGATATTCAAACTTCCTGCATTCTTCAAGTATACATACGCACCTGGAGAATGGCTTGCATGAGGAATCAATGTTAATGGTGCACCAACCACTGCTGTAACGTTAGTTCTAGAAATACCTCCCTGAGTAACTGTAGCTGACTTTAAAACTGTAGATAGTAAACTATCGCTAGTTAAGTTAGTAGAAGTTATTGTTGAAGTTAAATTTACTGTTGCCATTTTTATAAGTTTATAAGATTTTAATTAAATATTCCGTATTCTAGAATATTATTTGCTGTTTCTGCATAAGCTTCCAAACTTACTGGTGTACCACTGCTGCTTGCGGCCCATGGTATTAATGCCCAATCCCCACCACTTAATATAATTTGATCTGATGTAGAATCAAATGATATATAAATTTTTTCGTTTGTTGTAGCTGTAGATGGATTATATAACCAAACTCTTGCGCCTTGAACATATAAGTCCTCATCTGCAATAATTTGCGCTGTACCAATTGCTGTTGGTTCAATCTTTTGTCTCATCACACCACCTTGCTCTATAGCTCTAGTAAGGTTTGTTACAGTTAATGAAATCACATCTGTAGTTAAATCTGTAGACTCTATCTTAAGAGTATGTGTTACGTCTGCCATTTTTTAAAGTTTTATAAGTTTAAGTTAATTAAGCTCTATCAATAATCATGAAATTGATCTTAACATTACCATTCATTGTGGCAGTTCCACAGTTGTGAACGCGAATAGTAGCAGTACCTGTATTTTTAGCACGTATTTCTAATACTACTGTGCCATTACTTCCTGTCTGAGGAGTTAACAATATTATAGAATTTCCTAGTATTTTGCTGTTGTTAAGTACAAATTGTGTATTTGCATTAGCTGCTAAAGTTAATGAAACAGTATCAATAGTACCATGATGTGCATTCAATGTTACAGCTGTTGTAGAGCTGGTTGTTTGAGTTACAGCACCACCATCATATAAAGATTGTAAAGGTTCTGCATTAATTGATAAAGGTCTGTAAGTATCATCGCGTTTAGGATCTTTTGCCCCTACTGCAAATAAGTTAGTTGTATCTGTTGGAAGAGTCGCTCTATAGTCACCTCTTTTAATCCAAGAAATAAAATTTAAAATGTCCATTTTTTATTTTTTTAAAATATTTATAAATACGTATGATATAATATAGTAAAAATAATTGATAAAAAAAAGCCCTCGGTAAAAACTAAGGGCTTAAAATTAGCTTGCAAATGGATTTGGGTAGTGGTAACAAGCTAATCAAATAAGTAATGATAAAGTCCTATTGCTACAGCAAATGACACGATATATCCAATCATACCCATAATCCTAGCTTCTCTATCTTGTACTCTTCTTCCAGTTATTGGATCTACTATATCTTGCATAAGAGCATGCGATAATGTAGAAACAATAATTATACAAATTAGTCCGAATAAGACTACTAATGATTTCATAATCATAATGACTGTATTTCTTTTAATAATTTCTCGACATACAACGTAGCATCCATTAACTCTTCTTGTAAGTGAGTTAACCACTGCTTCATAGTTAAATCTTTTCTATCTAGAGTCTTTCCATACTTAAGCTTGCCTGTCTCAGATCTTTCCTGATACTTCTCAAGTACAGATTCTACTATAGTATCTTCTTCAACTGGCGGAATCGGGATAACACCATCTGTCATATTACCATATACAGAGTTACCATGCATCTCCTTATACCAATCTTTAGCTGATTCTTTTATTGCCATACCATTACAATATCATGTACTAATACCATCATCTTGATTTTGCCGTCTATATCTATGATTTCAGCATTATGAAGGGCACCAGTACGGACATATACCTTATCCCCTGCCTTTAGATCTTTAACTTCATCCCCTACTGCAAATATATTAAGATGAGTCCACTCCTTCATCATTTCTTGCTCTGCTTCTTTTTCTAGATTATCTGGAACAATAAGATCTAGTTCACCTTCTTTTTTTTCTTTTTTCTCAGGCTTATCTAGCATAATCCTGTTTCCTCTTAATATAAATTTGCTCATTTCTTTGTTGGTTTTAGACAAATATAATAAAAATTATTTATCCTCAAAGTTGTACATAATATTTCCATCACCATCTATTACCAAACCTTTGTAATCTTGTTTTACTTCTTGACCCATTAAGTTATATCTTCTTGGATCCGTAAATACACTACGGTATACATACACGGGACCAAAGGTTTCTTCTTTACCATCTATATCAATCTGAATTAACTTATAGTAGTTATATCCATATTCTATACGTGTATCAAAGTATTTATATGTTAGTTCTGTATTACTAAACCCCGCTGCAGGAATCTCATCCTGGTACCCCCAGGTGGTTCCATCCAAAGATTTATATAAATCAAACTTCAGTGAGTTGTTTTCTGATGCTGTAACCCATTTAACCATATTACCTTGGTCTTGCAAGCTTGCAGAGAAATCCAACATTTCAACAGGTAATGGCGCTGTATTCCTAATTTCAAAAAAATCAATATGGCAATATTTACCATCTAACAAACCCGATCCAAACGTAGTATTAAGAACTAACGCAAAAGCTAATGTTGTATTAGGAACAGTAATCATGTAATATCCATTAAGATCAGATATATCATAATAAAACCAACCACTATCATAAAAATACAAAGCAAAGACATCACCTAGCCTTACATTACTTTCCTGATACCACGAGACCTCCACTTCTGCATATGTACTAAAATCATATATAGGTGACTGAAATACATAAAATTCATTTTCCAAATAGTTACCAGAAAGGTTATAACATAGATCACCACTGTGTGAACCAGTGTTGCCACCAGGGCTTGTCCACTCATCAGGACCATCAAATGAGTCAAAAGGTTCAAAAATCTGACCATAACCAAATAAACATAACAGTGTAAATAATAAGAGTAATATAGTTTTCATACTATAAGATAACAATATCTGCGGACATTCCCAAGTGTAATGGATCTACGGAGGTAGAAATGTTCTATGCAAGACATTGTAGTGACTCTTGTATCAGATGGCCCCCACCACCTACCACCCTGTTGGTACCCCCCTATGATTTGTACAGGAGAATGTGTTTTTGCTGACACAAAACCAAAAAAGCATGCTGCTGAGAAAAGTTTAGCAGGGTTGTGCAAGGTGCAAGACACAGTGGTGCTTTGTGTTGTGTAGTTTCTTTTTGTTTAGTTTGTAGATTATCCTCTGTCACATGGATTAAGTTCCATAACAAGATAAGACTGTAAAGTCCAGTATAAAGCAAACTCCTAAGCCCTACAAGTTGAAATCATATACACTTGAGGGCTTTCTTTTTTTTTAGTTTGTAAAGTTTTATACTATTCAAAGAAACAATCACCTTGTGTGCACAAGTGGGTGGACAGCATTGTTGAGAAGAGTATATGTAATTAGGGACAATGTACAGTAAGGTACATCCCTTTCTTTTTTTTTAGTTCTGAGGTGCAATGCAAACCTCCCGCTAAAGCACTTAGCCTTTAACACACACATAAGGGGAGGAACATTCTCAGACGTGAGAGAAAACAATGGTTAAGGCCCATTGTTTTTTTTGTGTTGTTTCTTTTTTTTTAGTGTTGAACTTTTAAAACCCATACTATGAAAAATACTAAAGTTCAAATCTTTTCTGTTCCTTGTAATGAGGCTGAAGCCATTACTGCGGTTCAGAAAAAGATTAATCAGTGGCTTACCACTGGCTTATTAATCAAATATGAAATGCACACTACTGCTACTCATATTGTGTTTAATGTTGCATTGAGAAAAGAGGCTTAGGCCTCTTTTGTTTCTTTTTTTTTATTAACTAAGTAGTGTAACACCTTAAAACGATTATATCCTTGATGTGCTAGTGTGCATAACCACACAGGTTTATTAGAAGTCCTTAAAAGTAGCGGAGGAGGTGGCACTACTTTTTTCCTTTATTTCTTTTTTTTTAGTTAGGAAAATTATATACTATGAGAAAGAAACATTTGATACCCGTTGTTTGGTTTAGTGTAATTATCCTAATTGCAACACTATTATGTTCCTGTGGATCAGGAAAAGTTAGCTGTGATGCATATGGTTCAATTGATAACACTGAAATAGATAAGGCTTAACAGCCTTTTCTTTTTTTTTAATTAATAAAATTAAAAATATGAAAACAGTTGGATTAGATACGTTTACTACAGTAATACTAATGACATACTTTGTATGTGGTTTAATAGTTGGTTTATGCAGTTAGGGGCTCTCGCCCCTTTCTTTTTTTTTAATTGGGAAATTTTAAAATATAATACTATGAATGAAGAAAAATTTATTGATGTAAATGGTTTCCAAGTTATGGACTTAGCTCCTGATATGCAAAGAAAGTTAGCTTTAGTTGATTTAGATGTGTTAGTTGAGATAACAAACTCACTTCAGAAAGTTAACTCTCGTATAATTAAGCAAGATTTAATTGCAGAACTTCAATCTGTAACTAATAATGGAGAACTAACGCGAATGCAACAGTTGCTGTATATTTGTGAAAAGTTTGTTACACTTCACAAGACTGTTTTGAAAATTCAAAATATTGAGCATCCTTTAAATGAAAAAGCAGTAGCTGACCTTAATCCAATTAAAGGTAAAGACATTAGTGACATAAGTTAGTGTATAGCCCCTTCGGGGGCTTCTTTTTTTTTATTTGTGAAAACTTAATTACTATGGAAGAAGAATTTAAAATGGTTTGTACTGCCTCTAAAGGCAGTTATGGCACAGGGTTTGAAGACGTGTTTGATAACATTGAAGACCTTAAGAGAGCAATTGTAAAACACGAGTGTAATCCTTGGGATGAAGAAGACAACACTTATACAGAAGATAAGTATACTGATGAACTGTTTAAGGAGGTTTGCAAAGCAAAAGATTATACTGTTGTTATTGTAAAACTTCACTCATCAGAAAAGATATCATTTGATGAGTATGACGGGACATCATCTCCTTATATTGAGAAGATAGACCCTCAGTTTAAATCTGTAATGGAATATGCAACAGAAAGACATTGGGACTTATTGAACTCAAAGGAGTAGCATTTCATAGTGCAGGGGGTAGTTCCCTTGCACTTTGTTTTGTGTATATACCACAATTTTTTTGCAAAAAATTGCATCTTCCTTTTTTCTTTTTTCTTAATTATGAAATTTATTTATTATGAAACATCAGAATTATTATTACAATTACAATTTTGCAACCAAGCAAGAAGGCTTGAGTTCATTAGACTTTGAAGAGTGTCTTAAGCAATGCACATTAGTTGCAGGTAACATAATGGCATTAGACCAATTTAATGCTATCGTACCTGTAGATGAATCCCAATGTGTGGACATTCCTACTGCAACTGCCACTGCAAATGGCAATGGCACTTTCAGAGTACCTACCTATCCTATTGAGTTATTGGGAGACTTTACCGTAATAGAAAGAGAGTTTGACCATAGACCTTGGTTTAAATGTTGGGTAGGCAAGGGTGGATATACAATAGGGGAAAGAAATGTCAATAAAGGCTGTTTCTCTATAGTTGAAACTCATAAAGGCTTTGTGCTGTATTTGGGACAAAGATACAGACAGTACTAATATTTCATAGTGTGGGGTGTAATAGCCCTGCACTATAAATAGGTTGTCCCGTTGGGGCATAGGGCTATTGCTGTACACATATGTGGGTAATCACAATTTCTTTCAGAAATTGCATCTTTTCAGTTTCTTTTTTTTTATTTAGGAGTTTATTTATTAATTAATATATGATTTCATATGAAACTTAAATTTGAGTTTAAAGCAGATGTCTATAACGGCATCACAAGACAAGTAGCAAATTTTACAGGTACATTAGTATCTATTGCTAAATTACCAATCAAGAATGTCAATAACACAGAGTATTACCCTGCAACTGTTGATATGAAAGATTCTCACGGGAATGTTCGTAAAGGTACATCTTGTATGATTTACAAAACATCCTTTGACAAAGGTATGGAGATAGGACAAGACTATCTTGGCTCCGTTACCATTGAATCAGGTAAACAACCACTTATTAAGCTTACTTCAGGTACAGGCAATGGCACTCGTGCTACTATGGACGACTTTGACTTCCAAGTTGCTCCTGCACCACAACCTGTTGCACAACCTACTCAGGCTACTACAGCCACAGAGAGTAACCTAAGTGACATAGGATAGGACAATAACACTCTGCACAGCAATGTGTGGAGTGTCCTTTCAGGCTTCGCCTATCTTATTTGTTTCTTTTTATTTAGTTGTTAGTGTTCCACGTAACAATAAATAAAGTAATTATGGTCGTAAGGCATAGTATGTCCCTAAATGGTCATAAGAATACTTAACATTGTTGGAACACAGATAGAATTGCGGAAATACTTATGTGTCTTAATCTGTTTTAGATAGTAAAACTATACCCTATATCATTGGTTGTATATTAATATCATAATTATTCTATAGTATATAGTATTATAATATTTTATATAGCTAACTTTTTCATAATAGGTTAAGTAATAATAGTTGTTTTCTTATATATAGGATTAGTATACTCTCTATATAGAAGATAAGATACATAGTATCCCGCATTTAGATTTGTTTGAATAGATTTAGGAGGGAAAACCTCGGTCATAAGGTGGGCTCTTATGATTACTGTTGACTTAGGTTCGCTACCTTCGTTGTATCAGGGCTTAGATGTTTCGTCTAGGGTTTAATAATGCCTTTGGGTTCAACTTTTCTTGGTTGGGCAAGTGCTTCGCACTTCTTGAGTATTCAAACATTAAATAGGTACAAGTAGGGTGTATTCCCGTAAATTAGTTCTTGCTAAGTTGACAGAGAGTCAAGCCTTTTTTATTTACAAACCTATGACTAGAGAGTCGGTCATAGTATAAATGGAATAGAAATTAGAAATTGTATAGGTTCTAACGTAATTTTAAAAGTTAGTATAGGCATACAACATATGCTTAGAGGTCTGGATGACTGTCTGTCCTTAAATGTGAACTATACTATGCAATATTTTCTTTTCGCGATTTATTATCATTTCTAATTGATATGCTTCGGCTATTAATTAGTCTTAATCCCAAGTTGTCGGGATTTAAAATCACAGATGTTGAACTGTGATATGAATTCGTTCTAATAGACAAAACACCGTGTAATCAGTACCTTTCTTGTAAGGGGAGCAGTTGCACACAAGGGTGGATAGGACAAAGACCTTACAGGGTTCTAAAACTATCAGTGTTATATGTAAAGAGTACGGTCTGTAAACTGTACGTGGTTGCATATGAAATTAGGGATTTGAGCTACTATCCTAGTAAAACGTAAAATGCTAAGTCTTAACTAAAAACAAAGAACTGGACAATGACGTGAAGTCTAAAGCTTATGGTGTAATTAGAAGTGCCTAATCATAGTTTAGAAATGAACTGTGTTATCCCGCAAGGGGTTGTGAATTTTATGTGCCAGCATAATTGAAGCAACACTTAATTGAGATGTCATTGGCCAATGATATTGATAGAGAGTAGAATGATTACATCTTATCCTGTTACTATGCAGTCGATCATAGTATGGCAAAGTTAATGAAGGATTTTTCTATCCGTGTGCTAACCCTTACAAATTGAGGGGTCATTAACATTTTGAACCGAGTAGTGCTAGGTTCTTTTTTATTCACTTAAAACATTTTGAAATGGAGACATTTGTATCTTACAAAAACAAAGTAGTTAATAGACGTAATGATGATCTCGCTGAGAGTAATTTAGTCTATCCTATTGGTAAAGGGTATCATCAAGTAGCGCAACTTGATAAATCCTGGGTATTAAAGTATTTGCGTTTGAAATTAGGTCGTGGAGTTAAAGATATTCATAACAAGTATGTAGTTCGTATTAAGAATGATATGCTTGTATATAACTGTGACGGCAAGTATTGGTTAATTAAAAAAAATAATGACTAAAGAAGAAGCATTAGAAAAGACTAGAAAGAAATTCACTAACCTCTTTGATGGAGATATCCTTCCAAGGGTTAGTGTCGGTAAGATTATATCTTACTATGAATCACTTATTGCAGGTAACAAACCTATAGTTACTGATAGAGATTGTAATATTACAAGAGCATTCAATGAAGCATCGAATTATGATATGATGGATGATCTTGATGAATATTATGATGGTATTTAACCTGACACAGCGGGTTAATAGAGGTTGTACGGTCCAAATTTACTCTATAAAATCTTATGGGACCTATGCTGGTAACAGTTCCAGACACGGAGATGAGATGAAACCTTAGACACTTAATTAATGTCTGTATGGGATTAAGCCGTGAAAGAATGAGGGTAGACTGTGAAAAAAACTACCCTCTTTTTATTTATTTACTTAAAAACAAATTATCGTGAAATTATTTGATAAAAGAATTAACTTAGATGTAAAAACAGAAAATTTAATTGGTCTTGCCATAGGTATAGACTCGTGGGGTAAAGTAGATGTAAGAACTAGACAGTATCAACTGTTAATCTTATGTTTTGTAATAGAATTACAAACAAGAACTACTATTAAAGAAAAAATAGTAAAGAAAAATCTATACAAGAAGAAAAGGAGAACAACTCGTACAGCTAAATTTATAGCATTTATGTGTGGATTATGTATGCTTGCATCTTGTTTGGCTATATATGAAGCTCTTAATGCTACTACAGGTGCTACTGCATATTCTTTTACATTAGTATCAGCAGTATTTTTAGCTTTATTTGTAGTGATAGGCATAAGTTATCTCATTATGGATAATAAAGAAAAATACTATGTTGAGTAAACTATTAACTAGATGGATTATATATTTTTTACTATTTGAAATGTTAATAGTGTTAGATTATATTTTAGAAATAATAATACCTTGTGTTTATTATCTTTATACTCAAGTATTGTAAAGACATTGCAAGTAGGTAACACTACTTGCATTTTTTGATTAATTATTTATTTAAAAACAAACTATGTTACAACCCACAGATGAATGTTACATCTACATTAAAGATGGAAAAGAATTATTTACAGGATCGTTAGAATTAGCTCATAAAAGAGCAGATGATGACACCACAATTAAAGTTGTCAAAATTGACATAATCACTTAAAAATTAAAATTTATGACTGAAATTATGATTGAAGAGATTCAGGAATTGCACATTGCAGTACACCAAGAAGCAATCTCACCAGAAGAAATAGAAGAAAAGTATGAATGTAGACTTACTGTTAAGAACATAAGAGAAATCAGAGATATATTATCTCGTTTGCATATGCAAGCTATGTGTCCACAGTTTGGTTTACCAAATTTTGAAATATGAAAAAAACAATTACATTATTAGAACTTATAAAAATTGTATTACCAGTTGTTACTGTTGTTACATTAGTATTAATTATGTCCAGTTGTGGAACGGGACAAGTAAGCTGTGATGCTTATGGTCAAAATGATATAGAATATGGGGACATATCAGAAGATGAAGCAAGCTGAAGCAGAGTACAAAGAGTTAGAGAATGATATCAGTACTGATGAGAAATCAAAAATGTACTGGAGTTCTAGAGAAAAGTATCGTTCATTAAAGTATGAATATACTATTCAAAGCTCTGTGCTTATATTAGTAGTGTTTGCTGCAGTAGCAGTAATTGCAAGTATTTTATTCGGAGGTGTGTAATGCACCTCCACAAATTATGATTAGAAATGGCATATAAAAAAGAAAAAAGAGGTGCTTCATTAGTAGTGAATCACTTTGATAATCAGTTAAATATTGTAGGTAACTACTTTAATAAGTGGGTACATCACGAGATTAACCTTGATGAAAAAAAGACTAAAATAGTAACAGGAACTCAAAAATATCAATATTTAGATAAACCAGTAGTCTGGAGAGACAAATGGTTAAAGAGTAAATTCATTAACTGTAAGCAACAGATTGACAACCAATTATGGTTTGTTGATTTTAATGCTTATGGATATCAAGTAAGCTTTACAGAAGAATTTGATGGCATTCATATTGGTGATGATTATTGGAATATTAAGAAATGTCAATTTCTTGGTAAAATAGTCAGTAGACTTAATCAGTATCTAAAACAAGAGAAAGACAATGCTATTGTTTTACATCCAGATGCAAAAGAAACAAGGTGTATGATTAAGCCTGAAGTATTGGTCTCTTGTATTGAGTCAGTTAATAAGGATTTTCCTTATACACTGAAATCAAGAAGAGAATCATATGAACATGCTGAAAATATATTTGAGGTAACTCAAGGTAGAGAGCCTGAGCTAGATGATTTACCGTTTTAAGAATTTTTTAAGTGGATAGGGTAAAGGTTGGAGATGTAATGTCTTCAGCCTTATGCCTTTAAAAAACAAAATTATGCAGATAAAAAAAGTAGCTGTAAACATTACAGAAAGAGATATAACATCAATGGTTGAGACCATATGTAAAGAAACACAAAGTACACAAAAAGCAAATGACATTGCAGATCTATTTACAGAACTTTTATTAAAGAGTACTGAAGCATCTACATTATTTGTGCAAATTATGCTTGGTAATGGTTTACCACTAACATTGCGTGAAGGAGATGTAGTTAGATGTAAATGGGATAGGCTTAAAGTAGGACTAACAAATGCAGATGACACACTTGATAGACTTCACGAAAATAATCTGATTAATGAAGATAATGAGGTTGTTTGTATGGTAAAATCATTCAGAGGTTATACAGAATATTTCCCATATACTGTGGAGTTTAAGTATGGAGATGATCTATATGCATCTTGTAGTATGGGATTTGAAGATATACTATCATAAAACATTGCAAGCAGCTGTCATCGTAACTAAAATAAGGAGAGTTTAATAGTCCTTCCTTAGACACTGCTTGCATCTTATTAACCTGTAACTGACCCTTGAGTTTTAATTAACTATAGTCTGCGGTGGCTATGAGGGTCAGAACAGGTTTTAGTCATTATATTTTAGTCGAATATATGCTTGTAGCAAATAACAAAGGAAGAATTTTAACCCATTTTTCCTTTGTTAGCTATATAATGGCAATTTTTTTATTGTTGCATAGCCAACATATGAAAATTTATTGCGTAATTAGTATATGAATTATCAGTTACCTAATGGAAAAGTTATCTATATCTCTATAGAGGAGTACTTATCCTTGACTGATGAAGATATCCAGCATCTTATAGCATTAGACTACGGTGATGTAATTACTAATCCCTTCAGTGGATCAGCAGTAGACACTAAAGGTAAAGTAGAACCAACAGAACCCAGAGAGTTTTTAGATACGGGTGATGATGGTGAAACCTTTCCAGATATAAATCTATCAGATTTATCTTAATGTAATATGACTTATTAAAGTCCACTTACTTGCATTTGGCAATGTGCAAGTATAGTATCTAGTTGCCCAATTATTTATTTATTTATTTATTTATTTATCAAAACAATTCATTATGAATTCAAAAGTTAAAGTAGTAGCTAATGCTACAACAGGAGCGGTTGTTAATGTATCAGAGAACAACCCAGAGTATGGTTATATTAGATTAGAGCAAACTAAAGCTGTAATTGATGATAACGGATTTTTAAAGAATAGAAGTATTTCTACTTTATTGCAAGGTAATGTAGAAGACCTTAGATCTTTAGGATTTTTTGCAGGTCAAGAAGTTCCTGGTAAAATTTGCGTTCAAGAATCTTTAGAAGCATTTAGTTCTAAAAATCCTGAAAGAGATTTGAAAGTAGCGGGTGTTACAGGTATTGTATGCAGACAAGGTGAGTCACCTATTTATCGCAAGACTGTTTATGATCCAACAGGTTCTAAAGTAGAATCTTTTGTTCAGCATGATAATGTTGCTGAGTTAAGAGCAGCATATGATGCTCAGAAAGCTACTAGTGAAGCTATTAAGCCTAATGCAGATTTCTCTATAGGAGGATAATAAATTTTAATGGTTACAGATAAAGGGTCAGCAATGGCCCTTTTTCTATTTATGAATTTAATAAAAAACAAGTTGTATATGAGTTCGACTAAAAAACAAAAATTTGAGTACTCTGGAAAACTAGAAGAGTACCAGTTGTATAAGAAAAATACTTATACCAAATATGAAGCAGATCAATATTCACAATATCAAAACTTTCTTTATAAGAGAGCATTGTATGGTCTAAAGTCTTTACCAGCTGAAGAAGTAGCAAAGATGAGTAAGCAAAAGCAGATTAGAATACAAAGAGTTAACAGAAGAGCACAGCGTGTTCTTAATGAAGCAAAGCAAAGAAAAGTAATTAGTATTACTAATGGTTTATTTGCAAAATGGTTTCCTGATACAAAATTTACTAAGTTTATGCTTGGCAGTACTGAAACAGATTTCAAAGTAAGAAATACTCTAAATTTTAAAGATTTAAATATTGATAAACATGAAATAGTTCGTATATTTATTGAAGAAGGAATCTTAAGTTCAAACTTTTTAAGTTTAAGAAGAGATCCTAATCAGTTACCAAGATTAAAAAATGTATAGAAACCAAGAATTATCAGAAATAGACCAAGAGTTTTATGATTTTACTAAAGATTTTGATTTAGAAGATTGGAGAACGGTTAGAACTGAAGATTATTGGTGGGTAGAGACTCCTATTGGTACTAAAAGACCAAGGAGTACCTATGAAAAGCTTGATTTAATTAGGCATTACGTTAATAAAGGAGTGCCAAAATGAAACCAAAGTTAAAAGAATGTGACGGTTGTCAAAAGATGACTGTTATATGGAAGAATCATGAGGGTAATAGATACTGTAAATATTGCTGGAGTTGCCACAAAAGCAGTACTAACAAGCCAAAGAAACCAAACAAGTCTGTTATCCCTCGTGTTTCTGCCAAAAGAAAGAAGAAAGATGCTGAGTATCTTAAGTTAAGAGAAAGATATCTTATTGACAATTCCCTATGTAAAGTTAAAGTTCAAGGATGCAGTAGTAATGCTACTGATGTTCATCATACATATGCAGGCAGTAACCGTGATGCTTTTTATTTGGTTCAAAGTACATGGATTCCTGTTTGCAGGAATTGTCATAACTGGATCCACGAGCATCCAGAAGAAGCAAGAATTATGAATTATTTAAAATGAAGTATATGACAAGCATCGTATTAAGAACATTAACAAAAAAGTCAAAATTAGGAGTTTGGAAAATTACTGATACTATACAAAATTTACTTGATAGAAAAGATAAAAGAAATCTTGTACAAGCTTACTTTAAATTGACTACAATTAACTATACTGATGATATTCTCGATGAATTAGGAATAACATCTAAATGGAAGATTAAAAAACCAGGAGCAAATAAAGATTTATATTATGAGTTTTTAAAGGCAAATAACTGGAGTAGTGAAATGACTAGTAAAAAAAGTAGAGGAGGTAGGGCTGATAAACTTAAAGGAAAGAATATTCTTTTATCAAAAAGTTCATTACAAAGTAAAAATCACGGAAGATGATACATCAAAAACAAGAAGCTAATACGAATTATCCAAAAGTAAAAGATGATGGGCAGAGATTAATAGATGCTCATTTAAAATTTGATTCACCTTCTAAAAATGTAATAGGAGAAAAGTTGTACCCTAGAGAAGCATTGCAAGCAGCAATTGTAACAGCTAAAGAGTTAGCTAGTGCTACTGCAAAGGCTCATTGGTATAAAGTGCTTACATATTTAGAAAATCAACAACAAATAAAATATGGTAGATAGAGATAAAGTACAAGCTGAAGCTCTAAAGAAAACTATAGGTATTAACAGATGTGGTTTAGGATTGGCTACAGGTGTCGGTAAGACACTTGTAGCACTAAATCATCTGGAGAGTAACTATTCTCCATTGCTTAATATACTTGTAGTTGCACCAAAACTATCAATTTTTGATAGTTGGAGAGCAGAAGCAAGAAAATTTGATAAAGAAAAGTTATTGGTAAGAGCTACATTTACAACTTACTTAAGCTTAAATAAACAAAATCCCAAGGACTTTGATATTGTATATCTAGATGAATGCCATAGCTTATTAAATTCTCATAAAGAGTTTCTAAATGAGTATAATGGTAAGATTCTAGGTCTTACAGGCACACCGCCTAAATATCACAAATCTGAGAAAGGTGTGTTAGTAAATGAATTCTGTCCAATAGTATATGAATTTGTTACTGATAGTGCTGTAGATAATAATATTCTAAATGATTATCAGATAATTGTACATGAGCTTGAGTTAAGCACAAAGAATAATTATCTAGTAGAAATGAAGAATAAGAGTTTTAAGACTTCAGAACAAAAAAATTACGGTTATTGGTGTAACAGAATTGAAGCTGGTGCAGGGTCTATGCATATGCTGCGTATTATGAGAATGAAAGCTATGAAAGAATATCCCAGTAAAGAACAGTATGCTAAATTATTGTTTGAGAGTATTCAAGATAAATGCATAATGTTTGCTAATACCCAAGATCAAGCTGATAAATTATGTGAGCATAGCTATCATAGCAAGAATCCTGAATCTGAAGATAATCTTGAAATGTTTAAAGAAGGTACTATAAGTAAATTATCTTCTGTAATGCAATTAAATGAAGGTGTAAACATTCCAAATTTAAGACAAGGAATTATTATGCATGCATATGGTAATGAAAGAAAGTCTGCTCAGAGGATAGGAAGGTTACTGAGGCTTAATCCAGATGAAAAAGCTATAGTACATGTATTATGCTATAAACATACTGTAGATGAAAAATGGGTAAAGACTGCCTTAGAAGGTCTAGATAGTTCCAAAATAGAATGGAAGAACTACAATGTTAACCTGGGTTAGATAGCTATTATCTGCCCAAAAATTAGTATATTATTATATGGGTGAAGCTAAAACACATAAGGTTATTTTGTATAATGATGACATACTCAGTTTTGATTATGTCACAGCATGCTTGATGGAGATATGTAATCATACACCTATTCAAGCAGAACAATGTGCCCTTACAGCACATAATAATGGTAAAGTAACTATTATTTCTGGAGATTTTGATGAAATGTACAAAGTATTAGAAACACTGACCATGGTAAGTGTTGAAGTAGATATAGAAGCATATGAAAGCAATTTGTATTGACAGTAGTAACAAGCCAGAAAACATTTCAGAATATGAATGGGTGGAAGAAGGTCGTGTATATACTATTACTGAAGTAGTAGAAATGGGTTTGCAAAACGGTAAACTAGGAATTGCCTTAGAAGAAATACAGCTTACAGATGCTTCTGCTCCTTACAAGTATTATTCTTTAGAAAGATTTTTATTAGTTCCTGAAAACTTAAGCATTAAGCTTAAAGAACTAAGTGATGAGGATATGAGAGATTGGCAAGAATCCAGTCTTAAAACTATAGCTAAAGAAATAGATGCATATGAAGAAGATGCAGATTTGACAAATTCAATTTAATTAACAAACAATTTATGGGAGAAAGAATCTTTGAGGGATCAATGATTCTGTTGGTAATATACTTTATAGTATCACAATGTATGGTATTATACTTTTGGTATTTACTTGCACAGAATCACGATTTCTTATACACATTATTTATTGGGCCAGTTATAGCAGAGTATAAAGGTTTGCTATGGCCGTTTTTTATTTAAAATATGCAAGATTACACAGACAAAGATGTACTACTAGCTCTTAAAAAAGTTATTCCTAGAGTTAGAACAAGAAAAAGAAGTTATTTAGATAAACGTAATTATCTAATATCTATATTGTATTATAAGTTTGAATATACTGAGGAGAAGATCTCTAGTATGTTTAAGCTCACATGTGATCCTATGGACAGATCATCAGTATCACATGCTAAAAAACAACCAGGGAACTTTTCTAAAAATGAAGATGTAAAGTTTTTAATTCATACAGAAGAGCTTGTAAAAGAGTTTCCGTTTAATGTTCCTGAAGTAATTACAGAGGGTATAGAAAAGAATTTATATATACCCATGAGTTTAAAACAACATAGACGTATTACAACTTATTGTGAAAAGCATAACTATAGACAGAATCAAGCTATTAGAAAATTGCTAGACAGTGCTCTTAAAATTGATGAAAGTGATTATACAGTAAGATTAGTAAAAGAATAGTTATGGGACATATGAAAAATTTATACATAGATATATGTAATGCAAATGATGGTGTTCTTCCAAAAGAACTTACCATAGAAGATGCAAATAGAATGCATGAGTGGAAAATATTTAATTGGACAGAGTATGTACAGAAATTTGATAAGGAAATTAAAGACAAGAAATTTGACATCATCACTGATACGCGAGAAAATAAGAAAGAAGAAGAATTATTCTAGAGTAAACAATGAGTGCGGAAATTAAGCATCAAAATACTAAAACCCTAGTTACCAAAGACAATAATAATAGTGCAAATTGCATAGCTCCTAACCTAGTATATGGTTGTTTTGGAGGCTGTGTAGATACCTATTGTTATATGTCCAGGTATAATGGTCATAGAGTATTTGTAAATGAGAATGTAGATGATATATTTAACTCTGTTGTAGAGTGGGAGAAAGGTTTTACCAAGGTCCCTGATCAGCAGGATCCAATATATACCATGGTAGATGTTGCATGTAATACTGATTTAGTGCTAATGCAGCGTTATTTACCTGAACCATTGATAGATTATCTCAAAAGATATGATAATCACCCTACCTTGAATTCAACTATGGCAACTAAGTATCCTAGTTTGTTGAAACTTGACGTCAAAAAGTTCAACAAAAAACCAAGGGTAAGAGTTAGTCTTATGCCACAAAGGTTTGCAGACGTGTTGGAGCCTAAGATGCAAAAGGTTGCAAGAAGGATTCCTGAGATCAATAGACTTAAAGACCTTGGGTGGGAAGTGCACGTTAACTATAGTCCTCTTGTTTTCTACAAGAAATGGAAAGAAGACTACAGTGAGTTGTTTAAGATGGTAAAGGATGCAGCAGGAGTAAATAAATGTGAGGTAATTGCATTAACTAATCATGCTAATCAAATGGCAAGGTCTTCTGATGCGGCCAGAGAATTAATGAGCCTTAGCTATGAAGTAAAAAATAGCTCAGGTGTTATGAGGTATCCTTTGAAACATAAAACAAGGTTACTTGAGGAGTTTAAAGAACTATACTCACAGTACTTTGATTTAGACACAATAAGGTATATTTTCTAAGTTTATTAAGTTTATTAAGTTTATTAGTGCTGCTGATGTACACAGTTCTGGATTAGGTCGTGATAAGATATACGTAATGTGAATCCTAGTAGCTCAAAATACCTGAAATATAGGTGGCGGGGCCTAAAGTTAAAGCACTAATAATTTGCACCCATAGCTCAGATGGATAGAGCAACTGCCTTCTAAGCAGTAGGTCTTAGGTTCGACTCCTAATGGGTGTACTAAGGGTGTTACTCCACAACGGCAATGTTATGTTAAGGTCTAGGAAGTGTAGTAGAGGTGAGCTTGAAAACGTAACAGTTACAAGTTGAATTCTCTTGTTCAAGCATGGAGACAGATGAGCAACCCGCGGGGGAAATGGAGGCAAAGTGTATTGACCTATTTGGTAATAGAATAGGCATAGAGCCGAATACACAGTATTATACTAACATGGAAGTAAACGTCTATGGAAAAAGATTTGTGAAAGCAACTAGGTGGAGGTAAGTGCTCTAGTATAATACTACCCTTTTTATTAATTTTTATGAGTATGAATGAAGCATATGATTTACTGAGAGATTTAGAAATATTAATTCGTGATGGTAAAGACATCAAGAAACAATTAATACTTATTGCAAGTATTAGAATATTAATGAAAGAAGCTGAAAATGGGAACTAATATAGCAGATTGGATGGAGCATTGGGATCATTTTGATAGAGATTTGTATATAGCTTATCTTATAGCAAAACAAAATAAAGATGAGTAAGTCAAGGTATAAAATGCCATGGGGTAAATATAAAGGAAAGTCATTAAGTGATATACCTTTTAATTACCTAAGATGGTTATCTGAACAAGATTATAGCCCAAAACAAGTGAAAGCTTGGGTAAAAAGACATAAAGATTTTATTTAATAAATTAAAAACCAAAAAAGATGGCAATAGACAATGAAACTTTTGAACATTTTAGAGAACTAAAAAGAAAAAAAGAAGAAGCTGAAAATAAAACAATACTTCAAGAAGTTATTCAATTTTTAATTGATAATGAACAATATGGAGATGATTGGAAAAAACATATTGATCTTCTTCAAAAAATTAGTGATAAAATAAAAATTGCAGAAAATGATTAGAATATTATTAGCAGCACTCTTATTAGTAGGGTGTGGTAAAAAACTAGATCTTGTAGAAAAACGAGATGCTGTATGGGACAAAGCAGAAATGATTGATGTCAAATGTTACAAGAGTGACACTGATCCAAGGTATTTACAAACCTTTGAGATGAATGGATACAAGTTTGTAATATATACTAATGGACGTGGTAGTGCTATGCAAGCAATACCTTTAAATAATAATGCAGAATATATCCGCATGTTAGAAGAAGAGAATCAATTGCTAGGAGAAACATTAGCAGAATACTCTTTAAATTATGAATAAGCCTTGTTATAGATGCCATGTAGTAAAAGACACCTCTGAGATGGAAGAGATTGGAGTGTGGATATGTAAAGATTGCCTAGGGGAATCTGAAAGTAAAAACAAAAAGAAAAAAAGTAAATTATGAGTAAAGCAGAATTAGAATCAGTAAGTGTAAATACTAATGCACAATTAGAGTTAAAAGTAACTAAGGAAGATGTATTAAATGTATTATTGGAAAAGAAAGAAAATGAGCTTGTTGAAGCTATAGAAAAGTTGACTGTTATAAAAGATGAGAATGAAAAGAACTCAAAACAAGTAATGGAAGATTTTATATTGTCAATAGTAAATAAAGAATTTACAGAATGCGAACATTATTATGCTAAGGACCTTAGAAGCCGTGTTAGATATGCTTGGGAACATCTAACTGTTTATGACTTTAATGGATATGATGTTTATGATATCGTACAATTAAATACTGTAAAGAATCCTTCAAGAGTAAAACAGAAAAAAGTACATACTTCAACTTATACTTATAAAGTAAATATGAGAGGTGATAATACTTTTGCATATCATTTAATAAAAGAGGTAGAAGATTTAAATGGATGGGAAGGTACACTTAATAAAAGAGTAGAGCAAAAACTAACAAAAGATCAAATAAAAGATCTTAAGATAGCAATTAAAAAAATAAATGCTTTTAATGAAGCTTATAAGAATGATCATATAGCTTTAGCTACTCTTGAGTATGAGTTATTGACTTTAGATACCAACCGTGCATTTAGAAATAAACTTACTAAGACTATTATTGCTAATGCAGATTTAACACAACTTTTATTAGACGCATAATATGAAAGGATTAGTAATTAATACATATTGGTTAGGAGCTCTTATAACTTACCTAGGCTGTATATTTTTCTTGACTTCATTAGATGTTATTGTATCTATGATTGGATGGTTTATTATACCCCAGGTATTTAAGTTTAGGGTAAATGAAGAAATAAAAGATTTAGATGACAAAGCAGTGGACTGATAAAAACATGCTTGAATTTGCAAGAATTGCATCTGGAGGATCCTATGGGGATTACAAAGGATGCAAGTCTTTGCAATCAAAGCTAGAAAGATATGAACTTATGAATAAAACAAAAAAAGTAAGAGTACTAGTAGATGTATATTATAGCAGAAGTACAGAGTTTGAAATGAATGCTCCTATTGATGCTGGAGAAGAAGAAGTTATAGAGTATGTAGAGGATCATTTCTTTGAGAATATGCCAGATATGGCTAATATAACTTTGCACGAAGATGAAGTAAAACACCAAGTAATATCAATAGAAGATGAGTAAAGATTTAAATAAACACAGACAAGTAAAAAGTGTAGATAGTAATAGTATTATCACAAAGAAAGCTGATAGGGTTTTACCTGTAAAGTTAAGATCAAGATTTGATATGATATTTGAGATAATAGATATAGAAAAGAAGTATCCAAATGATGCTGACTTAGGTAAACACCTTAGACAAGAAATATTATCATGGAAAGACGAATAAAGAATCTAGGTAAGAAAATATTGGATGAGCACTATAAAATAACTAGTAATCCTGAAGCTAAGAATTCAAACATAATGTGGATGATGTATTTAAATAAAGCTAATACATCTAAAGCAGGAATGATTAAGCCATGGATGTTTTTAGCTGAAGCGCATCTTTTGATGTATTTGGGCTATATGGATAAGTATGCTGTGGAAAATCTAGTTAATCTTATAAAGTCTCCAGATAAAGATAACTTATTTGTGGCTTCTCAAGTAATTAAGTTTTATAGAAACTTAAGAATAAAAGAACTTGGGGAGTTTGACAAAAAGAAATCTAAGTATAGAGAAGTTATACGTGACTATGATACTAAGATTTTAAATATGGATTTGTGGAAACAATACAAAAAATTAAAAGCAGATGACTGAGAAAGAACTAATGGACCTAGATTTTGAGAAAGTTATGGTATATGATGAAGAAAGTGATAATGGTTATGATTATCATTACTTTCGTAAACAAATTGGTGGTAGCATGTTTTTAGCCGCTGATACACTTAATAAAGAAGGAGAGCTACGTGTTAACATAGATGATCCTGGATTGGTAATAAGAGATATAAACCTTGTAAAAGAATTAATAAATGTTTTCAGCAAAATTGAAGATGCAGAACGGGAAGTTAGTGTATCCAAAGAAAATGGATAAGCTTGCTTTCAAGTTATTTACTGAAAAACTTTCTGAAGGACAAGAGGTAGACATTTTTATGTCTATCTCTGATGCTGAGGGAAGTGGTGCACAGATATCAAAAGTGCATGCTTGTATACGAGAATTGGCCAAGGAAAGTGGCTATAGCTTTGATGATATGAAAAAGCTAGTAAAAGAAAAAGCAGGGTTACTTATAGTCAATGATTATAAATCTTTTGCTGAATGTGATAAAAGTGAATTAAATTTAGCTATTCAAGCTTGTATAGAAATAGGTGAGTTCTATAATGTTAATCTTCATTAGATTTATTTATATCTTTTATAGCTTTTTTTAATGTATTAGGATCAATATCTTTTTCAATAAACATATTATTTTCTAAAGCTTGTTTTTCAATTTCACCTATGAGCAAAGTAAGAGTATAAAAGGTTCTTTCTTTATCATTTAGATCAGCATAAGATTTTGATGTTAGATTTTTAATAAAATTTTCAGCATTACCTTTAGGTGAGTTATTGATATCTTTAAAAGATGTAATTAAAGCTGACTTTACCATCATGTAAAAAGTTTTGTTTACATCAATATGCATTATTGCATCATCCTTTAATTCTTTTACTTTAGTAGACTCCATAATATTAATTTTACCAAATATAAAAAATATATGACACAAACAATAGATATAGAAGATATTAAACAAAAAATATTTAAAAAATTAGAACCATCAGGTTGGGCTAGACCGCTTAAATCTTTTATATTTAGTTCTGATTTTGAGGATATAATTAAACAACTAGTAACGCTATCTAAAGATGGTAAAAGATTCACTCCTAAATTAAGTCAGTTGTTTAGAGCATTTGAAGAATGTCCTTATGATGAACTTAAGGTAATTATGGTAGGTCAAGACCCATACCCTAAGTTAGGAGTAGCAGATGGTATTGCATTTAGTTGTAGTAATACAATGGAGCAGCAACCAAGTTTAAGATTTATTTTAAATGAGGTTAACAGAACTGTATATGATGGTGTAGGTCAATCACATGATCCAGACCTTACACGGTGGGCTAATCAAGGTATATTGATGCTAAATACTGCACTTACAACTACTGTAGGTAAAGTAGGGCAACATTATCCCATATGGAAACCTTTTTTAGCTTATTTATTTGATCATTTAACATTTGGTCACACAGGTTTAGTATATATTTACATGGGTAAGCAAGCTCATGAATGGAAAGATACTGTACATGATATGAATTATAAGTTCCTTGTTAGCCATCCAGCAAGTGCTGTATACAATAAAGGCCAGACTTGGGATTCTAAAAATGTATTTGTAGATGTTCAAAAGATTTTAAAAGATAATATGAATTTTTCAGTAACTTGGTAGTATGGATGAAATATTTAATAAATTAATAAAAGAAAAGCTTACTCCTAATTCTTTATATGTATTACATTGTATTAAGAATAAGTTATCTGTATCTAAATCTTTAGCTAATTCTGATTTAGAAGTACATAGATTAAAGAGTGAGGATTGGCTTAATGAGGATTTGCAATTAACTAGTAAAAGCCTTATCTTTATGGAAGAATTAGGTTCTTATTTTAGAAAGACTAAAAAGAAAACTTCTAAAGATTTAATGGGGGATAATTATGACAATAAAATAAAGTTATATAACTCTTTATTCCCTGCTAAAAAACTTGGAAGTGGTAAGTATGCAAGAACTAATGTAAAAAACTTGGAAGCAGGTTTTAGATGGTTTTTTGATACTTATGACTATGATTGGCATACAATATTATTAGCAACAAAAAAATATGTACTTGAATATAAAATGAAAAATTATGAATACATGAGAACATCCCAATATTTTATTAGAAAACAAAATACAGACAAATCTTTTGAGTCTGATTTAGCTACTTACTGCGACATGTTAAATGAAGTAGATTCTAATGAATTTGACATATTCAAAGATAAAATAGTATAATTTGGAACAATTCAATGGTGCAAAGCCTTTAAAGGCTATTAGTAAGGTGCGTGCTTATGAGAAGGCCCTTTTAGAAATGAGAGGGAGAATGGACGGTAGAATTAAAAGTCTTGCAACTGCATGGCCTAAGTTTAATGATGCTACACTAAATGGTTTAGAGTGGAATACTCTAACTGTTGTTGGCGCTAGACCTGGTGTTGGTAAAACTTTATTTATGGAGCAGCTTGTTACAGAAGTTATTGCTCTTAATAAAGATCAAGACTTTCAAGTTCTACAATTTCAATTTGAGATGCCTGAGAAAACTCTTGGTATGAGAGCGTTCTCTGCTATAACTCAGAAAGATTATGGTGTCCTTCATAGTAAGTATGAACCTTTAGAAGAAGAGATTTACAATAAATGTAAACAATACACTAGTACACTTAATAAAAACAATAGGGTATTCTCTATTTACAGACCGTGTACTGTTAATGAATTCTGCGCAAGTATAGATTATCATTTTAGACAAAATGTAAAAGAAGTTAATGGACAAAAGGTGTATCCTAAACTTTTAGTAACTGTAGATCACTCAGCTTTATTTAAAAGAGATAAGCATGAGAAAGATAGATTTGAAATGTTATACAATCTAGGTGAAGCGCTAACCTTTATGAAAAGAAGTTATCCACTATCATTTGTTATTTTAAGTCAATTAAATAGAAACATTGATGATCCTAAACGTGCTGTAGAAGGTACATATGGTAATTATGTTCTAGACTCTGACTTATTTGGTGCTGATGCATTATTGCAACATGCTGATATAGTATTAGGTATTAATAAACCTGCTGCTAGAAAAATTAGATATTATGGTCCAGAAAGAATACAAATAACAGATCCAGAAACCTTGGTGTTTCATTTCTTAAAATGTAGAAATGGAGACACTAGAATAAGTTTCTTTAGATTAGATAGAGATACAATAAGAATAGTAGAAATGAACACACCAACACAAAATAATAAAATTCAAATATGAGTACAAGACAAGAGAACCAAAAAGTTCTTATGGCAACACACTTGCCAACATTTAAGAGGTTGAAGATTGCTGACCCTTATTTTATTGCTAAGTCTGCATGGGCGCCCCCAGGAGAAGCGCTTAAAATACAGTTCTTTCCTAATGAATTAAAACAAGGAAGAGATATCTATACAGAACTTAGTGATTTTAATGCTGTATCAGAAGATCCAACACATACATTGTATAAATTAAAGCATAATCCTTTTTATAAAGAGGAATATCCTTTAGAACAAAAGACTAGTAAGTCAGGTAATGATTATGAAGTTTATGTTGTACCTATTGAGGAGCTTGTTGCTATTGATAAGAAATCAGGTAAAGAAATACCTTATAATTCATATCAAGATTACTTAAAGAACCCTCCCAAAGAAGAAGTAGAGACTAAACCCGCTGATTTTCCAAACTTTACTGAAGAATATCTTGATGTAGGGTTGAAGAAGAAAGAGGAAGATGATCCTAAATATGTTCCTTGGAAAGAAGATGAAGAAGAAGTAAAAAACTTTCCAGATTGGTTAAACACTTTGGATAGAATAGCAACTGCATTAGAAAAAATAGAAAAGAAAATAAAATGAGTATAGTACTTCCAACAAAAAAGGTAAAGAAAGAAAGAGTTAATCCTAAAAGATTAATAATCTATAGTAAACCAAAGACAGGTAAAACAACTGCATATGCAGGCTTAGAAAACAATTTAATATTGGATCTAGAGAATGGTAGCGAGTATGTTGAAGCATTGAAAGTTAAAATTGAAAACTTACAAGAGCTTCTTGATGCAGGCAAGGCCATAAAAGAAGCAGATAAACCTTATGATTATGTTACAATAGATACAGTAACCGCATTAGAAGAAATGGTAATGCCACTAGCTGTAAAAATGTACAAAAAGACACCAATGGGTAAAAATTATGATGGTAATAATGTAACAACTCTTGCAAATGGTGCTGGATATTTATATATTCGTCAGGCATTTTTTCAAGTATTGGATTTTATTGATACATTAGCGCCTCATATTATTTTATCTGGACACATCAAAGACAAAGTTGTAGATGATAAAGGAGAAATGGTTATGGCTGCTAATATTGACCTCACAGGTAAAATAAAATCTTTAATCTGCGCTAATGCAGATGCTATAGGTTATATGTACAGAAAGGGTAATAAGACCATCCTCAATTTTAAAAATGATGATGGTGTAACATGTGGTGCAAGACCTGACCACTTAAGAAATGAAGAAATAGTAGTTTCTGAAATGAATGAAAAAGGTGAGATAAAAACTCACTGGAATAAAATATACAAATCGTAATTATTAACAATTAAAAAAGAAAAATCAAATGGCTTTAAGTACAACAGATTTAAAAGCAGAGGGTGGTAGCGGAATGCCTAAGACAATTGCTCCTGGTAATCATGAACTAAAAATTAATAGTATAAGACTAGATGAATTTAGATTTATTGAAGGAGCATACCATTTACTTATGGAAATGGAAACTAAACCAATAGAAGGTTTTGAAGGTTTTCTTAGAGATAGAAATGATGAAAGCAAAGGGCGTTTTGAAGGCCAAATTGGTAGAGTAAAAGCTAGTCAGTATGCATTTGCGGATGGTGAAACTAAGTCAGGAATTAAAATACAAAGAGATAGATCTGTATTATTATTCCTAAAGAATTTATCTAATGCTCTTGGTATTGCTGATTGGTTTGCTGAACAAGATAATCAACATGAAACAATTGAAGACTTTGTAAAAGCATTCAATGATACTGCACCTTATCAAGATAAATATTTACATACTTGTCTTGCAGGTAAAGAATATGAAAATAAATCAGGTTATATTGCATATGACTGTTGGTTTGCAAAAGCACAGAACAAAAAATATGGCTATGCACCTAATGCAGAAACTATGTTACCTTATGATGAGTCTAAACATTTAAGAAAGATTGAGAACAAGCCTGTTGAATCTTTTGGTAATGATGAAGACTTATCAATTCCAATGAAAACCAGCGCAGATTTTGATCTAGACTAGATTTCATTTTTATATTTGTAAGTAAAGGGAGGATTTTTTAGTTCTCCCTTTATTGTCTAAAAACATATTGTATGATTTCAACTAAAAATTTAATTTCTGATTTAAATGATATACCAACAGGATGGGCTTTTGAATATTACCTAGGATTATCTGAAACACTTGATGGCCAAGATGTCAAGATAAGATCTATAGTTAATACCAGAGAGCGTACTCCTTCAATGTGTATTTATCTTAATGCTACTACAGGAAGATATTGTTTTAAAGACTTTTCTTCAGGCAATGGTGGTGACTCCGTAGAACTTGTTAAAATTATTTTTGGCCTTACACGGGGACAATCAGCTATGAAAATTATTGAAGACTATAATCAATATGTTTTAAACAATGATTGTAATCCTATAAAAGAATATAAAGTTCATAGTAGATATAAGGTAACTGATTATGAGATAAGACACTGGACAACAATTGATCAAAAGTATTGGACAAAGTTTAATATTGGATCCAGGCTGCTTGAAAGATATAATGTGGCCCCGCTACAGTACTATGTGATGACTAAAGAAGATAATGATGGTAAGGAAAGTTCTATTACTATTAAAGGTCTTAGTCTATATGGTTACTTTAAAGATGATGGTACATTGTACAAAGTTTACCAACCTAAAGTTTCTGATAAGAAATTTATTAAGGTTAAAAATTACATCCAAGGATCTGATCAACTAAAATATGATAAGAAGTATCTTGTAATTACATCTTCACTAAAAGACTTAATGACCTTTGAGAGACTTAAGTTAGATGATGCAGAGTCAATTGCACCTGACAGTGAGAATACTTTGATACCAGAGAGCATGCTCAAAAGTATAATACCAAAGTATGAAAAGATATTTGTTTTGTTTGATAATGATGAAGCAGGTATCAGATCTATGAAGAGATACAAAGAGAAGTATGATTTTGATTACGTGATTCTAGATATGGAGAAAGATTTATCTGACTCTATTAAGGTACACGGTCTTACTAAAACTAGAGAGGTTTTATTACCCCTATTAAAAAAGTTGATATGAAAAGTTTAAAGAGTAAAATAAAAAAGGACATGTATCCTTGGAAAATAGAAATAGATGCTCCTGATAGACCAAGTAAAAAAAAGTTATTAGATTTTAATAATGACATGATTCCAGAAGGTGCTGTAGGTTTTGTTTACATAATGAACTACTTAGATAGTAAAAGTGGAATAATGTATTCTTACATTGGTAAGAAAAACTTTTATAGTAAAAGAAAGAAAAAGTTTGGCAAGAAAGCGCTAGCTGCTATGACAGACAAAAGAGCTAAGAAATATGAGACAGTTGTTAAGTTAGACTATGAAAACTATTTCAGTAGCAACAAAGAACTAAAACAAGCATATAAAGATGGTAAAATGATATATAGAACCATACTTAAAATTTGTTTTAGTAAATCAAAATTAACTTATCAAGAAACAAAATATCAATTTAAATATGAAGTTCTTGAGAAAGATTACTATCTGAATGGAAATATATTAGGAAGATTTTATAAAGGAAAAATATGATGAGTCACAAGAATAGCAATCGGGTATATGTCAATATTGATGAGACTATACGGCATTTATGCACCTATCCTAATCAAGTGAGTGACTTATTTTTAAATCAAAACAAATATGAGTAAAGAAGAATTAATAGAGTGGATAGAAAATTTACCACTACAGACACTGACTGATGAATTAAAGGATGATATTATAGAAAAGATAGATGATTTATGAATAAAGAAGTTTTAAAAAACTTACTAACTATGATGCGGTCAAGTGATAAAGACAATCACTATATGGCAATGCAAGCAATTGTAAATCTGGGTGACCCCAGTACTGTAATAGAAAATTACAAAGAAGAATTATTATTCTTATGGTTATATGGTAATCCTCATCTTGAGGATTGGGCGCTTGTAGATGTAAGAGTTACAAGACTATTTCGTGACTTAGTAAATAAACATAGACCCAAAGGAGTAGGTCTTGTATATAAGCAAGATTTAAAGCTTAAAGAAAGATGGTTGGGTCATATGATAGGACCAAATGCTCGCATTAAAAAACCATGGGTAGCAGAGTTGATGATTGAAGAGATTATCAATGAGAAAAAGAGAATATTTAATGCTCTTGATTTTAAATACAAAGAAATCCAAGTAAATATAATACAATGAATAGACAAGATTCACTGAGTAAAACATCAAAAGACTTGATGTTAAAGGAACCCTATTATGGTTTCTTTTTATTAATGTTACACAAGAGCTGGAGTGATCAACTTCCAACTGCAGGTGTATGTAAAAATGGCATCAACTTTCAATTGATGATCAATGAGAAGTTCTGGACTGATTTGCCAGAAGATCACAAACTAGGACTACTGAAACATGAGTTACTTCATATTGCATTTCAACATCTTACAACTTTTACTATGTTTAGTGATAAGAAGATGGCCAATATTGCAATGGATATGGAGATCAATCAGTATATAGATGGACACTGGTTACCTGAAGGTGGTATAGATATAAATGACTATGGTGATCTTAATCTAGATAAGAAAGCTGGTTCTAGATATTATTATGATAAGCTTAAGCAAGCTCAACAAGATAAGAAAGATACTGGATCCTGTGGAGATGATAACATGGACAAGTTGCTTGATGGTATGGAGCAATCTCAATGTAAAGTTACAATTGGAAAAGCTAGTGGTAGAGATGGAGATAAGGAAGTTAATATTCCTGATCATGAGTGGGAAGAGTTTGAAGACATGCCTGATGCAGAGAAGAAGCTTATTGAAAAGCAAGTTCAAAGAGTTATGTCTGAAGCTAAGGAACAGACTCTTAAGAAGAGAGGGTATGTACCAGGTGAGATATCAGGTCTTATTAAGCTTGATGAAGTTATACCACCTAAATTTAATTGGAAAGCATATATCAGAAGGTTTACTGGTATATCTACTAAAATCTTTACTAGAAAAGTTAGGAGAAAAGAGAACAAAAGATACTCTGATAATCCTGGCCTTAAGATAAAGATGAGACAAAACATGCTTGTTGGTATTGATACTTCAGCTTCTGTTTGTAACAGTGAATTAGAAGAATTTATTAATGAGATACATCACTTGTATAAAGCAGGTGTTAATGTTACAATTGTACAGTGTGACACTAAAATTCAATCTATCAAAGATTATGATGGAAAATTTGAACTAGAGGTGTCAGGTAGAGGAGGTACTTATTTTGAACCTGTTCTAGAATTATTTAATGAAAGAAGAGAGTTTACAAGCTTAATCTATTTTACAGATGGAGAGGCTTGGACAGATATAAAACCCAGGAAGCCAGTTCTATGGGTATTATCAGAGAGATCTGAGTTTAATGATAGCTTACCAGGAAGACAAATTAGATTAGAAATTTAAATTAAAAAAAAAGACATGAGTAAAATCACACAGTTAAACGTTGATGAGTTAAAAGGCTTCTTAAAGCATATGGTTACTAATAACCAGTATATTCAAAATGAAGGTAAAGTACCTGTTGCAATAAATATTGAAGGTGATGCGGGCCTTGGTAAGACTTCCGCTATTGTCCAGCTTGGTAAAGAGATGGATATGGATGTTGTAAAGATTAATCTATCTCAGATAGAAGAACTAGGTGACCTTGTTGGTTTTCCTGTTAAAGAATTCAAAATTCAAAATAAAGAAGGCCAAAGCACTTGGATTATGGAAGCTCAGGTTGAAGCTGCTATGAAGAAGGGTTACAAGATTGTAGAAAAGCGCATGGCTCATGCTGCACCTGAATGGATCCAAGGTAGAACTGAAGGTGGTTTCTTGGTTCTTGATGATTACACTCGTGCTGATCATAGATTTATGCAAGCAACTATGGAAATCTTGGACAGACAAGAATATATTTCTTGGTCTCTTCCTAAGAACTGGCATGTTATCCTGACTACTAATCCAGACAATGGTGAGTATCAGGTAACTTCTCTTGATGATGCTCAGAAAACTAGATTTATCTCTACAGAGGTAAAGTTTGATGCTAATGTATGGGCTCGTTGGGCAGAGAAGGTTAACATTGATGGTAGATGTATTAACTTTTTGTTGATGAATCCTGAGATTGTAACACAAAAGGTTAATCCTAGAAGTATTACTACCTTCTTTAACTCTATTAGCTCTATTCAAAAGTTTGAAGATGAGTTGCCGCTGATTAATATGATTGGTGATGGGTCAATTGGAGAAGAGCCGTCTGCATTGTTTGCTATGTTTATCAATAACAAGTTAGATAAGATTATCAGCCCTGAGCAGATTCTTACTAATGATGATTGGAACTATGTTAAAGGTTCTTTGACTAGTTGTATTGGTAAAGATGATGATTTCAGAGCAGACATCTCTAGTATTATTAGTACTAGAATTATCAACTTTGCATCAATAACAGCTGACAAAGGCTCAGTACCACAAAAGATGATTGATAGAATTATCTCTTTGGTTACTGACTGTGATTCATTTACTGATGACTTGAGATATTACATGGTTAAAGAGATCCTTAATGGTCACAAAGCCAAATTCTCAAAACTGATGTTGAATCAGAAGGTGGTGGCGATGACTGTAAAGTAATCACAGATAAAACAGTTTCCCGTTTTACTAAACATTAACCTAATTAATTCACAGATAGAGGGGTGTAAAAGCCCCTCTTTTAAAAATAAATAATGAGTACAATAAAAAAAATACCATTCGTAAGTTTAGTTGCAGATATTGGAAAAGATGAATATGGCAAAATAGTCATACAAGATGTACGTACTGAAGAAACAGATGTATTAAATATAATTGAAGGTGCAAAGTATAATAAGTCAACTCATGGTTTGACATTTAATACTAGTAAGTGGACACCAAAAATGAAAGATAAGATTTACTTTATGAAAGGATGTACTGTCCCAAGAATAAAGCTTAAGGATCTATCTGTAAAATATAAGATAAGAACTACTACTGACTTAAGTACAGCAACCGTTGTTGTTGGTAGTGATAGAGCTGGAGATAAACTGTTTAGCAGCACATGGATGCATTTGGTTCACCCAAAAGTATTTATGGCTAGTATGGATGCTTTGAAAGAAGTAGCTGAGGATTTTGATGATTATTATGTAAACCAAGTAAATGATATACTTGAAGGTTTTGATCTAGATACTTTAGAATATGTGTGTGTTGATTGGCATACTAAAAATCTATGTAACCCTAGAAATAATTCTAATGGAGCTTTAACTACAGCGATTCTTAGAAACTTAGGTTTAAATCTAGAGCAGTATATACAGTCTGAGTGGTCAAACGTATCAAGGAACAGTGAATATCTATGGACTATAAGTGATGATAATCTAGAGATTTGGGAAGAAGTTAAAACTAAAGATGTCATTGAGCAAAATGCATTGCTTGAAGTTGTTAATGGTGATGATGCTGTCTTAATTGATTTAGATACTTATCAAAACTTAAGAAACATGTTTAAGAGTTCTGATAGTGACAATCATGTGATGGCCATGGAGATTATGGCTAATGCTAATTATCTAGAAAGTCTTCTCTATCTTGAGATGTTATTCTTTCACCATGGTCATGAAATTGATAGTTCAAGAACTAAAAACCATGTTAACTTTAAGTCATTGAAGAACTATCTTGGTAGAGGTAATAGCAGTAGTCGTCACATTGATGGCGTTATTGCAAACCTAATGTCTTTTGGTAAACTTGATGAAGCAGCTCTTGCATTTATTATGGAAGATCAAAAAGAATACTTTAGCAAAAATGGTTATTCTAGTTATATACAACCAACTGCTTATGGTATGAATCCAGAGTTTCAACCACAGTTAAATTACCAGTGGGTCCATAAAACTGAAGGTTTTGTAGATAAAACTACAGTAGCCGCAGTTGAAGAAGAAGAGGTTGTTGAAGATACTGTAGATGAAGTTACTGTTTCTGAACCTGTCACGGCAAAAAGGGGGTCTCTGACGGATCCTAAAATTAAAGAGGTAGAAGTAGAAACAGAAGAAGAAGCTACAGAAGAAGTATTAATAGCAGAAAAAGAAGAAGTAAAGAATGAAGAAAAGTTTGATTGGTTCTGATGAACTAAATGCGTTTTATAATGAGAAGTTTTACTTTAGTTATAGCAGCATAAACAAGCTATTGTTTTCACCAAGTATGTTTTTTAAAGATTACGTGCTTAAACAAAAGGAAGAAAGTGTTGACCCTCACCTTGTAAAGGGGAAGGTCATACACTGCCTTCTTTTAAATCCTGAAGACTTTGATAGTGAGTTTATAACTGTACCAGGTAAGCTTCCAAGCGGTAATAACAGGTTGATAGTTGATGAAATTTTCAAATTATATTTGGAAGGCTCAGATAATTCATTAACTTTGGACAAATATGAGACTGCAATAGTAGATCTCTTAGAGAAAATAAACTTGCATCAAAAGCTTAAGACTGATGAAGCAAGAGTCAAGAAAATCTTAACAGCTGATAATATTAGCTATTTTGAATTTCTGAAATCAAGTCAAGGTAAAACCTTGGTAGACACAGATACACTCAACTATTGTAAAGAGTGTGTAGAATCTATAAAAGAGAATGAGTCTATAACTGCACTACTGCAACTTGATGAATCTGATTTAGAAGTATATAATGAAGTTCCTGTACAGACTGACCAACTTATAAATGGTAAGTTTCAATTTGGATTTAAAGGTATACTTGATAATGTAGTGATTGATAAAGAAAAGAAAATCTTATTTATTAATGATTTGAAAACTACAGGTAAGCCGCTAATTGACTTTCCTGAATCTGTGGAGTACTATAGATATTGGTTGCAGGCAGCCGTTTACTATAGTCTTGCGTATTACAGATATATTGCTGATAAAGATGATCATCAAGAGTGGAGTATACAATTTACATTTGTTGTAGTAGATAAATATAATCAGGTATATCCATTTCAGGTTACTCCTAAAACAATGAAAGAATGGATGGAGAGATTAAATAAAGTTCTCTTACAAGTAGTTTACCATTATGAGAAGAAGGATTATACTTTACCATATGAATTAGCAGTAGAAAACTTAAAACTTTAAAAATATATGGCAGTAAAATCAATTTATAGTAAATACTTTCAAAAATCCAAGGTGTTTTTATATCCGCTCCTTGGAATTAAAAGAGGCGTTAAAGTAATTCCAAGTGAGACTTATCTTACTTGGGATCCTTATTATATAGCCGAGGATATGAAATTGTTATGTTTATACCACCCAGATGGATCTCATGATTATTTAGAATATGAAAAGAATGTTTTACTAAAACATACTAGATTAATTGATATAAAAGATATTGATAAAACCAATAAGCTTTTTATATTTGATTTTTCTGATATAAAAAATGATTGGGATAATTTTATAAAAGGTAAATACAGTCAGATAGATAAAGAAACTAAGTCAAAGATACTTGGTTTCTTTGATAAGGGTAGTGCAAATCATGTATACATGAAAAGCTATTTGAACCCAAATCAATATTTTGATGATTATGCAGAATGTCTTGGTGTTGAAGTTGAGTTATTGAAAAAAGTAGGTGAGCTTTGTGCGAAACCTGACATTAATAAAGAAACTATATTAATAAATCAAGCAGAAAAAGAAATAATTAATTAATTTTACTAAAAAACTAACATGAGTGAAAAAACAATGATGCTGGTTGAATCAACCTGGCAAGACACAACAACTTTTAAGATGATTCCAATCAGTAATGACTGCCCATATGTGGAGTGTATATTTGATCCATCATCTAAAGTATTTGTAATTATTAGTAAGGTAACTAAAACATCCTTGCATATGTTACCTAAGCTTGATGAATATGGTAAAGCCATCAGTGGAAATCGTGGAGCAAAGCAAGAGAGAAGATCAATTGATACTTTTCAAGAGTATTATATTGAAGATCTAAAAGCTATTGCAGAAATCACAAACCATTTTGCAATTAACGCTAAGAAGTTTGATACTGATAAATTTACTAAAGAAGTAGCAAGCAAACCTTCAGTGGCTGCAGTAGCAGAGTAATGACTAGGACTCATTGGGTAATGGACTATGAAACTTTGCTAAATTGTTTCATAGCCGTATTTGAGGACATCAAGTCTGAAGACCGCGAGATATTTGTTATTCATAAAGAAAGAAATGACTGTCTAGAATTTATTACATTTCTAGAGAGGAATATTTTGCTTGAAGAATGGCATGTATCTTTTAATGGTATAGGATTTGATGCTCAAGTAACAGAACACATATTGGCAAACAAAGAGCAGTTACTGGAGATGTCTGGTGAAGAAGTTGCTCTGTTCATATATGCAAAGGCCCAAGATACTATTCAAAGACAAAGTGAAGGAGAGTGGGCAGTCTTTGCTCCGTGGACTCTGCAAATTAAACAAGTTGATGTATTTAAACTCAACCATTGGGATAATGCAGCTAAGAGAACTAGTTTAAAGTGGGCTCAGTTTAGTATGGATTGGCAGAACATACAAGATATGCCAATACATCACAGTACTGAAATTAAAACCCTAAAGCAGATAGATGACATAATAGAATATTGTATTAATGACGTAGCTTCTACTAAAGCAATTATGTATCGCAGCAAGAAAGAAATTGCTTTGAGACAACAGCTTACTAAAGAATACAATATAGATCTATTCAGTGCATCTGAACCAAGAATTGCAAAAGAACTATTTGCAATGTTCCTAAGCAAAAAGACAAGAATAAAAAAGTATGATTTAAAAAAGATGAGGACCCATAGGTCTAAGCTTATAGTTAATGATCTTTTGTTGCCTTATATTAAGTTTGAGACAGCAACATTTCAAAGACTGGTAAATAAGTTTAGGGATCTGGAACTTAATCCGTATGATTTAAAAGGTAGTTTTAAATACAGTGTCAGATATAAAGGAATAACTACACACTTTGGCCTTGGTGGTGTACACGGTGCACGTAAAGACATATACACATCTAATGATGAGTTTGTCATAATGTCAAGTGATGTTACAAGTTTCTATCCTAATCTAGCCATTAGAAATAAATGGTCACCATTACACCTTCCTAAAGAGGAGTTTTGTGATCAGTATGAATGGTTCTTTGATGAAAGAAAGAAGATACCTAAATCTGACCCTAGAAACTATGTTTATAAGATTGTACTAAACAGTACCTATGGTCTTAGTAATGATGAGAACAGCTTCCTATATGATCCTGAGCTTACCATGCGTATAACTCTTAATGGCCAGTTGAGCCTTATGATGTTGTATGAGATGATATGTGAAAGGATTCCTAATGCAGTTCCGCTAATGCAAAATACAGATGGCCTTGAGACAAGGATCCCAAGAAAGTACGTAGATGAGTATATGCAGATTTGTAAAGAGTGGGAAGATATCACTAACCTGCAGCTAGAGCATGATACCTATCAAAAGGTTATACTAGCAGATGTAAATAACTATATAGCAGTTACAGAAGGAGAAGACTTTAAGACTAAGTGTAAAGGTAGATTCGTATTTGAAGATTTGCCGCTACACAAGAATAAAAGTTTTCTGTGTGTAAGAAAAGCTATGTATGATTATTTCATCTATGATAAAGACCCTGAGCAAACAATCAAAGAGAATAAAAACATCTTTGATTTCTGTGGTGGTGTTAAAGCTAAAGGTGAATGGAAGTTCTTTGAAGAACATATTGTTAATGGAGAACATAAGAGGGATCCGTTACAGAAAACTGTTAGATACTACATAAGCAATGGAGGTTCCAAGACTGTCAAAGTGCACAGTATAGATGGAAGAGTTGCGCAAGTAGAAGCAGGTAAATGGTTGCAAACTATGTTTATTGATTACATAGAAAAGCCATTTGAAGAATATGATATCAATTATGATTTCTATATTAAAAAGGCCAAGAAAGAAATAGAAGCTCTTGAGCCAAAAACTAATCAATTACAATTATTTTAATATGCCAAGAAAAATAAAAAGCTACGGAAGACAAGATCTAATAGACATTGCTCTTCCAAATCATGCTGATTCGTATACTGTAATAAGTCATGAGTCCGTAATGGACTTATCAACTAAAGCATTGGAAGATGCTGGATTTAGTATAACTGCTGAAAACTATAGAGCCACACATGATGGTAACATAGCTTCAGCTATATATACTTTGAACTTTGGAGATGATCCAGAGTTGTCAATGATGTTTGCGTGGTCAAACAGTTATAATAAACAAATGAGGTTTAAATGTGGAATTGGTGCAATCCATAATACAAACTCTACAAGTTTAGTTTGTGGAGATATGGGGTCCTGGGCAAGAAAGCACACAGGTTCTGCAGATACAGAAACCAAGGAAACAATAGAGCAGCAAGTAAAGTTAGCTAAAGTGTATTATGAGCAGCTATGTTCTGATAAAGAGTCTATGAAAAAGATCAATCTAGATGTTAGAAAGCAATCACAGATACTAGGTATGCTATTTGCTGAACATGATATCTTGACTACTGAGCAAGCTAGTATGATTAAGCAACAGATGAGTAGGCCGACTTATAAGTGTACTGAACCAGGTACATTATGGGAATTCTACAACTTTGTTACCATTGCTCTACAGCAATCACATCCAAAGACTTGGATGGAGGATCAAAGAGTTCTACATTGGTTTATCAGTGATACATTTAAGTTTGATAAAGTAAATGTAGCACCTGCGGCCACCAGTGACGAGGAGGAAACATCTGAAGAAAATGAGGTTAATGAAGCTACAGTAGATAATAAAGCCACTGTAGATACAATACCTGAGAATTCAACAGAAGAGACCAAGGACCCCGCTCAGGTAGATCTAGTAGATTCTATTGCTGAGATTGAAGCTGAACAACAAGAAGCTTGGGATCAGCAAACTAGAATTGAAGAAGGTCTTGACCATAAAGGTGGAGGAGATGATGATGATGATGGGCACATAGATGATAGTCCTGAAATTACAGGAATACCTGATGGTGACAAGTTATCTGATACTGATGATGAGTTTGATGCTGATGCAGAAATGCAAGAGATGAAAACTGAAGAGATCATTAAAGAAAAGATAGCTGAAGATGAAGCTGCAGTATCTGAAGTATGTGATGACAATCCTATACCAGAAGTTACTGATGCAGAAGCTGCAGAATTAATCAAAGGCCAAGAAGCTGTTGATCAGCAGATGGCACAAGAAGCAGCAGCTGATAATTCAGTATCTGATGAGAACGTTGACATTGTTATGAAAGGTGAACCTGACTTTAATTTAGATTTTGCACCAGTTGCAGAAGATGATGATGATGTTGAAGCGGGAGATGTTGATTTTGATTTCGCATAAAACTAATATGAATAACTACAAGGGAGATGGCTTAGGCTGTCTCCCTTTTTTTTTATCAAGTACGATCAAATACATGCAATGATAAAGTACATATAAATAAATATAAAGTAAACGTATTCATTTGTTCTTTCTCATTTGGTGCTATATATTCCCAACCTAAAGCACACCTATCATGAGGCCAATGCAAAGCTATATCTAATTGCCAATTCATTATCTTAAATTTTCAAATTGTTCATTCTTCTTAATTGCCCACATAGGCGATAAGTTTTTACCTGTCAATCCTATAGTTTGACCTAAGTGATTCCATATTTTATTTGAACCTTCTTTTTGCCAATCGTAATATCCAACATCTTGTTTATAGTATGCTTTTTCACTTCCAGTAGCAAGATTATATAAATCATTTAAGATTCTTACATAAGCTACAACAGTAGGTCCAAGCATTATAGTACTACTATCTATCATACTCAGTTGATCTTTAGCTCCCCATATCGGTAAAAAGAGTCTATTTTCTTTTTGAATCATAATTAATTGATAAAGAATCTGATTACCTGACCAACCAATTAAAAACGGATAGTCTTTCTCTTGTCTTTCTCTAATCTTTTTAAATCTATCTTCATCTCCTGGATCATAACCAAATAATAAACCAGCAGCTAAACCTAATATTGCTAAGTAAGCAGTTTCTGTAACTATCTTTCTCCATGCAGCTTTTTCTCTATCTGTCATATATTTACTTCTATATTGACCTGTGGTTAACATTTTTCTAAGTGAATCTATAGCATCTATATAATAACCTCGTGTAAGCTCATTAGTATTCCAATTGTATACATCACCAAATAAATTGTTTTTTGCTGTATCAAACTGGAATCTATTAAGAACCATACCTGTTAAAAATCTTCTAGAGAAAGTGGCAAGACTATAACCAAGATACTTTTCTGCAAGAGGGCTATCTATTTTATTAGTTATACCATTAAGTCTTGCGTTTGCATCTGCAATAATTAACTTAAGATTATTAAACTGAGTAGACTTGCTAATAATTAGCTTTTCCCCTGGCTCAAGTTTTCTTTTAGATTTTATTTTATTCTTTGCCATTAACTTTTCAACAGGTATAGAATACTGTTTAGCAATGCTCTCTAAAGTATTACCTTCACCTACTGTATGATTAATTGGAACATGAGAATATTCAGGATCCACACCTTCTTTTAATTTTAATACACCATCCTCATCAGTTGTCCAAGCATCTGCATATGGAATTTGTTTTACTGTACCATCTGGCTGCATTACATCAACCATCTGTTTATACATTATTCCAAATCCAAGTTCCATAGCTGAATTTTGTTCCATTAGTTTCCTATCTGAATAAAGCCACTTTCCATCAAAAAAATCAGTGACCAAAGTCCTAGTGGTTGACTCACCAAACTCAGTTCTAGATTTACCTGGGGCCATATCAAAAGCTTCTGATATTTGTACATCCATAGGTTTAGCACCTCTAGCATAATTACCAACTGTACCCATTTGCCACGTAGCTTTAGCTGCTCTATACTTACCTCTGACTAAAGTTCTAGCATCTAAATACTTTCCACCCGCAGCTTCTATAGCTTTATTAAACTGCATACCTCCTCTGTTTTTTAAAGAAGATTGAGGATTTAATGCAAAGAATGCTCGTGCTGCATTACCTGATAAAGCTCTCATAGCTTTTGTAAGAGGTCTGTTATTTTGCTGAAATTCTGACACTCTTTGTCCATAATAAGTTCTATCTATAAACTCTCTAAGTGCAGTTATTCGCTTGTCTTCACCTTTATTTTTAGAAATTAGATTTAGTCTAGATGAAATTTTACCTGTATTACGACTTGCAACATTTAAATTTTTGATAGCATTTTCATCATCAGATATAATACCTAATATTGCATTCATTACAGGTTCATCTTCCATCAAAGCTTTTTGTTCATTTAAAGAATACAGATAATCCCATATAGATCTCATAGCATCTGTAGAGGTTTCTGCTAAAGATAGTTTATACATACCTCGTACTGGAACTCTTGTAATTCTATTTCCCTCTAAATCTGTTGGAATATAAATAAGTGATTCATCAAAATTAAAACCATCTTCTGCATCATCTTTTTTTCCTTGTACATAGGAACTCACATATTCTAGTGCAGTACTTACCTGTTCTTTTTTGGCCTTTAGTTTTGCTGCTGTTTGACCACTAGTAAATGCTTCTACATTTGTTCTTTGTCTAAATCTAGGTAAATCTAAATACATTCTAGAAGAAAGTACAGCGTCTTTCTGTAGATCTAAAAGTTCTTTTTTATAACCTTGCAATAATTTAAACTTAGCATCGTTCTTAGATTGCATTTCATAGAACTTCTTGTTTTGATATTTATCATCAAAGGCTCCATTAATTACATCTCCTGTAAATTCTTTTGGTAAAAAGTTACCTCTATTGTCTATTATAGTACCTACGTATTGAGATCTATCGGCACCCATAGGTATAGTTCTGTACTTATCTTTTATAGTTGAAGTAGAATACTTAGCAATTGGTACACCTTGTATGTTAATGGTATTACCTTCTGAGTCTTTTATAGAAGTAGTTTTGTAATGATTTTTATTTGAAGGTCTTTCTAAACTCCAAACCTTTAGTCTAACAAATCCAGGAGACATTTTTTCTCCATCATACATGTCTCTTTCAAAGTGATTCTTATAAAACCATTCTTCAAATACAGACCCACCTTCAGTCTCATTAAATATTTTATTTAAAGCTACCTTATCTAAAACAAAATCTTCTACAGTTTCAGCAGTAACAGGATCAGCTCCCGTACCCTCAAGTGCATCATTAAAAGCAGCAATATAATTATCAGTTGGTGTGATGTTTCTAAGGGCATTTAGTTTTGAATATAGGTTTCTCATGTTACCTATTTCAATAGATGTCATTCCAAACTCATTTTGTCTTGTAGTTAAATCTTGAAACACCTTTAACTCATCTGCACTTAGTTTAGCTTTCTTAGATATCTTAAAATTAAGTTGGTTTAAAGTTCTAGACTCTGCTTTTGATAAACCAGTCTTTCTATCAAACAATAGATTCTGTGCTACTATTTCATTTTCAATTGTCTTTAATCTTTCAATCTGTATTGAGTTTAGATCTCGGCCATTAGGTTCACCATCTTTATCTGTAACAGTATTTACAATTCTAAATCTTTCTTCATAAAGACTATTAAGCTTTTCTATTACAGGATTATTACTTGACTTGGCCTGAAGTTTTCTTAAATCATTTAATATTTGATTTTTATCTTGATAGTATTCGCTAGTATATGCAACCTTGGTATTTTTTTCTAAGAATTTGTTTACTTGCTCATTGAATAATTCAGGATTAGATTCTTGTGTAATACCTTCTCCAGCTAATACAACATTTATAAAGTGATTATAGTCATCTTCAAATCTTTGCATATCTGTAGAATACTCATAAAACTTTTTAGATTCTTTTCTATACTTTCTTCTTACTAGTACTCTTTGAAGTTCTTCACCCTGCTTATACTTACCGTTTATATCTACAAGATTGTAGAGTTCATCATACTTTATTTTAGCTTCTTTAGATGCACTAAACTCTAAAAGATCATCGAGATCAGTCCAGGCATCATTTACATTTAATACATTAAGTTCCTCAAGAGCCTTCTGTCTTTCAACAAATGCTTCTGCAGAAACTTTAGCTGATATAGTTATTTCTCTTTTAGTAGAAGGGTCATATATGGTATTAGGTTGCTCCCATATTTTTCTAACATTATATACCTCTTGAGTATATGGTCTATGCATATACTTTTCGTGAAAGTCATTAAGCTCCTTAGTAGCCTTTATTATAGCATCTTTGTCCCCACTTTTGTGTGCAATTTCTAAGTTATTTTGAAGACGATCTCTATCAAATCTCCAACCTTTAAACTTATCAATTACAGAATAAATTTCATACTCTTCAATTTCATTAGTATTTGGATTTATTTCAGCTACAGTATCCACAAAAAGCAATGCTTCAGCAACCTGTTTAGGATTAGTTATATCTACACCTGCTGCTTTAAAAAGAGGATTTAATTTTTCACCAATTCTATTAACTTGATTAAGACTTTGTGTTTCTGATAAAGATAACTTGTTCTTTGTATATCTGTATACAGAACCCAGTAAGTCATCTACATTACCCAAAGGAGTATACATTGCTCCTATATTTCCAAGATCTTCTGTTCTACCCTCTAAGTAATTTAAAATAGTATCTCTGCTTATCCTTTTTGCAATATAAGTTTTGATATTGTTAATGATAGGTTTACTTGCTGTGGTTTTCCTTGGTAAATTTAAAGATGAAACACTTCTTACATTTTCATTATCTATCTTATTTAAAATATCTTTTACAAAGGCATCTATCTCTTCTTCTGTAAAATTATCTGCTGCCAATAAACGCCTTACTTCTGATTCAAAGTTCCCCCTAATATTTTCAGACATTGCCTCAGTGTTCTCTTCAAAAAATTGCACCGTAAAATCTTTACTAAGAGTACTTACTAACTGTAAGTTATCTTCAATACTTTGTGATATGGCAGCAAGTTTATTCATAAAAGGATTTGATCTATCAGAACTTTTTAATCTTAATCTTGCATTATCTATAAATTGTTTTTCAGCTGCTAAGAGTTTTTTGAAGTATTGAATTTTTGCAATACCGTCTGTAGATAGATGTCTCTTATCTTTTTCAAGTTCTCTTAATATATTATTAATCTTATTTGAAAAAGTTTCAATCTCACTAATACTGTTTATAAGAGCAATAGATCTAGTTCTTAAATCAGACTCTTGTTCTGCTAAACCATCAGCTACTTTATCAAGATTCTCTTCAGATAATCTACCATCTTTTGTTTTAAATGGCGCCACATAATCTCTAATATTTTCCAATACAGCCCTACCACCTTCAGCTTCAAGTTCTTCTTTTAACTTTTTAGGGCTATTTTTTAATACACGTATTTGATACTGCATTTCTTCACCCATTGTATCAATAGTTTCTTGTAAAGCCTTATCAGAAGATTGACTAAGATCCTTTAAAAACTGTTCTGTTTCTTTTCTAAAGTCAGCCAAATCAGATTTAATATATTCAAAATCCTCTATTACAAAGTCTTTATTAATCATCATATCAACTAACTCATCAAGTGTAGTTGACATTTTAAGTTTCCCAAGATTTACTTTTTTTCCAGCCAATGCCCTAACAACTTGTTTTATAGCATAAAGTATTTTCTTTAGTAGTTTTTGAAACTCTGTATCATTATCTATAACATCATTTATTATTTCATTCCCACCAAGCTCAATTGCTTTTACTAAAACTTCTTCTTTAAATCTATCTGTATTAGGTTCTAGTTCAGGGTATAAATCTTTAACAGAATTTATTATTGCTTTTCCTTTATCTGTACTCGCTGTCTGATCGTAAAGATTATAAAATAATTTAGCATTCTGCTTCTGAATGGCTTTCATAAAAGGATGCGCAAATTCATGTAACACATTAGATGAATTGAACTGACCCTCAATAAAATACACTTTATCTCCATAGAAAAATGCAGATACACCAGCCTTCAATGGCGTAGGTGAATTTTCTAATAATAGTTCTGCCTCAGTTTGTGTAATAATAACTGAATCTATACCAAATATTTTAGTAAACTTATCAGATAATGCTTTTGCAATAAGTTTATCTTTCTCTACCCTTAATCTTTCATCAGTAAAAAGATCATCAGTATCATACAAGTATCTATCATTGTATTCTATACCAGCTCTTCTAGCATCAAGCCTTTGAACTTGTCTTGCTTCTTCTATTTCTAGATTTAGCTCCTCTTCAAAGTATTGATTTACTAAACCTGGCGATATGTATATATCTCTTTCTACAGTATCACCTAATCTAAATGTCACAACTTCTTCTCCAAATCTTTGATTTATAGTATTAGCTAAAGCTCTAGCATTTTTAATATTCATACCAAGTCCTGCGCTAGATAATCTATCTACTACATCATAAAGGTTAGATTTTATTTGTTTTCTACAAGGCATAATTCTTTTTTATAAATATAATTAAAATCCACAGAAATCATCTGTTCTATCTATTGGAGGTTTACCCTTAGGTCCAAATTCTTTTTTAACATCTTCTTCAAATTTACTTAAGTCTCTCTGATCCATACGGAGAGTACCATCTGGATTACGTACTACTCTTCCAGATAAATATCCTGGAGGTTGATCACCAGTTGTTGTATCGGTAGTAAAATCAGTATTAAGATTTCTTCTAGTTAAAAAGCTATCTGTAAGAATTTGTAGAACTTGTTTATTAGATAAAAGATTTAATAACCACTTGGTAAACTTCTTCCACCAGTTTAGAGCTTCACCTTTTTGTGCTACTACTTGTTCTCCTATAGCTTGAACTAAAGCTTCTTCCCCACCAAATCTTCTTATTCCTTCCTGAACAAGTTCATTGTCTCTAAAGTATGCAATGTAATGATGAGCATACTCATGAGGCAAAGTATCTTGTTTTTGGTTTGCCGCATCAATTAAAACAGTCATAGCTTTTATATTAGCCTGACCTATAATTTTATCTTTGTAAGTTTGATTTAATAAATATAAATCACTAAATACATTAGTAGTGCTACCATAAACAAGTTTATTTGTTAAACGACTGTTTAAATCAGTTAAGTCTGCTAACTTTTGAAAAGGTGCTTCATAACCAGTAAACAAGCTCTCCTGAACTTTATCCCATTGATCTGTAGCAGTCATAGAAAGCACTCCTTCAGCTATACCATTGTTTAAGTCTTTAAATAACTTACCACTTGATTCTGCAGTTACAGCATTTAAGAACCAACCTGGAACTGGAGCCATTATATCTCCTGCTGTATTTATATCTTTATCGTCTGCAGTAAATTCATCTTTATTAGCAAGTACATATTTAACCAAGTCTTGTTTAGCTTTTAATTTTACATACTCTTCATTTTTTTTACGTTCAAGTAAGTCATTACTATTATGAAAATAGGTAGGGCTTGTTAGTCCTCGCAAACCATCAGTAATACCATTAGTAGCTAGGATATCTTCTGCTAAATCACCAAGACCACTTTCTATGGCAGATGATGGTGCAGGTCCGTAATAATGCTCCCAAGACAGCTCAAACTGAGATATCCTTCCTTTAACAAGATCAGCTTTTCTTTGCTCAGGTGTTTGAAATTGTACTTTAAGTCTTTGTTTTAATAACTCCTTTTCTAAGTTTTCTAAAGCTACATAATCAATTCCTTTTTTGATTCTGTCTGTATTATTTTTAAAATCTTTTAAAGCAAGTTGTGCATCAATCCAACGATCATCAGATGATGTGACTTCTTCACCACTATAATATGTTACATCTTTATATAACTTTTCCCCAGTAACTGGATCTTTTCCAGCACGTTCTCTTCGTTTAGAAGGTACTCTTTCATATAACTTATCTAGTTTACCATTTATAAAGTTATATGTATATATACCTTCTTTTCCTTGTAAGTTAAAATCTCTACGAACACCAGGAAATGTTTTAGTAATGTATGGACTCATACTTTGACCAATATCAAAATAATTCTGAGCAGTTACAAAAAGTTCAAATAAATCCTTTTTAGTTTTTGTACCATTATCAAATCCTGAAATAGTATCTTTAATCTTTTTAATTTCTAGATCTGCTAAATACTCAAGATCTTTATCGGCTTGTTCAGCTATTTCAATGTCTTTAATGTATTGAGGATTATTAGGATCCATACCGCTTTTTTCTCCTTCCTCAAGTCTTTTAAGTTCTTGTTGAGTTGACCAATCAAGAATTTCTTCACCGTAAGTATCATATAATAAATAACCTAATGCATAAACATCTAAAGTAACTCTACCTCCATACTCTACGTTTATATACTTATAAGGATCACTCTTTATAGCATTTTCCATTGTAGCTAAAAAAGCTACTTTATTTTTACGGCTAAATGCATAAAATTGAGAAGCGGCTTTTTTTAAAGGTGCTGTTAATTCTGCAATAACTTTTTGCGTTGTTTCTTGAGATCTTTTCATCTCCTGATTGAACACATCTGGACTAGAATCAAATCCAATGGGATCATTTGTAAAATTCAGCTTTATGTTAGGATACTTTTCTCTTAATACAGCTTCAATTTTCTTAGATAACTCTTCACTAAATTTAGTATCAAATCCAGTGGTGTCAGGACCTAAAATTATTTCAGGGTTTCTACTCACAAAACTTTCAAAACCTTTTAAGTCAGCTTCATTACCTAGTATATGTATTTGATCTATATCATATACCACATAAATATCTGTAGGAGTTGGATCCATTGTATTTTTTATAATAGAAGAATCCTTATTAGTTTCTTTATCTTCTTTTATAATAGCAGCAAATGACTTATCTCTTCTAGTTTGTTCTTTTTGCGTATAAGTACCAGGATTTTTCATATCCAAAATAACTTTAACTAAATTTCCATCAAATGCAGAAAAACCTTCTTCTCTTGTTTTTTTTATAAACTCAGAAGCTTCTTTAAATGTTAAGTTCTTTCTTATTCTTTCATCAGATTGAAAAGCATCTCCAGTTTGTTTAGGTTTTAAATAGACAGCATATTTAATCTTGTTATCATAAAATTCATTTGCTTTTGCAAGTCTACCTTTTTTAAATGCATATAATGTAAAAGAACCACCGTCATCATCCATTACATTTCGAGGCTTTTCAAAAAATTCCTCTTGCTGTTCTAAAGTTGATTTATCATATAAAGTCTTTAATATACCATTAGCATCAATAGTATCTTGTTCTATGTATGTACTAAAAGGGTCCGCTGTTAAATATTCTAAAGCTGTTGAAGGGTTATCTGCAAAAAAGAACCCTTCTTGTGCAGATGAAGATCTAGTATAAGATCCAAGTTTTTCTTTTGAAAATGGTTTAAAATTTTCATCAGTACCATGATATAAAATATCTTTTACTTGACTATTTGGGAATATAGATTGTATGTATTCAGCATATTGTTCTTTTGTACCAATAGCAGCAAGCTCAGGATTTTCAGAAAACAGCACATCTATTTCAGGATTAACTTGATCAGTAACCATTAGCTTACTAAACTCGTCATTGAAGATAATGTTAGATGGTATAGGTCCTGCAGATGCAAACATCTCTGCCATCTCTAAAGGACTATATCCATTTAGATTTCTACCTTGTGTTGTGTATAAAACATATGCATTTCTACTAGGATTTTTTGTATAGTAGTCATACATATTTTTTATTTGATTTATAATCTCATCTTTAGGAACCTGTCTAGCAGGATCATCCATAGGAAGTTGCCAATCAGTTACGGTTTGTATTGCATAAGATGAACCTTCCGTACCTGTTTGAAATCCTCTAGGTTGGCCTACTATAACTCTAAGACCCTTACCTTCAATCTTTTGTTTTTTATATGCTCTAGAATCATTAGCATATAGAATACCAGCTGTACCTCCACCGTGGAATCCATCTTGATTAGATCCAAATACAGTATCTTCATTACCTTTTAGGTTTTTAATATCAACAAGACCTGTATAAGTTTTAACCTTAGCAGGCGGTTGAGTAGATTTATCTATGTTTCCACTTTTTACAGCATTATGTCTAAGTGTAATACTAAATCTTTTAGACTTATTTCCTTCAGCATCTATACCATGTTTATAATTGATTTGCCCATCTTTACCCATTATTAAACCTAGGCCAGATTTCATAGATATTTTATATTCTTTTTTACCCTTTAGAATCATAGTTCTTTCATCACCAAAACTTATAGTTACTACAGAAGGATTTAACTTACCTTTATTATTTAATATAGGCTCGTTGTCTGTATGGAATCCTATTTTTTGACTACCATCCTTATATTCATTTATAAGAACCATATCAAAGTATCCATCCTCAAAACCTAAATCTCTAGTTATTTTAGAGACCAACCTTTGAAGTTCAACACTTCCTGTATTAGCAGGCCTAGTTGTCCCTGAATAAGAATAACTTTCATCAGAAAAATACATACTGCGTCTACCCCTACCAAATTTATCAGAAGACTTATGCTCAGATTCATAAGTTTGATCATACAATGTTTCTATAAAATCAAAAACTTTTTTAGACTCTTCGTTTGTAAAAACTTGTTTAGTAAAAACTTCGGCATCTTCTACATTAACACTTTTTAAACCCTTGGTATTTACTAAACCATTAGTAAGTAAAGTTGCAATGTCTAAATCACTACTTTGATCTGTTGGTTGAACAGGAGCTATAGGAGCACCATATTCTTTAGGATCTACCACTAAGTCTATAAACTTATCGGTTGACATTTTACCAAATTTTAAAAGCTTCTTAAATACAAATTCAAAAGTAGCATCATTGCTTTGAGCATCTGTGAAATTCTGACCAGCTACATTCATTATATTTACAAAGTTCTCATAAGGAAGAACATCAATCATTGAATCTCTATTATATCCACCTGTACCATTTTGATATATAGATATCAAAGGTAACCTCGCAAATAATCTAGACAATCTTAAGTTCTCAGCTCTATCAGCTACTTTCTTTACAGCAGGGTCTGCAAGATCTTTTAAGTTTTGGTAATAGATATCGCCAAGACCTTCTGTCTTTTTTACTTGAGATATGTTTCGTAATGATAAAACTTTTATACCAACATTATCACCAAACTGTTTAGGAATATAAAGCTGCTCAAGTATAGGATACTTTTGCTTTAAATCTGCATTTCTGTCTATACTGTCAATTACAGTTTGTGAATAAGAATAAGCTCCTGTTCCCATAATTACAGATCTATTATAAGAATCCAGAAGCGCTTCTTTATTCAAGAAGTATTCATAGGCTTGTTTTGTAGCATTCTCTTCAGTAAAATTAAACTGAGTTTTTAAAGTATTCTTAACAGCAATAAATTCTTTGTCACTAGATATATTTTCTAGTGGTATTCTAGATCTTAAATACTCTCTTGCTATTACATACTTTTTATACTGTATAACATTATCAAATATATCTTTATTAAAAGTTCTTAGACCTTCTTTAGGATATGTTATAGAATTTTTTAGATAAGCTTTGTTAAAAAAGTCTCTTTCTATTTTAGCATTATCTACATATATAACATCTGACTGTTCTGTCATATTAGCCATTGCACCTCTTTCTACACCTTCTCTGTTTATAATCTTACGGCCCATGTATGTTTCAGGAGTAGATGTTAGCTTACCATTAGAATCCACAAAACCTGTCTGATAGTTTTGGAATATATAATCCATCAAACTATCTTTAAATCTTGTTATAAGTAAAGACTTCTCATCTCTGGTTGCTCTTATAAAAGGAAGTTCTCTCTTAAGAAAATCATTAACTCTGTCATTATTTCTAAATTGAAACACAGGAGTTACAATATCTTTAATAAGATCACCTATCCTGAAGCTACTTAATATAGATTCTTCTCTTAGTTTTCTTACAAGCTGTTGATCCACCTTTGTTAGATCAGCTAAACCTTCATAATTAGCTTCTTTAAGAATTATTTCTTGTAGTGTTCTTGATGTAGTTGTATCAGGATTAGACTGAAGCTTTAAACTTGTCAAACCTTTTAACTGCTTTTCAATTTCTAAGAAATGAAGAAACATATTTAATCCTACGTTATTTGCTCTAGGATCATTTGAAATAGTATCTCTATTTACAGAAGCCATATCACTAGTAGTAAAGACATCCTTATCTCCCATTCTTCTACTTAAAACATCATAGAAGTTTTTATTAGTTATATACTGGTATACCGTAATATCTTGATAATCTTCTGTTGTAAACTCAAGTAAGCTACCCTTTCTATTTTGTTCAAGAGCTATTTTTTCAATAGTTCTACCTGCAGCTTCGTATTTTACAAACTGGCGCTCAACACCTTCTGTTGAATACTCGCTACCCAGCTTTCTCTGTTGAGCAGCGTATTCTATTACATAAGGGTTAGATACAAACTGTACTGCTGACTTAATTGGAACACCAGCTTTTATTAAGTACAAAAGTATCGGAGCTACCTCTCTATTACCTTGAATGTTAAACACCCAAGGATCCTTTTCAATATCTACAAATCCATTTAACAATTGATTATAAAGCTCATTAATGTTATTACCATCTTTTGCTGTAACATCCGATATTGATATAGATCCATCAGGAAACTCATTATGTGGTAAGAATAGTCTCATATTATAATCACCATCTGTAAGTGTCCAGCCGCTTTTTATAAAATTAGGAAGACTTGTCTCTTTAATTACTTCTCTTTTGCCTGCTTTATCTACTACAGTAACGGCTTTAACATATCTCTTAGTTGCATTATCATATATTTCTGGAGAGTATTTTTTAGGCATCTTACCTCCTTGGCTGTTTATTATAGGACTTAATGCATTTTCTATAGCTACAATACCAAGTACTCTTTTACCTATCATGTTCTCAGTATGCTTCTGTAAATTATAGATAGGCTCGATTGTTCTTGTTGGACTTATAACCTTTGTCTCTTTGCCGTTTTTATCTACTTTAATTTTGACACCTTGACTTCTGTTAGCGTATCTATCATAAGTTGCTACATCATCTCCAATTTCATCAGCTATCTCTTCTTTTAATAAATAAGTAGCATTAGGTTTTACTAAGTTAGCATAGTTAGATTTTAGACTAAGTATCTCAGCCATGTTAAACATTATATCATTTTGTAAAGCAAGCTTCTTAGTATTAAATATCTTTTTCTGAGTAGCTTCAGTAGACATGTTTGCCATCTCAATAGTCTTTTCTACAGAAGAATTATATTCAGTCAAAGACCCATCAGAATTTATGTTAGGAAAAAATATATTAAGCTTATCAATATCAAAGTCAGATCCTGATTTAGCAACTATCTCTGTTGGAAGTATTATAATGTTACCCGCACTTGCTGGAAGAAATTCATGAACCTCACCAAATTCCATATAGTTAATACCTCCAACAGGAATACGTGTACCTACTATGGTAACCTTTTTTCTATTTTCACCATTATTAGCATCTAACCACTTTTCGTCCTTTATAAGCTTATTTAAATTAGCTAAACTAGCCTCTTCATCTAAAACTCTAGTTGTATTTTCTACACCAGAATCATCTATATATGTTTCTTCTCTATATACAGCAACGTCATCAAGTCTTAAAAGATTTTTAAAACTACCTTGCATCGCAATAGCTACTTTCATACCTGCAGTACTACCATCTTCTGGTTTAGTTCTGTAAAAAGGTAAATCGTTTGTACCTCGATATTTTTGAATGTCTGCTGTACTTGCTGTTTTGTACTCAGCTTGATTCCACATACCGTTGGTCAAAGCACTAGAAACTTGAACTAAAGACTCACCATTAATTCTTTGATTAATAATTCTTTTTTGAATTAGATTAATTATCATTGACTCAATATCACCAGCTTTAAAGTGATATGATAAATCAGTTTCTAAAGTTCCATTTACATTCTTTCCTACAAATTCTATTTGATGTTCAGGGACATTTCTTCTGCCTAATTCTCTTTGAACTAAGCTTAAGAAGTTATTAATATTACCTATATACTTATCGCCTTCTTTTCTATATCCTATTTCAGACAAAAGCTCTTCTTCTAAAATCTTTTCATAATCACTTATCAATTTAGCGTATCTTTCTGCAGCATCCTTAGCATCAGGATCTGTAATAATACCTCTATTATAGAGATCTTTTAAGATCATTTTTCTAAACTGAGTAGAAAATATAGTTTGTTTTTTAAACTTCTTTGGAACGCCTGTTACATTTTTAAGATACTCTACGTAGATAGTATTCATAGTAAAGTCAATATCACCCTTTAGTGTATCTTGCTCTTTATTCTCAGCATCAAAAATTATATCAGCGCCTTCTGGATTAGATGCTATATGTGAAACTTTAGAACCTGTCTTAAATAAAGAATAGTGAATACTTTTATCCATCATTTGTTCATGAAGACTTTCTAATTCACCAGTCATTACCCCAGGTATCAATGGCATAAGTGAAAATTTATGCATTGAATTAACAGGTAACTTAGCTTGTTTTATACTACCTGAATAGAATAACTTATATGGCGGAAAGAATTCAGTAACTTCATTTATACCCACATATTCTCCTCTAGAAATTTTTTGAAACAAAGCTTCTTGCTCATAGCTCCAATCATTTTCTAAAAATCTTAAAGATCTGTATGCATCAAAAGTAATATAACCTTGGCCATCAGCCTCTTCCATTCCTTTATAAACACTGAGATCTCTCTTTACAAGTTCATCTACTCTAGCTTTATCAAAGTTTTTACTATAGAATTCTCTGAGACCCTTTTCTATCTGATCTAAATATTCACTGTCTCTTTCAATGTCTTTCATAATAGCAGTATTTAAACTACCATCATACCTAAGAGTCTTCTTACCATTTTGCTCTGCATAAGAAGTCTTTTTTAAATGACCATTAACGAATGTCTGAGCTGCTTTATCTACTCTAAAAGTTTTACCACCAGACTTAGTACCAGGAGATCTTTTTGAAAGCTCTTCTTTCTCATGATTGTATTGTGATAAATCACCTTCAAGTAAATTTGCAGTTTCAAAATTATGAATCCATGAATTATACACATAAGCCGCAGCTAATAATTTCTGTTGTCCAAGTGGATCTTCAGTAATTTTATTAACCTCTTCTAATAAGTTCTTACTTAAATAGTCATTTTCTGCAATTTTTAACCGAACCTCAGTTGCTAACTTATTAAAATACTCATTTATTTCACCTTTTATCTTAGCTTGTAATGTGATGTTTTCATTTTCTAAATAAGATTCTAAATCAAAAAACTTACCTTCATTTTTATCAATGATGTCATATATTTCTTGCTTAGTATCATCAGTTAATACGTCATCAAATATTGTAAATGACTCACCTGCCATTCTACCATTAGTAAGTTTATTATTAAATCCTACATAGTTTTTAAACTCTGGGTTACTCTTAAACTTATGGATCCTGTTAGCTTCAGAAGCTAAGTAGCCCAATATAAACTCATTGTTTATTAACTCTTGAGTACCTCGATAATCACTAAACTTGTCTATATCAATGTATAAATTAGAGTTCTTTTTATTAAGATCAAATCCTAACTTACTTTTAATAGACCCTGTAAACTTTAAACCAAATGCAGACTTCTTAGATGCAGCTCTAATAAACTCTTGTGTTCCACCTAGCAGCATCATGTGAAGCTCTTGTGAGAACTTAGATCCTTCATCTAAGTCAGCGGTATTAGTACCTCCACCTGTTTCTTTAGTAGTACCAGAATCTAAGAATAATTCAAGATTAGCATTTTGTATACGCTTGCCGCTTGTTGCAGTAGAGTTTAAAGAATACATACTTCTTAAAAGTACTGACTTAGATGTAAAAGGATTTATGTCAGGACTAAGATAATTCATTGGATTATTTTCACTATCTATAAGATTTTGAAAATCTTCTGCATCATTTATTTTGGATGTTCTTGTAGATACTGTATTATTTTCTATATACTCATATACTATATTTCCTTCTGCATTCTGTACACCAAATATATTAGCCGCTTCTCCAAATCTTCCTTGTAAACGTGCTATTCTATCTATCTGAGTTTTTTGAGACGTAGCAGATGTAGACGTAATGCTTTTATCTAAAGGTCTTTGAAGTGTCTTAATGGGATCCTGCAGTAAGTCAGATAATCTATCAGTTTGTGTTTTACTTAAAGGCGCATCCTGAGTGCTTACTTTATCATATACATTTTTAAGATTACCATAGATATATTCTAAACCATAAAATCTTTGACCCTCTGATGAAGTTAATTCGGTTCTTATGGTATCAATATTATCTACATATAAACCAATTGCTCTAAGAAATTCTACAGACTTAGACGTATCAAACTTGCCATTTTTACCAAAGTCTTGGATAACCTTTTCTAAATTTAACTCTGTTATTTTTGAAGATGGGTTCAGTGTTGTGTATGGGTTATCCATATCACTCATGTACTGATTTCTAAACGTATTAATAACATTTCTAGCATCAGCAGATGCATTATTTACTTTGGCTGTATCATCCTTAAATAAAGTTAGCTGTATATAAGGTACTCTTGACTTATTAAAATCCTGCCAGAAAGATGTAGTAGCTTTAAAGTCATAAATATTATTAGCTGCTATACTTGGGTTGGGAAGCTTAGTTGAAGTCAATTGTTTAAAAGGTGCATACATGTCACCTGCCTTAACCAGTTTATCATACATTACTTGAGGATCAGATTCACTTGCAATAGTTCTTACAACATTATTCCACGTTAACCTAAAGTCAGCAAGCTTTTTAAATCCTAAAGAGTTTAACTTAGTCTTGCCACTCTTGTCTGTGTCATGCAGACTTTTAAGCATGTATATTGTTTCCTTACCTGCAAACTCTAATAATGATTTATCTCCAACTTTTTTATCAGCAAATCTTTCACCAACTTCTTCAGCTGTATTTTCATCCTTAGTAAGTTCATCTTCTATATATGTATCTGCTAGAATCTTATATGTACTGTTTTTCAAATGGAAACCTACCGTACCATCTGTTGCTGTGCCATAGTTTTCTACAGCAGCTGTAAGTACTCTTATGTTTTCATCAAGCTGATCTACTACAAATTCATTCTCCTCGGCAACTTCTACTCTTTGTGTTTTAAATTCGTTTAACTTTTCCTCAAGTCTCTCTTTTATTACATCATATAAAATAGACTTTTTACCAGGATCCAAAACTAACTTAAGAGCCATGCCTTTATTATTTTCAGAGTCAGTGCTTCTTAAATCCATAGTAACTTCATCAACTATATCAGATATAATTGAATCCATACTATCTTTAACTAAAAGAGATTCGCTTCTTGTTAAAGCTTGTTTATCGGTACCAGGTTCTGTAATACCTATGTTTCTTTCTAACTCATCAAACTGTACATTCTCAATGGTAGGTGTATATTTATTGAGACCTTTGTTATAATAAAGAGCTTCAAACATTTCTTGAACCATTTGAATTTCCATTACATTAGATGCATATCCTACACCAAACAACTTTTTTAAGAAATTTAATATTCTTCTAAAGAAAGTATTTCTTTTAGGAGATCCTTTTTTAGCTTTTGGATTTTTAGCATAAGTTCTAAACTCTTCTGCAAGAATTTCTTCTATTTCCTGAACACTATAATTTTTACCACCTTTTAAAGATTTTTTAACTTCTCTATATAGAGCTCTTTTTTCTTTAGGTGATAAAAACAATTGTGTAAATCCATGCCATGCTTCGTGATATAAATCAACTGATGAACCTTTCTTAGCGATCTGTATTGTACCATACTTACCTGCAAGAATACCGCCATATGAAATAAACTTAGCAAATGCATCTGAGTTAACTATATTAACTCCTACCTCTAAATCTAAATATTTACTAAGGTCAGATTTATTCCACCAATCAATTGCTTTTTTATTTTGCTCAGATGTACCTTTATCTTGAGTTAATGTTCCAGATCTTTCTAAACCAAATCGTTTAGCTATACCTCTTTCATAAGGTGTATTTGTTCCTGCTTTAGTTGTAGCATCATCTATTTGTTCTTCCTTAGATTTAGTCTGTCTATTTTTATACAGCTCTTTATAGTAAGGTACTCTACTATCTTCCTGAGCATAAAAATCAGTTTCTTGAACATTGCCAATAACTTCCCCAGTAGTACTATCCACTACAGATAAGAGTTCGGGTATAAAAATTTTAGTCTTGTTATCAATTTTTTCTTCTATTACAAATGTTATAGGCGCACCTACCATAAAGGGAATTGTGACATTTCCATATTTATATTTATCAGCAAGATAGATTTTCATTGTTTGACCATCCACAGGTGATTGAAATAGTATATATGCATAAGGACCTTTACCACCAGGTCTTTCTCCATTTTCTACTGCAGATATAGTAGTTGTAGTTACAGTACCAGCATTCTTTACAAAAGCTGCAAGAGCATCTTTTCTTTTTCTAATTTCAGATGGTTGCTTTTCTTTAGCATCTTCTAAAGATTTAGTTACTTTACTGGGTATAGCAAAGTTCATATATTGATTAAACACCTTTTCAGCATTAGCTGAAGATAAATCAATTTTACCACCTTTTAAGGAAGCAAGATAATCAGTGTAAGATATGCCAGACTTTTGAAGTTCGCCTGTTTCAATATTGTAATCTACAAAAGCATCACTTGCTAAGTTACTCTCATTAAATATTATACTTATAGGATACTTTACGTTTTTAAACTCACTAGCATTCATGAGTGTATCAACTATAATAGATTTAGCTTCTGGACTTTTTAAATCGAGAGGCTTTGATTTCTCTGTAGGATTCTTTTGAAAAGTATCTTCAAAATAAGAAAACTGAATTGTTTTATTATTATCTAGATATTTTATACCATGTCTTCTTTGTTTTCTACTTTTAGTATAAGGAGATAAGAATTGCTTTATGTAAGCTGATCTTTCATTATAATCTAACTTATCATTTATTAATACCTCAGCAATTTTTTCAGCAGTAGCTTGATCAAGAGCAGGTCTATTTACAGTAAACTGCTCACCTCTTATATTTATTGTAGACTTGTATACATTCTGTGATTTTAATGGTGTTATTGTTCTTATTGAATCCTGTAAACCAAACTTAGAAAGAGTTCCTAATGTTAAACTTTTTTGTGTATATGCGGCCTCTACACCTGCAGAGAAACCTACAAGAGCTAATGATTTTACATCACCATTAAGAATGCTTTTATTTAAATCGTATAAGCTTTTAAGCTGCTCTTGAAATATTTTTTCAGCAACTTCTTGAGTTACTTCTTGATCAGCCATAATCCTAGCAACGTTATTTGCCAATACTTCGTATCCATAAAGATTTACAGGTTTATACTTACCACCTTTCTTTACCACGTTTCTCATCATTTGATAGACAATCTGCCCACCCGTTTGAGTTATGTTTCCGTTATTATCAAATTTAATAGGGTTACCTTCTTTATCAGCTAATACAGTTAAGATAACTTCATTTGGGTTTATTACATTTGCCTTAGACTTTCCTGCTCTTATTATAGCAGAAGCCTTCAATAAAAAGTTACCAGTTATCTTATCTAGATCCTTAACATCCATATCAGATAACTTCATAGGCTTTAGGGTAACGTCTACTCCTTGATAAGATATAGTACCAGTTACACCTTCTTCCTGAACATCTTCAGCTTGTTGTATATTGTTAAATACAGTATAAAAAACTTTTCTTTCTTCTGAACTTTTTTGAATTAATGTTTCATCAAGTTTATTAGGATCAAGAGTTTCAAATTGTTGAAACGTTGTGCTAAATACATTAGTTGGCTCAAGCCTAACAGGCTCAAGTCTATCTACAGATGATGGAGGTATCTTAGACGTAGTCAACTCTGTTTGAAACACAGCTTCTTTTAAAACGCTTTGACTTTGCTGTGGTGCAAAATGTTTAAGTACATTTCTTAGGCCAACGTTAGGATCAGCAAAAAGTTTATTAAGCTTAAGTATTGGATCTACATTTAGCTCAACATCATTAATAAAGTTTGGTAAGGTTGAATAAGCTTTAAACACCATTAGTGGTACAGGCTGTAAGAATTTCACAGCAGTATCAATATCTTTTGCTTTTGTAATCTTTTTAAAAAGATCTTTCATATATGCATCAGCATCAAATGGAGTATTTTCCGATTGAGCTTGCTTCATCTTTTTAGTTACAGCAGTATATATCTTTTCTAATTGTATGGGGCTAACAGCACAAATTATTTTCATGTCTTAACAGTCTAGGTCATCTAATAAATTATCTTCAGCATCTTCTGCTGAAATATTAGAATCATTTATTTCTTTTAATTTAGCATCATTTGCAAGAAGCTCTGATGTAGCAGTTGTTGTCTCTTTACCAAAGTTTTCTTCTTCTTTAGTTACATTTTGTTCAAAAGACTTTGGATCATTTAACGCATCATTTGATAAATAGTTATCATTTATTTGATCAAGAGTTAACGTCATAACTGAACCATCGTTAGATTTAACTGTAATTTTATTACCATCTATTTTTGAAACTTTCACAATACCATCTTTTTCTACAAATATATCACCTTTGGATTTACCTTTAGTTTTTATTACATCTAATTTAGCAATTACTTCGCTACCTACTTTAACATTTGCTAATGTTATTGATGGAGCTCCAAAGTTAGAACCTGTGTTTAAAGCTGCTTTAGCTGCTTCTAGAATGCTATTAAGCTCAGAAACTGCTTCCGTTGGAATTTCTCCTTGCAATTCAGCTATCATAATGTTTCTATTTACTGTATCTATATCTTTTATAGATTTAGCTTTTGCAATTTGAGATTTCAGTTCATTAAATGCTTTGACTTCTGACTTAGTCATTTTAACATTCTTAATAGGTTGTTTTAAAGCATCTTCTAAAGCATCATTATCTTGTTCATCAGATGATTCTGTTTCACCAAGTTTATTCTCTAATGATGAATCCGTAGATGGTGCAGTTGTTAAAGGAATTACAGAGTTAATTCTTTCTGCAAAGTCAGCCTTATTTAAATTTATTAAGTATTCACTACTAAGTAAGTTTGCAGAAGAAGGTCGTTGTGCACTTTCAATTTTACCATCAGTATTTTCACTAGTAGATTTAGTTATCTGAATGGGTAATAAAGCTATGTTAGCATCAACACCTATCATTCTATTTAAAAGATTTGCATATGCAGTTTGTTGCAATCCGTAGTTCTGAAGTTTAGAAAATTTATTTCCTTTCTTAAAGAAGCCATTCCATTTACTAGATTGACCAGTCTTAATATCTACAATAGTAATATTACCTTTTCTATCTGCAACAAGTAAATCAATTTCACCAGCTATTCTTAAAGCATCGTCATAGACAACTATACCTGTACTAGCTATATATAGTTCACCGTTATCAACTCTTCTCTTAAGCTCAGTAAGCATTCCTTCAGGACCAAAAAGATTATCATAAGCTTCTCTACTAATCTGATTCTCATTAAACTCAGGTACTGTACCTTTATCAAAAAGATCTTTAACGGCCTTGTCAACATAATTACCTGTAATTCTAGAAGACTCATATGTAAGCTCACCTACTAGATTAACTGCAGCATCTTTTAGACTAGTTGCAGATGCAGTATCAAATATATCTTGAGCTTTAACTTTTTCTACAGGCAGTCCTTGTTTATCAAGTAAATTAAGAGAATATAAAACTTTACCATCTTCAAACCTATAGACATTAACCTTATAAGGTTTATCCTTAACAGTTATTCTGTAAGTTGCAGATGTTTTATATTTATAAATACTACCTTTACCTGCTAATCTATACCTCTTTGGATCAGATTTTACTAACTCTTGTGCTGCCTTATAAGCTTCAGTACCTTCTATAAGGCTTTGGTCTCTTTCCTCTAGTTTTGTTAGTTCAATACCTACACTTATACTTCCATCATAACCAGGTTGTCCTTCTTCTATTGTTTCATCTATAAGAACAACTTTTTCTAAAGTAGCTATATCTTCTTTATTAGTAAGTTCTTCAGCACCTTCTAGTTCAGGAACTAAATCTGATAAACCTATGGCAGCTTGTTCCATTGCAACCATCTCAGATACACCTTCTAACACTTTAGGTAACCTAACCTTAAGTTCCCTAAGAGTGTATGGCTCTACACCAGATATTCCAGCTTTGTTAATTTCATCAATAAATGCGTCTATTGCAGTTATATCTTGACCTAATGTTCTGTCAAATATCTCTTGTACCTTTTCTTTATCTTTGTATGTATAATCACCTAAGAACTGATTAATAACAGAAGTAACTCTACTGTATGGATCTTTACCTTTACCCTCTATATAATAACCATCATTTTCTTGCCTGTACTTGGGTTGTTTAGATTTAAGCTCTTGTATCTTATCAATTGCAGCTTGCTGCTCAGGACTAAATCCAGATCTAATTCTAGAGTTAATAACACCCTCTAAATTTTTTATTTGAATTTTTAAGTACTTAATATTTTCATCTTCTTGTGGAGTTCTAGTTTTCTTTTCTTCCAAAGACTCAACTTGAAGTTTTATTCTTGTTTGTATAGCTCTTAGTGTAGGAGCATTCTTACCTATGGTACTGATAGTTTTACCATTAAACTTAAACTCAAAATCTTTCTTTAGACCTTCGCCCTTTACAGCAGCCTTAGCTTCTTGTTTTTGATTGTAATCATCAATTATTTTTTTAACTGTAAAGTTTCCTTGCTTAACAAACTTATCAAAAAGATTTTCTTGTTGCTCCTCTGTTAAGGTATCTCTTTGCTCTAGTGTTAATGTTTTATCAAACTCTACAAATAAAGCATTTCTTAATTCTGCGGGCATGCTTGCTATATCACTATCTGTAGTATATACTACAGCCTTTTCAGTTGGTGTAGTTGTAACTTCAGCAGAATCCTCATTTTCTAAATACTCTTGTGTTATTCTTTCAAGCTCTTCATTCCTTTGCTGATTAATTAAGTTTACAGTATTTTGATTTGGAAGACTTTGTATATTATAAATCTCCGCAGATAGATAGTTGAACTCTTTGTTTAATTTTTTAACATCTACGATTTCACCACTTTCATCAACAAATCTTAGATTACCTTCTTTGTCTTTATAAAATATAACAGGATCTTGGTTTTCATCATATGTAGCTTGTATATACTGACCACCTTCTAAATCTTTAACAAGATCGTTAAGCTTGTAAGTCTGACCCTTCTTTGCAGGAAATTCAGCTAAGGTAACCTTTGTGTCTTCTAACGGTAGACTAGCAATCTTATCATCATACATTTTATTTATATCAGCAACCTTTGCTTTATAAATATCATCATTTGCAAGAGCAGCTTCTTTGACCGTTAAGTTTTTTAGATTCTCATAAGGAATAAAAAACTCTCTATAAATCTGCTCATACTCTGGAGTACCTTTCTTATATACAACCTTATCAATATTATTAAATATTTCAGAAGGTAAAGTTCCATCTTTGACAAACTGCGCAAAGTCATCTGCACTCATATACAACCCTTGATCAGCAAGTTGATTTAAAAATGCATTATCTTCTACCATACTAACTTGACTATTTACAAGTCTTGTATAATATTCAGATCTTCTATCATAAAGCCTCTTCATCCACTTTTGATTCTTATCCACTACTTCTAAGAAACCAGCTGGATCATGTAGAATGTTTATCATTCTAGACATTTCTCTTGATTCTTGACCTAACTTGTAATAATCTGTTAACTTTTCAAAACCATCATCTAAAGCTGAATCTAATACATTTGTATTTACACCTTTAGCTACAGCTCTTAAATAACTATGATGAGAATTTTTTAAGTTTCTAATAATCTCAGCTTGTTTCTGCTGATCATCTAATGGACCTAACTCTGAATTTATATAATCATCTACCTCTTGGTCTGTTACTTCTTCTTCACCTTTCTGCGCTTGAAGTATCTGTCTTGCTTGAGGTCTAAAGTCATCGCGTATATAGAATTTTCTAAATTCAGAAAATGCTTTCTTATAGTTTTCTAAACTTTTCTTTTGCTCTTTTAACGCATTAATTCTATTTCTATCAGGATTATTTTTTTGTTGTTCAGTATCTATTTCTTGATCAAGTATTGTTTGCTGTTGATTAATTTGCATAGGATCAAATAAAACTCTAGCAGCTCCATAATCACTTTCTCCTATATTACTGTTTTGCATGTAACTATCCTGAATATCGCTCATTCTTTCTGTTACATCTGCAAAAGATTCATTAAAGAATACAAAATTTTCAACAGATTTATTCCAAGCATGATGCAATGCTACTTGAGCATTATACTCATATGTATCAGTTTTATCTAAACCTTCTAGCGATGGCACAGGATTCGGAAACATCTCTTGAGCTTCTTTATACCTTTGATCAATAGCTTCAATTTTATTTATACTCTTTTGAATTCTTTCTCTATAGTACTCAGGTTTCTTTTTAGTATCACCTTCTATAGCACCCAAAAGCTCTTTATCAGTAAGTTCTTGCATTGACTTTAACTTGTCAACAAAAAGATTAGTACTGTTAGTTCGGTTCATTAAGTCAACCGCGGAGATAAAAGACTCATTGTCGGTATCAAAGTTTTCTTTAGTGGAAGCACCTTGACTAGCTTTAGCATTTGCAATATTAGATTGAGTTCCTAAATTTATTATTCTACTATCTAAGAAAGTATTTAAATCAACATTATTTAATTGCTCAACTAGGCTCTCAGATACAAACTTTTTTGTTTCTACCCATTTAGCATACTCAGCTTTATTAAACATTCTGTTATACTGAACACCTAAAAAAGGTACAGCAGCATTTATCGGTTTCGCAAACATACCCATAAAAAATCCTGATGCAAAAGTTTCAAAACCTCTTGCAGAAAATTCTTTACCTAATTCTGTTTGATATTCTGACCAACTAGTACCTTCAATTCCCGCTTGATCTTTAAGAGTCCAATCAATTACACCATTGCTATAAGTAGATCGCTGTACCATAGCTGAATCTAAAGCACGTTTAGCGGATTCTTCATTAGCTCTTGCAATAGCTTCCTGAGCATTTTCTTGAAGACCTTCCATGAAGTTACCTTTAAAATAAACTACAGTTTCCTTAGCTGTCTTAAATCCTGGATTTTTCCACCAACTTTTAGCTAAGTTCTTAAGATTATTTTTTTCAAATATAAATGCCTTTTGGGTATTGTCGTAAAGAATTTTACCATAAGTACCAAATTTCTTTTGACCTCCACTTGCTGCAATGTCATAGATTTCTTCTCTAGTATTTCGCATAAACTTACTTATGCCACCCCTAGGTCTCGTAATATTACTAAATGTTATTTTATTAGATATATATATAAGACCTGCGTTAGTAAGTAATGTTTCAAGACCTTTCTTTTCAGCTACAGCTCTAATAAATCTTTGCTCCTCATTATTTGGGGCTCTACCAGTCTTTTTATAAAAATCTTTATATCCTTCATCATATGTAGAATTAATAACCATTCCTGATTCTAATCTAGCTTCAGCAAAAGCCATATTTATATTTCTAACATCTCTATAAAAACCACCTGCTGTTTTAAAACCTTGCGCAAGCTTTGTTAATTTTTGGCCTTGTTTTGATGCCTTATTTATACCTTTAATTGCATCAACTGTATTTTCAAAAGGATTAGCAAAATCAAGTGCAGCCTTAACATTTCTATTTTTCCAAAAACTTCTAGCTTTATTTACATTACCTAAAGACTGTAAAGTATTTTTAAAACCTTTACCTATGGTTCCCATCTTACCAACTTTACCTAATCTGTTAAGTAAAGATCCTTTTCTAGCAGCTTGAACACCGCCAAGCAAACCTCCAGAAGCATATGTAGCTGCAGTTAAAGCAACCTCTTCTAATGCAGCTTCTGCCATAATACCCGCAGTGTAACCAAAGTTCATAAAAGTATTATTAAAGAAAGCACCTGCTCCACCTCTAGAATCTTGACCTATTGCAGAGTAATACTCATACTCCTTTGCTTCATCTAAATCAGCACTTGTAAAATCTCCCTGAAGCATTTTACCAAGACTTTTTACACCAGTCTTAAATCCTAATCCAGCCAAAGGTAAAAATGAATTAGAGAGCATTCTAGAAGTATTATCCCACCAAGTAGTATTAGCATTATACAATGCTTCATTATCTCTTATAGGACTAAATCCAACTTCTCTAAGTTTCTCTTCTCCAAATGCTGCATACCTATCATAGAATGCATTACTAGCAGGACCCGAATCATAAGAATATATTTTTGCATAGTTGTTCTTACCTTCAGTACTATCAAAGTCAGCAAGAGTTCCACTGATGTAATCATTGATTGCATCTTTAGTTGGAGGCGCTACAATATTATTACCAGGAGAACCAACCATAGGAGCAACATTACCTACAGGCATATTAGGAACACCTGTCACTGGAAAGTTTATAACATTATCTTGTAGTTGCGTTTCACCATAAAACGGGGTAATGTTTGCAGGATCAGACGGAGTAGTAACTTGAGGGTCTGATATATTTCCAGTTATTCCTGGTGTAAAATTATTTTCATTTTCAGAAGCCATAAAACTATTGTTGCATAAGTAATAACTGTTCTCTTATTTTATCATCTGATAAACCTTGTTTACGTAATTGATCTACATACTCAGCAGTTTGTCTATTTCGTTGTGTTATACTATTCATAAAGTTCATGCTATTCATAACAGCAACTCTTTTATCTAAGTTACCTGGGTTAATTATAGGTTCTTCAAATGTTTGTGTAGTATACTGTAATGTTTCTGTATCAAATATTGGATAAGTTTGGAACATTCCTACATTACCTGTTTGTTTGTTATACTTAACTTGCGTTTTAAAATCTTTATTAAAAGGGTTAGTATATTCATACATTCCAGTAGGACTGTTCTTTGCAGAAGTCATAACATAACCTTGTGTAGCATTTGCTAATAAATCATTTCTAAAAGTACTTCTATCCGATATAACACTAAGGCCATTCATTTTTAAAGCGCTTACTTGATCTGCATTAAGAACACCTGCTTTAGTAACCTCATCATTTTTATTAACTTTTTCCATAAGGTTATCCCAAAACTTAGCATCAGAAGTTTTAAATGTTACAGAAGAAAGATTACCGTCTCTTGCAGCAATAGGAGAACCTATTACTTTAAACTTAACCTTTGAATCTGTGTCTTGCATTTCTGCCTCAATGTAATCTAATACAGCTCTTTGTTGCTGTCTTGTCATTGCTTCAGGTGCTACATAATCAGGATCATAAAACTTATCATCCGCAGTTGGAGATGTATTACCAAAAGCTGGAGAAGCAGCTGTTGCATAAGAACCTGATGTTTTACCATCTGCTGTTTCTGTAAGATCCATTTGATTAATATCTCTAAAGATATCTTTACCGTGTCTTTCAAATGTACCACCTTTACCTGTTATGACTACTGAACTTCCTTGAAGATTAACTACATCATTTCCATCACCAGGATTAACATTTACACCAACAAGAGGAGATGAACCAAGTTCTAGATAATCAATATCATATTCATTTAAATCTCTGTTAGCTTCTTCATAGCTTTTAAGATCATTACCATCTACATCTTCTAAAATTCTAGTAGTATATGTATTTTGATCACCACCTATAAAAGTGTCTGGGATTAAACCTTGACCTTTACCCGCAACATCTTGTAAACCTAAAAGCTCTAAAGTTTTACCATATACACCCCTTATGGGCACTTCTGCTCTTGTCATAGCAACCTGTTCTGTACTAGCACCCTGATTAGCTATAAGCTTATTCTTAACATCTTCAGTTATTTTACCTTGATCTTTTAAATGTTGAGCCCACTCTTTTACTGTTCTTATTCTACCAGTATTTGTAACTAACGCAGCTACTTCATTGTCACCTTTAGCTTTTGCATCTTTTGCAATAGAGGCCATTGCTTTGTCATTCCATGCTTCATATGCTTGCATTGAACTATTATAACCATCTATTTCTTGCATACCTTGATTAAGCTCTTCTATTTTACCTGGGTACAAGCCTTTAATAATTTCTCTATTAGAATCTACATCATAAAAAGATTCAAGAGATTTAGTTAAGTTGTTTAAAGCATCTGCTCTAGTATTTCCTTTAATTTTACCATCTTTCCAAGCTTTATCAAAAGCTTCTACACTAGTTGTAGCATTAACAAGATCATTTAAGTTTTGTCCATCAAAGTATTGATCTACGTCTTCAGAGTCCATGTTACCATTTCTAACAGCTTCATTAATAACATTTAAGTTTGTACCTAAAGAAGGTAAAATTTTATCTCTGTATTCATCATCAGCTATAGACTGTTGAGCAGCTACACCACTACCTGCTACAGTTAATCCAGGATCAGTAAGAGTTTCTGCATTCTTGTAAAACCTTTCATCTTTAGGAACTACTTTAGTACTTCCATCGGGATTAACTTGCAATCTAAAGTCACCTGTATCAAGTTTTTGTTTATCAAGTGCACGTTTATCTTTTCTGTCTTGCTCATACTTTTTCTCCTTCATTCTCAAAGCAGACTTATAATCAGCTAAACCAAACTGATTTACTTCAACATCTTGCTTATAATTTCTATAAGCATACGTAACAGCAGCCTGATCAACATCTCTATTAAAAAGATCATTCGCCACTAATCCATCTACACGTCTTCTCAAAACATCTATGTTAGCAAAAGGATCTTCAACTCCTGTAGATGTTGTTCCATTAGAAGAACCATTATTATAGTTTGCTACAAGAGCGTTGCTCTTTTCTAAGTTACCATCTACTATCTCTTTGTTATATACAAGCTCTCTGATGGCAGCATTAACTTGTGGATCTGTAGGATTTTCTGCTCTTTTCTTTTCTAATAAATCAATATTCTTTTGGTAACTGGCAGATTTATCTTTTAGTACTTGATTTTGTCTAATGGTTTGATCTTTCATTCTATCATAACCATCTTGTAAATAAGCTCTTTCGGCAGCCTCTGCATCTCCACCAAAGTTTCCAGCTTCTGATGCTACATAATTTTTTCTCTGAACATAAGATTGAGTCTGGTACATGTCTTTAATAAAAGGATCACTACCAAGTCTAAGATTTAACACTTTAGATAAAGGCTCTATAAGTTGTTCACCATTGGTAGTTTTTACAATCCACTTACCACCTTCAAAGCTTGGAGTAACTCTATCACCATACTCTTTGGTTACTTCCTCAGCTTTTTTCATTACATCTACATAAGGGGTATACTTTACATTTCCTATAGATTGTATCTGATCATATGGAGTTTCTTTAAACTCCTGCATTCTATAGTTAATTGCATCAACACCAGTTCTCCAATACTGACTTCTTTTATCTTCTTCAGAAGAAGATCTCATAGATTCTGCAGCATTTAATTGACCTTTGGTATTTTTAGTCCAAGCAATATCCTTCATTAAGTTTCCATCCTGATAAAAAGGTTGAAAAACTTGTTGAGCTTGAGTAACATTTTGATCTAAAGATAAATCTAAACTAGCTACCCTTTTTAAATTAAAATCAATTTGATCAACTATAGCTTTTTGTTTTTCACGGCTTTCATCATGAGTTAAATCTGCATAATAAATTTGACCATATAACTTATTTAATTGTTTCCAATTTTGATCATACTGGTTTTGTTTTGCTTGAAGAACATTGTTCACAAAGTTAAAGTCAACCTGGTATGGTTGAATCTGTGGAATGAATGTTGAAACTCCCTGTGGGTAACGTGCCATTGTATTATAATCTTATTTTATAAATATATTAAAATTTTTAAAGTTTATTAAACCTGTAAAGTTTAGTTACCATAAGGCATTGTAGTATATGTTGGAATAAACCCTCCTAGTGCTCTCTTTGGCATACTCTTAAGAATGTAAGCTTCTTTAGCTTCATCACTTAATCCCATTAACTCAGGAGATACCATCATCTCACTTGGTGTTAGAGCAGGCTTTTCTGGAATCTGCGGCTTACCTGTTGTAAAGTAAGGAAGCCCCTGTGCAAAGTCCGTAGCATACTGTGGATATAAGTAATTAGTTAAAGCTCTTTTTTGTTTTTCAGCCTCAGCCTCTTGTATCTTAGCTTGAGTTTGAGCTCTAATTGCATTCCAATTTAAAGTTTCTTTATCCCTAACACTGGCATTAATAAATGATTGTTTAGTAGCAGCATCTGCTGTAGCTGCTGCATTACCTGCATCATATCTACTCTGCAATGCTTGCGTTTGATTACCTGTTCTTACATTTCTAGCTTCTACATCTGCTACATTTTTACCAAGTGCTTGTGTAGCTTTACCTACAAGGTTAGATAATTGAGCCATTTTTTGAGGAGTAGATTGTGCAGTCTGTGAAATTTTATCTGCAGCCATATTTACATTAGAGGCAATTGCTTGTTGTTTAGCAAGATAATCTTCATAACCAGATCTAACTTCTACTCTATCTGGTCTTGCAACTTGAGCTCTAGCCACATTAGGATCCATAAGAGCTGCTGTATAAACACCTCTAGTAGCTACATCAGACCAACGTGGGGAATCTCCAAATCCTGGAACTTGCATCTGTTGACTTTCTACATCTGTATATTCAGGACACGGACATTTCATTTCTCCAGTAGATGGATCTTCTACAGGTTGTGGTTGAGGATCCAAAAGATTACCTTCTGCATCTTTACAGTTACACTTCATATCTGGTGTAGGAGGTTCTTCTGCTACAACAAATTTTGCACTATCACTTTCAATACCTGTCTCACATTCTGATAATCTTGCTACAGCTTCTTGGCCTATAACACTTTTATCGGCCAGTTCTTGTGCAGTAACTCCTACATAAGAACCAGTTTTCATAGACTGACACATGTCATCTAAGAATTTATTTGGATCTTTAGCCCTATTATTAGACGCTTCTCTTTTATCTATAGTTCTGCCTTCACCAGTTTCTCCACTATAGTATACATCTCTACCCGACTCATCTTGGAACCCAGCTTGCTCTAAACCTTCTGTAGAGCCTACGTCAATGCCTGGTTTATTTTTTTCATAATATGCTCTAGCTTGTTCTGGTGTCATAGGTTCACCATTTACCATAACAGTACCAGCTACTTCATACTTAGGTAATTTTTTAATTTTAACCTTTCTTGTACCACCTTTTCCCATACTAGGAAAGTAGGAACCTCCCGTAGTCATACCATAAGCAGCCATAGGAGTTCCACCATATTGTTCTTTTGGAGGATCTATATATTCTTTTGAAAATTTAGGTCTTTTTTTACCATAAGCATAACCATCTGGACCAAACTCACTAGATATTTGTGAACCTACATGATAAAAAGTATCCATCCATGCATCACCATCGAAAAGATTCCCTAATTTAAACATAGAATCATCAGCATTCATTCTGGCTTGACCCAGCTCACCAAATACAGCATTTCTTCTTGGATGCCCAGGACGCATCATGCGATAAAACATTCTTAATTCTTCTATAGGTTGGCACTTACCAAGAATACCATTCCATCCTTGCCCCTGTGGACATGATTCAGACATATTAGGATTAGTTGCTGACATTCCTTCTCTAGCCATAGGCACACCACCGAATTGAACAATTTGTTCTTGTTGATATCCAGAAGAACGCATGTTATCTAGCTGTCTTCCGCTAAGAGCACTAGTTTCACCTCTTTCATCCCTATCTACTGCATCAAAATCAAAGTTTGCTCTAGCGTCATCACCTGCTATTCTAGAAGCATCGAGCCCTTTAATGATATTAGTTGCAGCAGGCATATATTTATTAAAGGTTCTTCTACCTAATTCTTTGAGATCTACATCATAAGCATTTTTTAATTTAAACTTAGCTTTAGTTTCTTCCCCTGTACCTGTACCTTCAGCCACTTGCTTATTAGTAAGTGGCTCCTCTTGTTGCCTAGGGTCAACTTCTATCTTAGGAGTTTCATCTTTTGGTAGATATGGATTATCAGGAGCATTCTCATTCTGAAAAGCTGTAGTCCAAGGACTAGGATCCATAGGTGAAGTTATCAAACCTTCTTGATCTCCTTCAACTACTAAACCTTCTTGAGCATATACAAACCTATCTAAGTCAGAAAATCCTCCGTAGGTCATCATACCCTGGGGAGGCATACCTTGCTGAGGCATAGGTTGTGGTTGTGCTATAGGAGCTCCATCTGGCATTTGCTGTGGTGGAGGACCTTGTTGCATCATTTGTTGTTCTTGTTCAGGCTCTGGTGGTATTAATTGCTCTTCAGTAATTCCATTAGCTTCCATGTATGGTCTAGCCATTTCTGGAATACCTTGCGGGAATCCTTTCTTAGCTTCTTGTGCTAAAGCAAGAGCACCAAGTTTCATGATGTAATTCTTTATCATCATTTCTGCAGTATTCCTACTTTTCTCATCTGAATCAGGATCCATTAAAATCTCCTTATACTTATTTATGTCATAAGGTTTAGCAAGTTCGGCAGGAGTGTACCCACCTTTCTTTTTAGTTTTACCAAACATTTTAAGAATCTTAGGATCCCTAATCTTCATTGCTTTGGTATCACTAAATATAAATGTATCATCAGGAAGATCTAGCGGAACACCTCCGTTAGTATGTCTTGGTCCTGATATAGTAAAGTGATCAGGAATGTTATCACCTGATATAGGACCAAATGCAGTTTCTCCACCCTCAGCCTCTAAGTTAGCTTTATCTCTTGGTACAGATGTAAGTGTCTTGCCTATTTTAGCTTTAGGTGTAGACATACTTTTATAATCTCCACCACCCCAAGCAGCTGGTGTAACATCTAAGGCCCCATCTGGTTGTTGACCACCGTAAGCTTTTTTACTAAGTTTTCCTAAACTTTTGATTCTAACTTTCATATTGGTATTTTAAACATATTCAACCATTCCACCTGCCTGCATTATCAGAGCTATCTCAGCTTCAGTAAGATCATATTCACCACCTTCTTCATATTCACCACCATAAGCCATACCAACAGCATCTGTAAATTCCTTATTAACACCATAATACTTAGTGCCAGTAGGTTGTGAAGGCTGTACTACATTAGGATTAGAAGGTTGATTCTTATAATAGTTATCCCAATAAGAATCCATTTGCTGATAATCAGGTTCATCTAATGATTCTGAAGGAGCTGTTGAGCCAGGTGCTGCAGGTGTAGGCGTAGGTGTAGATGGTGCACTGTATCTAGGAGTTTGACCAAAACTATATGTTGGCTGAACTTGTGGATAATCTTGTGGTAAAGGTGCGCCTGCTGCAGGTTCAGTAGGAGCATCATAACCACCTGTTTGTATTTGATCAGCTGGTCTTAATGGCATAGATTGTACACCTGGTCCTTGTTTACGCATTTGACCTGAACCATCCATTATTTCCATTGGTTCAGATACTTTTTCAGTAGCAAATGATTTAGATCCAGTTCCAGATGGCATAGTGTTACCAGCATCTGGTTTATTCTCCATAGATTTTACATCAGCTTGTCTATCCAAATATTCTAATTGAGTCATGCCTCTATTTAAATCTCTTCTTAGAGCTCTTTTATCTTTTCTTAGCATATTAGGATTTTTGTCAAACTGATCACGAGCAAATTGTCTATTAGTCATGTAGCCAGATCCTTCATCCTGTGAAGCAGGACCTTCAATCATTGAACCTTTATTCTTATCTAATGTAATTAAAGGATCTGTAGATTGTTTACCATCGCCAGAAGTACCAAATGTAAATTCAGCTTTACCTCTTGGTCCAAATAAACCTTGTCTACCTTTAAACTTAGCGCTAGTTAATCTGCTCATATCTACAGGCTGTCCAGGGAATCCTGTTTGAGTCCAGTAAGAACCTGCTCTATTAAATATTTTAGGTTGACCTGCACCTCTAAATCCATATGTATTACCAAATGCAGATCCTGCTAACATACCCATTGGGTTAGCTGA